TCAACACCAATTAGTGTTTCAGAAATAATGGCTCCTGTTGATGTTCCTTTAACAAGACCTTATGCTAAAATTCAAGTTTTATCACAAGGTGTTGATAAAGTTGCAGAATCAGCAGAAATTGAAATTGAAGGTTTAGGAACAAAATTTGATGTTTCAACTGGAAAAGTTGTTATTGATAAAGAAAATCCATTATATATTAAAAAAACATATACTCCAGGATCAAGTATAGTTGCTGAAGCATTTGGTTTTATTGATTCATCAATAACAAGTGCAACAGTAAAAGTTACTGCTAATAATAAAGTATTTGTTAAAACTGTAAAAGTTCTTCCAAACACAACTACTGAAATATGGGTTGATGATTTTAGCGGAACAAATCCAACATTTAATATTATTCTTTCTAAAGAATGGAACAAGCTTACCAGTGATATTGAAGCAAAAGCTGATCTTGAAATTTCAAATTTAGAAGAATTAAAAGCTTTTCGTGATGAAGTAAATAATGGGAATAGTTATAAAGGAAAAGTTATTAAATTAATAGCTGATATTGAATTAGGAATTTGGACACCAATTGGTAATGTAGATAATCCATTTGAAGGAACTTTTGATGGTCAAAAATATACTATTAACAATCTTAAAGCAACAAACTATATGGGAATAAAAAACTATATGGGTTTTTTTGGAAATGTTAATAATGGAGTAATTAGTAATATTACATTTTCTAATGTTAGTTTGGATCTTACAAAAGGTGAAGTTGATTATTATGTTGGAATAGTTGCTGGATATGTAGATAATAATACTACAATTAATAATATAAATATTAATGGAGATCTTAAGTTATATTCTACTTATGGTCATTATTTTGGTAGTGTAATTGGATATGGAGGTAATAATTGTAGTTATTCTAATATAACAATAAGTCCAAAGAGTAGTTCTTCTAAAATAACAGCTCAGCGATATGTGGGATTTTTTGCTGGATATTTAGGTGCTAATACAAAATGTTATAATATATCATTTGATAAAAGCATGGGACTTAAAAGTAGCATGAGTAGTAGTAATGATATAGGAGGTTTTGTTCATACAGCAAATCCTGGAAGTGAATTTGTAAATTGTGAAATGATAAAATGTTTTACAGTTGTTGGAGAAAATGTATATTATACATTTATACCTGGTGCTTCTAGTTCAAAAGACATAAAAATTATCAATTGTAAACTTAATGATGAAATTATAAATATAGAATCATAAACATTTTTAAAACCTGGCAGTGTATAGGTGAACTGCCATTTTTATTATGGTAAACATAGAAAAAATGACAACTCAGCTTAATAAGCTACGAGGGAAGAAATTTCTTAAAAGTGAGTTTAAGACTGAGATTTCGAAAATTTATTCGAATACTTATTTTTATAGAGCCATTAAAGAATCTGGCTTTGTAAAAGAAGACAGTGAGGACAGAAGTTATTTTGTTACTCAAACAGAACCTCTTTATATGGGTAAGGTTGAATTCATGTATAAAACAGCGTATAATATATCGAAAGAGATTTACGCTAGAAATAGACCTAAAGAAGAGAAGCCAGAAGTTATCGTTATAGATGATGAAACGGCTGATTGGAACGCTCAGAGAAAGGTTGAAATTGAAAAAGCGATTAAACTTTTAAAATCTAATGGTTATTTAGTATTTAAAGCTGTTTAATTATGGAAGAATTAAAATTAGGTTCAATTTATAAAGTAGTAGATCATGAAGTTTTTTATTATATTAATAAATTAATAAATAACTATGATTTTATTTCTGCTTATGTAATAGTTTATGATTTCGAAAATGAAGAAATGATTTGTATTTATCCATCTACTATGCTTTCAAATGAACAAGTGGAACTATGGAATGGATCAATTGATGAGCTTTTATTAAAGAAAATCGAGAAATGCAAAGAAAAAGTTTTTGATAATATATGGACTTAATTTTTAGATTTTAAAGGTTTAATTGCTTTTTCAGAGCTTAAACTTCGTGAATTATAAAAAAGTAAATGTGAAACAAAAAATAAAAAGTAACTTATTAAATATTTTTTCAGTTATTGCAATAGTGATTGCACTTTTAGCGTTAATTTACCAAATGAACAATGACTGGGAAAGATCAAAAAAACATCTTATATGGAATTATTCATTGTCATTGGATCCGTAGTAGCAATTGGAATGTTAACTCTTGCTTGCTTAGGTCATGATTGGTATTTAGGACACCCACATAATCACAAATGCGACAATTGCAAATATAAAAAGAAAAATAAATTATGAAACAGAAGAAAACAAAAGTTTTCGAAACATTAGATAATGAAATTTTCGAAAATTACGAAGAATTAGCAGAATTTTTCGATAATGAAACTAATTTTAATGACTCCGAAGATTGGCAACAAGAAACAGAAGATTTCTTAGATAGCCAATTTGGAGAACTTGAAGATTGGTAAAATGTTATTGTCAAATAAACGACGCTTAGTTCAAGCAGAGCTTGAATATATGCGAGGAAGTATTGTTGAGATTTGGCCTATGCCAGCAGTTATTGAACTAAACGAGATTTTAAATGTTAACACACGGAAGATACAGAAGGCTTATAATAGAAAAGCTAAAAAAAATTACAGATAAATTAAATTCTATTGCTTTTATAGAAGTAAACTCTAATAATTATGAAGGAGTTTTTGATATTAAAGGTGCTATTGTTAAATTAAGATGGGACATAGAAAATGAACTTAACAGTATAAACAATGCTAATTACAAATTAGAAGAATTCAAAATTGAATGTTACGAAAACGGAATTTCTTTTTCTAACTATAAAATATTAGTTCTTAATGAATTAAAACTGATTTTAGATGATATGGAAGTATTTTCTAAAACAGAAGTTAAGAATTCAAACATTGAAACTTCAATGTTAAAAATCGTTTTTGCGATAGAAAAAGACAATTTGAAAAAATGTATAAAAACAGTTAAGAAAATAAAAAGTTACCCATGAAATTTAAAGAATACCACGAAATGTTAGAAGCTAGACTTCTAGAAATTAAAGAAGAGTTAATAGAGCTTAGCGAGTTATTGGATGAAATAGACGAAGACGAGCTAGACGATGAAACTTATGAAGCAATAGATGATGAGTTGCTAGAAATAGCAATGGGTGTTGAGTGTGTAATAAAAGAAGTTAGGAGTTTATATAATGACAATAATAGAATTTGAAAATAACGTAAAAGAAGAATTAAACCAAATGTACAATGTGATTGAAGATTTAATGTTAGAACTAGAATCAACAGAAATCAAAATGAGCACTTCACGTAGTATTATAAATGAATTCTTACATTTACAAGGTGAAATTCTAATGTCAAAGTCAATGATAGAGACAGAGTTTTTACATTTAAAATAGAAAGTTAATAATAATGATTAGAAGTTTTAATTGTATAATTTATGACTTCAACAGTAGAGAATTTAAAGGGTATGACATTATGCCATACCTTTTAAATATCTACTCAAGAAATCAAGAAAAGCCCAAGACTTTTGAAGAATTCAAAAATTTTATTCTTCATTGGTCAAAATATCAATTTTGGGCTCGATGTGAATATGAAATAATACTTAAAGATTGGCCAACAGGAGAAAAAGAAAAGAAGATTGATATTTATTGGCAAATAACAAATAATATTGACGTAATAACAAAAATTTTTATTGAAAATTTAAATGAAAAAGGTAAAAAAGCTTTATAAAGAATACGAACAATTAAAGAAACAATATCGCAATTTTCTTAAGCTTAGAGATATAAACAAAAAGCAATTAGGATTATATCCTAGATTGCATTTTATTTCTGATTATGACAAACCAAGAGTTTTAAGATTAATTGACGATGCACATGGCTTACGAGCAATTCTTAGAGCAATAAGTGCTGATATAAAACGCATTAAGCAAGAAATATCAACTGAACATAGAAAATACAGTCAAACATTGCAAGATGCTAAAGAATTAAAAGAACTTATGAGCAAATGTATTGATAAAGAAAAGATTTATGTTTGCTTAGCATAAAAGATATTTAAAATGGGAATTACAAAATCAGAAGCTAACCATTTAAAAAACCTTTGTAAAGAAGTTGCAGATCGTTTGTTAGTAGAGCTTAACAGTGTAAAATGTTATGAAAACACAATGACACTGCTTAACACAAATTCAAGTTATAAAACAGTAAATGGTAGCGAAATAGAATTCAAAAGTTTAAAAGAAAACCTCCAAAGAATATGTCAACTTTACAGTTTTTCAGCATATATTGGAGAAGAAATAAAGCGGCTTACTAAAGAAGCGGAAAAAATAAGTAATATCAAATTAGAGGAATATTTAGAAATAACAGGTAAAGAAAAACCAGTTGGTCCTCAATTTGTATCTTATACAGAAGAAGACGCAATTTCTGAAATGTCAGAAGAAGAAAAAGCGGAGTTTTACGGATTAGAAGCTAGAACAGCTCATTTGGGAAAAGCTTTACATTCAGGATTTATTAACGATTTAAAAGGACAAATAACGTCTGTTAAACAAAATCCTTGTAATATAGAAGGAACCGGAAGAGATGTAATAGTAAATAAAAGATCTTTAGTAATTAAGGAAACAGATTTTAACGCATTTTTCTTTGAAATAAACGAAGAATACAGAGAATCTCAAAAGAAACTTAATTATTTAAAAAGTAAAATTAACGATAAAGTAACAGTAGAAACTGTGAAACGTTTAGAAGATTATAATCGAGCTTTTGATGAATTTTCAAATATAAGAGAAAATTTACATACAGCTTGTGAAGAATACAAAGTAAACATGCTAAGTAATCTTTCAAAACAGAAAATAACCATTCCAGAGAATTTAAAATTAATTTATCAATTCTTGATTACTCTGGCTTAAATAAGCACAAAAGCCAAAGGAAATGTTAAAAATTTTATCGATGATTTTTAATTCTTAATTTAAAAGTTTAAAAATTAATATCTCCTTTTATTTTTTATTGTTTACATAATAAACGATCAAGATTTTTGCTTTTCCTTTGTTCCCTTAATAAGTCATTTTCACTCTATAGTTAAATATGTATTTTCGCACTGCACCCCAAATTTTCCTTTGTCCTGGTCATTGTTGGTGTGGTGGTCTTAGTTCTTGTTTTAATTATTGTCTAAACGCTTATTATAGGGAAAGAGCTTTTGTGTTTTATTTATGTGGTTATTAATTCGGGAGGGTTCAGAAGTGATTCTGGGCCCTCTTTTTTTTTCTTTAATATTTAAAACTAATTTAAAAATGACTATTAATGAATGGTTAAACAACGATCAATTAGGAATTGATATTTGGACGAAAAAATATTGTTATAATAACGAAAGTTTCGAACAATGGCTCGAAAGAGTAAGTCAAGGTAATTCAGAAGTTAAAAACCTAATTATTAATAAAAAGTTTCTATTTGGTGGTAGAACTTTAAGTAATAGAGGAGTAAACGATGGGTCGAGTTTAAGTAATTGTTATTCTTCTGGCTATGTAAAAGATAGCTTGGAAGATATAATGCAAGTGAACAAAAATATTGCTTTAACTTATAAAGCACAAGGTGGCCAAGGATTGAGTTTATCAAAAATTAGACCTAAAGGTGCTTTAATTAATGGACGTTATGAATCAGACGGAATAATTCCTTTTATGGAGTTATTTAATCAAACAACAGCTAGTATATCTCAAGGTGGATCAAGAAAAGGAGCTTTGCTAATGTCTCTTGATGCTATGCATCCACAAATTTTAGATTTTATAACAATAAAAGAAGATAAAACAAAGATTCTTAATGCTAATTTATCAGTAGAGCTTAGCGATGAATTCATGCAAGCTGTAGTTGATAATAAAAAATTAAAAGTTAAAAACTTTGGTTTAACTTATGAAATAGATGCTCCATTTATATTTACCAAGATTTGTGAATCAGCGATTAGATCTGCAGAACCTGGAGTTTTGTTTACAGAAAGAATGCGAAATTATAATATAATGCAGCATGTAGCTTCTTATAACATAGAAACCACAAATCCATGCGGGGAACAACCTCTTCACAAAAATTCTTCGTGCAATTTATCTTCAATTAATGTTTCAGCTTATGTTAAAAATCCATTTACTAATAATTCATGGTTTAATTTTAAAGAGTTAGCAGCTGATATTCCAGTAATGACTCTAGCAATGGATGATGTATTAGAAGAAGGAATGAGAAGACATCCTTTACCAGAACAAAGGGAAGCTTCACGTAAGTTTAGAAATATAGGCATTGGAATTATGGGTTTAGCTGATGCTTTAATTAAGCTTGGCATGACTTATGGTTCAAATGATGCAGTAAGATTTGCTAAAAGACTTCAAAATTTCATTTTTAATGAAGTTTTAATGGCTAGTGTAAACTTAGGACTTGATCGTGGAAGTTTTCCTGGTTATACTAAAGAAGTTTGGGATTCTGACATTATAAGAAGAAATGTAGATGGAGAAAAGATAACTTATTTTAAGAAAACAAATAGATTGAGAAACTGTAGTTTGTTATCTGTTGCGCCAACTGGGTCAATTGGAACCATGATTGGAGTTTCTACGGGTGTAGAAGTTAACTTTGCTTTAGAATTTAACAGAAAAACAAAATCGTTAAATAATGAAGAAAAAGTTTATAAGGTACAAGCTGGAATTGTTAAAGAATACAGAAAAGTTCATCCAAAAGGAGAATTACCAAATTATTTTGTTACAGCTCAAGATATAAGCTGGAAAGATAAAATAGCAATGCAAGCTGCTTTACAGGATGCAACAGACACTGGAATTTCAACAACTATTAATTTAAAAAGTACAATTACTCTTGAAGAAGTAAAGAAACTTTATATTAAAAGTTGGTCTGAAGGTTTAAAAGGACAGACAATATATGTTGAAGGATCAAGAGATCCTATTTTATCGATTAATAAAGAAAAAGAACAAAAATCTTCTGATATTAAAGAATTAAAGCGAGGAGAAATTGAACGTCCAAGCGATGATTATTTAGGGTTAAAAAGAACAATTATGACTGGTTGTGGAACTTTACATGTAAACGTATATGTAGATAAAGCAACAAAACAATTAAAAGAAATTTATTTATCTAAAGGATCAACTGGTGGCTGCCAAAACTTTATGGTGTCTCTGTCACGTATGGTTTCGTTAGCTGCTAGAGGTGGAATTTCTACTGAAGCAATACTTGATCAATTGATAAGTTGCGGTACGTGTCCTTCTTATGCAGTTAGACGTGCCACAAAGAAAGACACAAGCCCTGGTGCTTGTTGTCCATCAGCAATTGCTAATGCTATAAAAGACATTATGGCACAAGCAAACAAAGAAGAAATAGTAATTAAAAAACCTCAAATTGATTTAACTTATATTAAAGATGAATTAGAGCTTGGTTTTTGTCCAGAATGCAAAACAAAAGGTATTGTAGCACAAGGTGGTTGCTCTCAATGTCAAAATTGCGGCTGGTCTAAATGCTCTTAAAAAATTTTAATTATGCAACAAGAAATAATAATTACAGATGAAATGAAAAAGGCTGTAAGTATTGTGATAGATAAAGGAGAGCATTTATTCTTGACAGGCAAAGCTGGAAGTGGTAGTAAATAATAAAGTTTCCATAACTTGCGTTTCTATTATTTATTTTATATATTTGTATTTTATAATACAAATGTATGAATCAAGAAATAATAGAAAAAGGAATAGAGTTGTACTTATCAGGATTTGGTCCTGTAAGAGCTGTAAAAAAAGAGTTAAAATTAAAAGACCGCACGCTTGATGATGAATTAAAGCGTAGAGGTTATCTTGCACAAGGTGGAATAAACCTTAAGCAAATTATAGCATTTAAACATGCACAAGATGAATATATAGAAGCATTAAATAATAATCAAGAGCCAAGCGCTACTAAAATTGCTGTAAAATATGGTCTGACTCGTGACGCTTTAATTAGAAGATTAAAGAAAATGGGTATAAAAATAATTAATTATCAAAATAGACCACGTTTTAATGAAAATGTATTTAATACAATTGATACTGAAGAAAAAGCTTATTGGTTAGGTTTTATTTATGCTGACGGTTATGTTGGAAAAGATTGTTATGATTTTGAAATATCACTAAAGGGTTCAGATGCTGGACATTTAGAAAAATTTAATAAATTTATAAAATGCACTGATTCTGAAAGAGTTAGGATTAGCAAGGTTAAATGTGGAGACAAAGAATGCGAACGTTGCAGATGGGGTTGTAATAACAAAACTATTTGGACTGCATTAAATAATTTGGGTGTTGTACCTAGAAAATCTTTAATTTTAACATTTCCAGATATTTCAATTTTTAAATCACAAGATCTTATACTTCATTTTATTAGAGGTTATTTTGACGGGGATGGTTGTATTAGTTATCAAAACAAGGAACATACAAAAATGACTTGTTCTTTATTAGGAACTAAAAATTTTTTAGAAAAAATGCAAGACTACATAGAAGATATACCATTTAAAGAAGCAAAAACTAATGCTAATCCAAGAAGTAATAATAACATAACTAAAGAAATTTATTATTCAAATTTAAAAGGTTATAAATTTTTAACTCAAATATACAAAAACGCAACTATATACTTAGATCGCAAGTATGAACGATATTTAGAATATTGCCGTCTTTATGAGAAATCATAAAGATTATTATTGGGTAAAAACGGTGAAGGCTGGAATGCTAATACCGTGCTAATTTCAGAAATTTCGTATAGGTTCTGAAACAGTGTAACGCATAGAGATTGAATAAATATAATATCTCCAAGAGTGCCCAACACCCTAATGGTTAAGTCAAGGGTGAAAATGTATGCTGGACTATAAGGAATTAATAACTTATAGAATTATAGGATAAAAAGCCTATAAGATAACATAACGAAAACGGTTTTATTAAATTATCTATTAAATCTTATAGAGAATAAAAACGTTATTGTAGCAGCTCCAACAGGAGTAGCAGCAGTTAACGTTGGAGGTTCAACTTTACATAGTCTTTTTCAAATACCATTTGGTCCTATAACACCAAATGGTACTATATCTTATTCAAAATTAAAATTCAAGCAAAAAATGCTAAGAGCTATTGACGTTTTATTTATTGATGAAATTTCAATGGTAAGAGCTGATGTTTTGGATTATATAGATAAGATTTTAAGATGGGCGCATAAAGATTCAAAACCATTTGGAGGTGTTCAGTTAGTCATGTTTGGTGATCTTTACCAATTACCACCAGTTGTTAAAGAAGAAGAAGCAAACATTCTTAAAAATTTTTATAATGATTTTTACTTTTTTAATGCTAAAGTTTGGAATAATACAGGTTTTCATATTTTAGAATTAAACAAAATTTTTAGACAGAAAGACCCTGAATTTATAAAACTTCTTAATAATGTAAGAAAGTATAAACTTACAAAATCAGATATAAAATATTTTAAAGAAAATTCGAATAAAACTAATTCTTCTGATTTTGTCGAACTTTGTACGCATAAGTACTTAGCCGATAAAATAAATTTAGCTAAATTAGGACGCTCAAAATTAATTAGAGCAAAAGCTAAAATAGAAGGTGAGTTTAACGAAGCTTCTATACCTTGCGAAAAAGAGCTTGTTTTACGCTTAGGAGCGCGTGTAATGACCATTATTAATGATTCTAACGGAAGATTTTTTAATGGTTCTACAGGGGAAATTACAGGCTTTGGAGAGGATGTAATAACCGTTAAACTAGACAATGGAGAAATAGTAAATATTAAGCCTTATCAATGGATAAGCAAAAAGTATAAATTAGAAGGAGAAGAAATAACCCAAGAAGAATTGGGAAAAATAACACAATTTCCTTTACGTTTAGCTTGGGCTGTTACAATACACAAGAGCCAAGGTTTAACTTTTGATACAGTAAAGCTTAATATAAAAAACATTTTTTCTTCTGGGCAATTATACGTTGCTTTGTCTAGATGTAGAACTATTGGTGGAATAATAACTAATGATAGTTTAACAAATGATATGATAATTGAAAATAAAGTTTTAAAAGAGTTTGAAAAAGCTTGTGAAACAATGAGCAATTATTATACATCAAAGGATTTTTTCGATATTAACAAATTTTTATTGATTTAAAATGAACAAATAAAATCTATTAATTACATATATAATTAAATAATATTTTAACAGTTTAACTTTTTAATTTTAAATTATGAATTCTAAAAAATGTTTGTGTGCTGAATTTGTAGACGCAATGGTAAACCTTGATAATATGCTTGAGTTTGTAAGCGATAATGCGTTATGTGACATTACAGATTCAAAATTACTTGAAATTTTCAAAACTCTTAATGTAGCTTCAAAAGTTGTTAGTGATGAACTAGTAAACAGAGGAACTGATGATGAAGTAGAAGAACCAAAAATACAAGAAGAGGAAGAAAAAGAAAAAGTAAACATCAAGATTAAGTTTACAAATGACGATGGAAACACGATTGATTATGAAACAGAATGCAAACTTAATGAAGTAGAAAATGTTTTGAATAATATTCAAAACGATTCTAACGAGAATGAAGAAGAATTCGTAGATGTTAATGATGAGAAAGAACTAGAGGTATTGGACAAACTAAATATCGCTATTGATGAGATAAAAGATGCAATAGAAGAGCTTTCCAAAAATTATGACGAGGAAACGATAGCATATATTATAGAAGGCTTTTTGGAGGAAATAGACAAAAAAGATGAATTAACAGAAAATGACACAATAGCAGCTTATTCTTTGGAAGATTTCATCTTTAACGATAAAATAGAACGTCCGATGCCTTATGTTTATGGTAAAAGTTACATTGTAAAAACAACAGAAAACAATGTTTATTATTTACATAAACCGTTATTTACTCATTACAAAAATGAACTTTGCTTAAAAACAATTAAAGCTGTAACTATTGCTGGAAGTACAAACCTAAATGGTCCTGGATATGTTCCAGTAAGTAGAATTGCAGAAATTAATTTTGCGTAAATTATGAAAATAGAAAGTAGAAATTCAGCTTCAATGAAACTTAAAGGTGTTGATTATAGTGCCAAAGAACACGATTTCATTGAACTTTGCGAATGGTCAAATGGCGAAGGCTGGGATGTAATAATTCAAAGAGGCGATGGAAACCCTAAAATGCTTTCATTGAGCTTTGCTGAACTTGAGTGCATAAACTTTCTTAAAGATTATTTAAACTTTCACGATAAAATAAACTAAGTTATGAGTAAATGTAAAGAAATAAAAGCTAAATTGTTAATAGAAAAAACAGATTTAGAAGACAAAATCTCTAAATTAAAAGCTTTTATAGACAAGGATGAAAAATGTGACCATGGATATTTATTAATGGATCAATTATCCATTATGAAACAATACGTGGAAATTTTAAATAAACGCATAAATGTTTTAAGCAATGCAAATCAAGATTAAACTTTTAAGTGATGGTGCAAGGGTGCCAACAAGAGCTGATGATGGAGCAGCTGGATTTGATTTATACACTCCGCGAGAGTATGCAATTAGTCCTGGAAGGCATAAACTGCCTCTGGATATTGCTTTAGAAATTCCTAAAGGATATGTGGGAATTATAAAACCAAGATCTGGTTTTGAACTAAAGGGATATGCAGGCTGCAGCGATTCTGAATGTAATTTTGAACATAGGTACGATTGTGACGTTAAAGATGGTATTATAGATTCAAGCTTTAGGGGCAATGTATCTGTAATTCAAAGGAACAACGATTCTTTCGATTTTTATGTTCCAAAACATACAAGAATTGCACAACTATTGATAATTAAAGCCGAAGACGCCGAGTTTGTGATTTCTGATGAATTATCGGAAACTGAACGAGGAGAAGGAGGTTTTAATTCTACTGGGTTAAATTAAAAAATTATTTGTGTATGATAGGGTTTTTATTAATTACAGCAATTTTGGTTGTTATTTTTTATTATTTGAACCCCAACTTGGACTATCTGGAAAGAAGCAATGGTCACTATGATATTATATTATGGTACACGCCATTTTGGGATAAAAACAAAGATAGAGACTACATAACTATTTTTTAATTTTAGATTTTATTTATTTAGATAATGTTTAGGATACGCTATGAAATGCCGCATGGCACGCGCATTTCAGAGACAAGCTATGAGACAGTTCAAGAGGTATTTAATTTTTTATTGGAAGTTGGTTTCGAGGCCGTGGGAGGTTATTTTACGGATGGCGAAACGAATGCTTACATCAAAGAAACGACAGTATAACAGATTGATTTGTATTTCAGCTTTTCTTCTTGTAGTAGAAGCAATGGGTGTAACAAGTAATGTGCACGAACAAGAATTAGTAATTCCTACAAATGTAAATTCAATTGAAAACCTAGAATTAAATTTAGAAAATTTAATTTTTGTTGTAAAACATTATGAGATCAAATACCCTGAAATAGTGATTGCTCAAGCTATTTTAGAAACAGGATGGTTTAAATCTGAGCAATGTACAAAAAACAACAATCTTTTTGGACTTTATAACTCAAAGAAAAAGACTTATTTTAAGTTCGAACATTGGACAGAAAGTGTAAAAGCATATGAAAACACGGTTCAATATAGATATACAAAAGGTGATTACTACGCATGGTTAGATAAAATCGGCTATGCGGAAGACGAAAGTTACACATGTAAGCTTAAAGGCTTAGTACGTAAGGAAAAGTTAAAAGAAAAGGTAAATGGAGAAATTGAAGGGCTCACATGAATTCAATGCTAAAACTAAAGATTCTTGCAGTTTTAAAAAAAATTGCAAGAATGCTTTGGTAAAATTGGATCATTTAGAAAAGAGTTTGGATTATCTATTTAACTATATAAACAAAAATTTTTAGATAATACAAATTTACAAGTCTATTAGTGAGAAATGCAGGAAAAAAAGATGACAAGAAAACGTGAGATAAAATGGCTTAATGAAGAATTAGATTCTCAAAAAGAAGCTACAGAATCTTTATCGAAAGATTATAAAAAACTTTCTGAAGATTACGAAAAGTTAATGTATGATTATAATTACGTATCATACAGAATGGAAACCGAAAGTTCTTGGCGTATAAATTACTACCAACAACTTTGCAAAGCTAAAACAAACTTAATTTCATTGGCAATTTATGCCACAATTTCAACTGTAATTATTATTTATTTATTGATAAGATGAACAAAAAATATTTTTTGGCTGTAATGGCCATTAGAAATTATGCTAATAAAATACAAGAGCGCGTAAAATCTGTTGTCATGTTAGATGAAACAGGGCTTATTTATAGGGTAAATTATCACTCAGGTAATTTCCAGGAGTATCGTTTGGGAATGGATAGCTTGGAAATAGTTTATATTACAGAGTTAAATAACAGAATATGACAATAGAAAAGGCTTGCCGTAAATTGATAATCTCAGAGCCATTTTATGGGTTGTTTCTTTCTGGAATTCAAAAAGAAGTTTCAAAGAGCATCCCAACATTGGCTGTGGGACTTAGAGGTATAAATACGATCTTATATATTAACCAAGAATTCTGGGATTCACTCACAGATATTCAACAGGTAAATATATTGCTTCATGAGGTTCAAATTGAAGGACCCGCTGTATAGGAATATACAGTAGAAAGTCTTAAATTGCGGGAACCCCCTAAAGTCTTTAATACTAACTTATAATAGTAATATATATAAGGGCGTTGCTAATCACAACGAGACAGTAAAAAGTTAAAGAATTGGGAAATCCGCAGCGAAATTTCTTGTGTTCTATGTTTTAATTTATTATATTTGTACATGATATTTTTCATTAAAATTCATGTATTATGTATAATAAAGTTGATAATGTAACAGAAGAACAATTAGAAATTATTAAAAATTTATATTTAAACGAAAAGTTTTCTGCCAAAAATATTGGAAAACAATTCAATTTTGGTGAAAATACAGTATTGAAAATTTTAAAAAAATTAGGAATAACAAGAGCTCAAGGAACTAATCGAAAGTATACTTGTAATTCTAATTTTTTTGAAAAAATTGATACTGAAGAAAAAGCATATTGGCTTGGTGCTTTATATGCTGACGGATGCGTTAGAAATAATAAAAATTCTTATAGTGTAACTCTAATATCTAAAGATATTGAATGGCTCGATAAATTTAAAGAGCACATTGAATATACAGGGCTTATATATAGAGAATATCATAAAAAGTTTAATAAAGAATGTTTTAAATTGAATATATCAGACAATAAACTAGCGCAAGATCTTATAAATTGTGGATGTACTGAAAGAAAATCATTAACAATTGAATTTCCAGGTGAAAATATATTACCTAAAAATTTAATAAATCATTTTATTAGAGGATATTTTGATGGCGATGGAACAGTTGGTGTTTATAATAACAGCAATAAAATTAAAACCATTAAAACTATTAGAAGTGGTATGTGTTGTGGATCATTAAAATTTATGCAGAAATTAATTAAATATTTAAATTTGAAAAATATTAAAATTTATGAAAGGCATAGAAAAACTCAAAATGGCGACCCTTCTATTCTATATCAACTTTAATTTTCAGTTAAAGATTCTATTAAATTTTCAGAATATATTTATAAAAATGCTACAATTTATTTATTAAGAAAATATAATATTTTTAATAATTATTTACAAGAAAGACGTTCAACGACTATAATAGACAACCCAGACCGGGTTAAGGGATAGTCTACTCCTCAATGAAAATTGAGGTATTAAAGCTTCATATAGCACTAGGACACCTTACAATGCGTACAATGTTTGATAATGCAGAATTATTTAACATAGCTGCGGATTGTGAAGTTAACCAGATTATAATTAACAATGCAGAGCTTAAAGATAAAGATACGTGTTTACCAGGTGATGGAGTAACTCTTGAATCGTTAAATGAGATTGTTGGTAAATCTTTAGATCCAAGAGCAGGTACTAATTATTATTACAAAGAGCTTTACAGAGAACTTGAAGGTCAAGATGCACCACAACAAGGAGAAAATGTTGGATCTCATAAGTTATGGAAAGATTTTGACAGTCTTCCAGATTCTCAAAAGCAGTTAGTCAAGAATCAAATTGAACATCAATTGAAGAGTGCAGCAGAGGAAACGATGAAGAGCTCAGCAAGTGGTATTGGTTCTATTCCGGCAGAATTAAGGAGTTTAATTGAAAAATTATTAAAACCTGAACCTCCGGTTTTTAATTGGAAAAATTATTTTAAACGAGTTGTTGGTAATTCAACACAAATGTTTCAGAAGAAAAACAGAAAGAGAGAGTCAAGAAGATTTGAGGATTTTTCAAAAACTCAAATTAAATTCAAACAAAAAATCTTAGTTGCAATTGATACGTCAGGATCAATTAATGATGAAGATTTAAAAGACTTTTTCACTGAAGTTCACCATATGTACAAATCAGGTGTTGCTATTGATATTTTAGAATGCGATTGCCACATAGGCCGTGTTTATGAATATAAAGGTAAGCCAGATTGTAAAATAACAGGTGGTGGCGGTACTTCTTGTGTACCTATTGTTGAATATTTAGAAGAAAGAAAAGGTGTTTATACAACTACAGTTTATTTTACCGATGGTTATTTAGATAAAAAGCCAGCTGAAAAATTACATTGGATTTGGCTTATATCTTCAGATGGAGATCACAAATCAGAATATCCAGGTAAAACAATTTTAATTCCAAAAAATAAAAAGTAATAAAGATGAAATATAATATACAAGAGATCAAGGAAGTTTTAACTTATATAATCAACAATAATAAAGAATTAGCAGCACAAAATAAGAAAGCAGTTGCTGTATCATTGCGTGGTGACGCGGGATTAGGGAAAACGTCTGCAATAGAGCAATTAGCGCAAGAATTAAACATGCCATTTCAAACTTTACGTCTAAGTCAATTAGAGGAGACAGGAGATCTTCTGGGATTTCCCTTAAAAGAATATGAAGTGTGTATAAATGGCAACTGTGAGTGGATAGCTAAAGATATTTTACCAGAATATATCAAAGCTGGAGCTACAGTTACAGGAAACCATAGGATGGGTTATTCTATCCCTTCATGGGTTCCTCAAGCAAACGAGCCTGTCGTCCTTCTAATGGACGATTTTACGCGTTGCAGCCCAATGCTTATGCAAGCCGTAATGGAGATTATAAATCTTCAAGCGTTTACTTCTTGGTCTCTACCTAAAGGTTCAACAATTATCTTGTCAGAAAATCCAGATAATGCAGATTATACGTTGGGAGTATCTCTTGATGCTGCGATGAAGTCAAGATATATTACTTTTGATGTTGAATTTGACGTTAAAATATGGTCAAAATGGGCTGGTGAATACGGATTAAGAGATGAGGCAATAAATTTTCTTTTATGGGCACCTGAGCTTATAACAAAGAAAGAAAATTTAACTATTAACGCGAGATCTATGACAACTTTCTTTAATACTATTTCTGGAATTAAAGATTGGTCAACTCCTGAATCTTTAGCGTTAATTTTAAATATTGCTAATGGTTGTTTTGATGATGACAAAAACACAGTTGGCAATATGTTTACAACATTTATTAATAATAAACTTCACAAGTTAATTACTCCTGAAGAATTATTAAATCTTGAATGGGAAAAGGCTTCTAAGAAGCTTGAAGAATGCGTTTATGAAAAACGAGGAACTGAAGATATTTACAGAGCAGACATTGCAAGCATATTATCAATTAGATTTATAAATCATATTGAAAGTTTATTTGCTCAAAAAGGAACTAAGAGTGATCCTATAGTAACAAGAATTCTTGAGATTATAGATGACAAGAATAAGAGTAAAAAACTTTTAAGTGAAGATTTAATATTTAATATGATAAAAACACTTACTGTTAAATATCCAGCAAGAGTTAAAAAGTTAATTACAAATAAAGATGTAATAAAGAGAATCATTCTTTAATTTATAAAAAATCAAAAATCATGAAGTACGCAAAGAAAGTTAAAAAATTAGAAGGAAGACAACGTTGGTTTGATACTCAACCAGGAGATTATCAGAAAGCTCACACAAGACCAGGCAGTGTTAAAACGCGTTGAAATTTACACTGACGGAGCTTACAGTCAAAGTAAACAAAAAGGCGGCTATAGCTTTATATTGATAGAGGATGGAAAGTTAAAAGCTTTCTATGCTCAACCTTTAGAAAATGCGACCAACCAACGAGCAGAGATGTTCGGGTTGGTTGCTGCCTTTAGATACATAAAAAAACTTAAGATTAACTGCGAAGTTTTTAGCGATAGCATGTATTGCATAGGAACTCTTACTAAAAATTGGTCAAGAAATGCTAATAATGATCTTTGGGATATTTTAATTCCTCTTTATGAAGAAGTAAAAGACCAAATAATCCTTACACATATAAAAGGCCATAAGGGTTTATATGGAAACGAAATAGCAGATATTTTCGCAGTTATGGCTGGTGGTTATTTATGATTGAAAAATTAAAGAAAATGAGTCAAGAAATCAAAGCTAACATTAAAAATTTATATAATGGAGGCTGTGGTTTTTTGGCTTTATTTATTAAAGAAAGATTCAATGATGATGTAGATTTTGTTTATTATGGATTCGCTAATGATCCTCAAGATGTTTTCCATGTAATATGTGTTATTAAAGGCCTTTATTTTGACGGCTATGAAGTTTACGATCAACTACCGAAGAAGTGGCTTATTAAAAATTCGAAGCTTTATAAAGGCTTAAAATTGACTAAAATTAAGGAGTTAATCGAGGATGCAAACCCAATGTATGATCAAACACAAAATCAATTATTAAAAGAAATTATAAATAGATATTAAACAATGAAAAGATTTTTAATTCTTGCACCGTTTTTTTTGATAGCTTGTAATAATGAACTAACAGAAATTACACAAGAAGCAGATTTTAAAGTTATAGAAGATCCAGGAAATAATGGCTTTGTAATTGAGGTTGTGAATCCAGAATTTACAATTGTTGATAATTACTTAGACTTATGAATTTAACTGGATTTATAATATTAAATGTTATTAATGTAATAATTCAAACCATAAAATCAATTGCAACAATTAAAGGTGGAAAAATTACAGCTTCAATTGCAAATGCTTTAGCTTATGGTTTTTATACTTACATAGTAATTTACATGTGCGACGAGAGTTTGGACAATTGGAAAAAAGCTTTAATTATTGGCTTATCAAACCTTGTTGGAGTTTATTTTGTAAAATTATTTGAAGAAAAAAAACAAAAAGACAAATTATGGCTTGTTCAAGCAACTTGTAAAAGTTTAAATACAGATAACATGTCAAAAGATCTTGAAGAAGCAAAAATACCTTATAACTACACATACGTTAATAATAATTACACAATGTTTAATTGTTATTGTAACACACAAAAAGACAGTAAAAAAGCAAAAGAAATTTTGGATAAATACAAAGCAAAGTATTTTGCAAGCGAAAGTAAAACTTTAATATAAGATTTTAATTATGAATAATTTTAATCTTTTAAATAATTATACCTTTTTTTCAAGTCTTTTTAAATATATTTTAGAAAAATATTACAACCCAGAAGTTAAACAAAAAGAAATTTTAGTATATAAAGGTTGTGCAGTTCTCACTATATATACAATTAAACCTGATTCTGTAATTTCTGGTACAAATTCTTTCGGTATTGAAAACTTAACTGGTGATTGGTATTATAACGGAGAATGGAAAAGTTATTTAAATTGGGTTGCAATAAAAGACTTATGTTTTATATTTTCTAAAAAAATAGGTTATGGATAATAATTGGAAATTTTATTCAAAACTTTTTAAATATATTTTAGAAAAATATTTTAACCCTAAAATAGAACGTGACGATTACTGCATAAAATATAAAATAATTTTTGATAAATACGTTTTTAATTATTTATATTTTCCTTATACTGATGATTGGTGCAATTTATACATAAGATATTTAAGCTTTAAAGAGCTAAAAATAGAATGTATTTTTCTTGCTGGTTTTATAGGTTATAAAAAATTATGATAACAAGTAAAGAATATTATTCTAATAAAGTATTTTTTAATGTTTGGTTATTAGAACAAGCAAAAGAGAAAGGCGCTAAATATTGGAAAAATACAAAATATGCTAAATATTATTTATTTTCTTATAAGCCTTATGGTTTAGTTGTTTATAATGACTTAAAAAGTATTGAAATAATGACTATGCGTTGTAATTATGATCCAGAAGAAGAATGGTTAAGTGATTATGACGTATTTTTGAAATTTTGTAAATTATTAAAAATTGAAATATGATAACAGAAAAGGAATATACAGCTAATTTGGACATGTACCAAACGCTGATTAAAAGTTTATTAGAAGAAAGAAATTATAAAGTTACAGAAGAAGAAAGAGATTTTTATTGTGAAATAGACAAAAACACAATTGTTGAATGTCACGGAGACGGATTATTTTTGTATTTTCAAAAAAACGAAGAAAAGTTTTTTTTATATGATGCTTTCAAAAATATTCTTGAGTTTTTAAATTATGATAACAGAGAATGATTTTAACAAAAATAAATCGTTTTATTCTCAATTAGCAATTTATATTTGTAAAAAAGTAAACTATGTTATTAAATATAATGTAAAACAAGAAATCGTTTTTGTAGATAACAATTATGATACAGTATACGAAATTATAATTGAATATGAAACAGGAGATGTCAAAGTTTATGAAGCAGAAGATAATTATTGTGTAGCTATAAATGAAGATGTCTTGGATGTTTTAACAAGGTTTATTGGATATGCTAGAGATTAAAGATTTTTCAAAAAATAAAGATTTTTATTGTGATTTAGGAATTTATTTATGTAATAGATTAAATTTTGAATGTACAAGAAATGATCTTGGGACAATTTGTTTTAGGGGAAAAATTAATGTATATCCCGATAAAGTATACATTAATTTTCATGAAGTAGGAAAAATCTGTTATATGTGGAGATCTGACCACGAACTAGCAGCCATTAATGAACAAATAATTTATATTTTATTAGAGGAAATCGATTATGATTATAAAAAAACATAAAAAACAATTAGCTTTTTATAGAAGTTTAATTCCAGTTTTAGCGGAAAAAGCAGGCTTTAAAAAAGATGATACAAGTTGGGATTTAATTTTTAAAAAAAGAATTAATAACAACAATTATCAAATAAAAAAGATTGCTTGTGGTTTGTGGTGTTTATTTGAAAATCACCATGAAATTTTTTATGGAGAAAAAGAAGTTGTTTTTTATTTAGCAGATATTGCAGGATACAATAACCATAGGTGGATTTCTAAAGATATAATTTAGGGATTTTAACAATATATGATAAGCAAAAAAGAATATTACGAAAATATTTGTTTTTATAATAAATTAGTTTTTAGTTGGTTATATGCTAATAATTATGAATTAGACGAAAACGATTTATATTATGTTTGGCATTTTAGCAACTGCAGAGTTTGTAGCTCAATAGTAATTGATCATGATGGCTTTTATCTTAGATATAGAAAATTAAATATTCCTGGAGAAGAGATAATTTATAAAAATTATCAAGCATTTTTAGAAATTGCAAAAATATTTGGATATAATGATAAGTGAACAAGATTACAAAAAGAACATTGATTTTTATTTAAACATGGCTCATGAAATGGTCAAAAATTCTGATTATTTCAAAGTTAGCAATGCTGATGATTATTTTTTATCTTATAATGGAACAATTGGTGATGTTTATTATGTATTTATACTTAATGATCATAAATCAAAATATAAAAATAATTCAATTTGGCTTGGAGAAGAAAGAAAAAATGGTTCTGTGCAATATTTGTTCAATGTTGATGCAATAAATAAGATTTTTTATCTTTTGGGATATTATGAACAAAAATGATTTTTATTATTTATTAATCCATTATATAATAAAAAAATTCAATTTAGATTATGAAAAATGGATATATGAAAGTGAATCGTATTTTGGAAAATTAAATAATAATTACATTTCAATTTATATTTCTAAAGATAAACAAATATCTTATGTTCTTAATGGAGATTGTTTTTCAGGAGAGCAAGCAATTTTTAATTTATTAAAAATTTTTAATTATACAAGATAAATGTTTTTTTATTCCGATAATAAGAATTTTTACTATCAATTATCTTTATATATGATTAAAAGACTTGGATTTAAGTTTAAACTTAAAGATCCAAATAATTTTAAAGGATATTCAACAATAATTAATGGTACATATTACAGGTTTTTTTATAGTGAAAATTCTTTAGAAATATATTTAAAAATTGATAATAGATTATTAATAAACACTCAAGTTATAAAAAAACTTTCTAATTTATTAGGATATGATAAGTTTTGAAAAGTATGTCAAAAATTCTGAATTATTTTTAAGTTTTGTTTATTGGGCTATTAAGAAATTAAATTTTACTAATGCGAGGTCTTATAATGGTATAAAAACATATTATGCAGTTTTTGATGAAAGAGTTTATGAATTAAGAATTGTTGATTCAAAATTATTTTTAATTGTTGATGGCTGGGAATCTACCGCATTAATCAATGGTGAAGTAATAAAAGAACTTTGCGGACTTTTAGGTTATGTTAGGAAGACTTGATTTTATAAAACAAAGGAGTTTTTATAGGGAATTATTTTGTTATTTATGTAATAAAATAAATGTTATTAAAGAAAAAAAAGTTTCTTTAAATAAACATGAAAATTTTTATTTAGAAACAGAAGTTTCTTTAAATAAACAACACAAGAATTTTTATTTAAAAACAAAAAATAATGAAATAATGTTTGCCTATATTGACAGAGCTTATTTTGAATTAAGAGAAGCTGGCATAATTTATCATGACGAAGCAGCGATTAATTATTTAACCCGAAAAATGCATTATGTACGTTCATAATAAGGATTTTTTCTTATATTTAGCCAATAGATTTGGCTTTATAGAAGAAAAAAACACTAGTCCACTTTGCACTTATAAAAAATTAAAAGGCAAAATAAACAATAAATCTTATATTTTAGAAGTTAGCAACCATTATGCGATATTATCAATTGATAGTAAAGATTGGTTTTATTATGACTTTAGCAATGAAGAAGCATTAAATTTTATGACTAAAAATTTAGGATATGTCAAAAAAACATAAAAACAAATTTTTTCCAAGTTTAGATATTGCTCCATTATTTGTTGAATATATAATAACAAGACTTAATTTTACATTGGATCTTATAGAAAGAGACAAATTGACTTTTTCTGGATATTTAGACAATGTGAAACATGAATTATTCATTAATGATAAAACAGCTATTCTTTGGAGAAATTGGCCAAAAGAACAAGACGCGTTTTATAATTGGTCAGCTGTTAAATATTTAGCTAGCTTTTTAGGATATAATAAACATTAAATTTTTAAAAGTGATTATTAAACAATTGAATTATTGTTTAAATTACTAAATTATGATAACTGAAAATGAATATTTAAAAAATCAAAAGTTTTTTAATATTTTAATTTGTAGTTTATTAATTGAACGAGGATTTAAAAATGTAACTAATAATGATTATTTTTTAGTATTTTTTGGAAAAATAAAAAATATTGAATTTGAAATTCATGTTTGGGATGATAATTTAGATGTTTATTTACCTAAAGATTGGTTACATAATTATTCAGCGTTTAAAGAGATAATGGAAATTTTAAATTATGATTTCAAAAACTAAATATTTAAAAAATAAAAAATTTTATAATAAACTTTTACTTCAATATATAATATCAATTGGAGGTAAACGTTGGAAAAAATCCAAAGATTGCGTTTTTTATTCTTTACCATTAGCTCATTATGCTTTTATAATAAAAGAAGATGAAAAAGTAATTTCAGAATCAAGAATTTTTACTCCTAGTTATTATTTTAAAAAAGAAGAAGAATCTTATTATTATAGAAGATTTGTTAGATTTTGTAAAGTTGTAAATTATAATTTATATTCTATGATTTCTGAAAAAGAATATTTAAACAATAGTGCGTTTTATAACTTACTTTTATTGGAAGAAGCAAGAAAAGCTGGTGCTAAATACTGGAAATCATCAATTCTTTTTAGATATTATTTATTCCCTTATAAGCCATATGCGCTTATGATAACAAAGGATAATAAATGGTTAGAAGAAGCAAGGATGATTTCTTATGCTGATAATTCAAGTTTAAATTATAACGATAGTTACAAAATATTTTTGAAATTTTGTAATAGATTAAAATTTGAAATATGACAGAAATTTTCACTGATTGGGAGAAAAACAAAGATTTCTATTGGGAGTTAGTCAAAAAGCAATTTGAAATTGGCGAAGTTTATGGAAATTATGTCTGTTTAGATATAGACGAAAAAATACAATTTATGGGTCCAACTTCACGTTTAGAAATTAAACGTAAAGATGACAAATTGCATGCTTCAGTAATTGAAGGTTCAAAAGTTACAGTCTGTGATGATGCAGCGTTAGAGTATATTTTTAATTTATTAGGAATTAATAATGGACAAGATAAATGATCCAATGTTTAAATTTTGGGCTGAGTTTTTCATAGCACAATTTAAAGTTGGTAAAAGCTACAAAGGATATGAATTTATAAGTCATACGGAAAATGAAGAATACGTAGATTTTAAATTTAGAAAAGGAAAATTTATTGTAATTTCTAGTCTTGATTTAAATTTAGGAAATACTACAATTGAAGTTTTAAATAATGAAATAATATCAGATTATGACGGAGATTCAGTAAACTTTCTTCTTGACTTGTTAGACTATGATTAAATTTTGGTATGAATTTTTCATGGCCAATTTTGAGGATAAAAAAAATTATAATGGTTACGAATTTCACAAACCGGGTTGTTGGTACAAAAATAATAAAGAAGAAAAAGCTTATTTATCTTTTTATAATAAAAACAACAACCTTGTTTCTGTTTATATTAGTAAGCGTTTAAACGTTGTTAATGTATGGAGTGATTATGACAATTATTATAATATATCTGAAAATCCCGTAGCTTGGCTTAATGACTTATTATATGGCAAAGAAAGTAATTGAACCTAAGAATTTTTATATAAATAACAATAATCATGCAATTTCTGAGTCAAAAGATTTTATTTACAAAATGACTGTTTATGAAATAGAACAAGGACTTTGCATGATGATTGAAAATAAAGAAACAGTAAGCAAAGAATTTAAATTTAAAACAAAGTTTGAACAAATAAAGAAAGGTGAAAAACGATATTTAAAATATATCGATTTAATAGCCGCTCCTGAATGGTACATTATTAAAAACAAATATTTTCTTAAAGAATGAATGTTAGAGAATGCCGTTTAAGCGACAAAATGCAAGAATTATTAAATCAACAGCTAAAAGATGAATTATACAACCACAATTTGTATAAGACAATGGAAAATTTCTTTGAAGTCGAAGGAATCGATGATTTAAAAGAATATTACAGAAAAAGAGCTGCTGAAGAATTAGAACACTTTGGATGGGTTTTTTCTTATATGGGATATCAAGACGCTTTCATAGATATTCCACCAATTGAAAAAATCAAACAAAGTGTTTCGGAAACAATAAAAATTTTTGAAGATACAGTAGATGTTGAAATTAAAACCACAGCATCTATTAAAAGAATTTATGACCAAGCAGTTTTAGAAGGTGACGGGTTCACTAGAATTTGGCTTGATGAAAAGCTTTATAAAGAGCAAACGGAAGAAGAAAGTACTTCTAGAACAGCTTTAGATATTATAAAACTAAAAGATACGCCAATATTAGAACGTGCGCGTAAAATTTTAGCTTTATTGGATTAAATCCGCGGCTGATTTGACTTACTTACCGGCCGTTAAAAATTAATAAGTATTAGATGAAATTTTAAAATGTTAAAATTTTATTTAATATGTTACAACCAGGTTTAATGTTTTTTCATTGTGAAGTTTTAGAAAGTGTTTATTCCACAGAATATAGCTATTTAGTATTTAAAGATTTAGAAACAAACCAAATTTACATTACAACCAGATTTCCAAGGTGGCAATGGTGTTTGCCACAAAAAGGAGCTACTGGGTATATAGAGGTTGAATATGTAATAGCGGGAAAATCTGAATATTACAAATCAGGAAAAACTGATTTATACAAAAATACTTATATTGCATTTCGAAAATTCATAAAAGAAACAAAAGGACCAGAAGATGAAATAATAATGTAAAAATTTAAAAGATATGTTTGATTTAAGAAAATATCAAGCAGAATGCTTGGTATCAGATAGTGAATGGCAAATGATCTTTGAGTCAGGAACTGTTATTCAAACTGGAAATAATTTATATCATGTGGTATTTAAAAATAGGGTAATAACTTTTAATATAAAAAACAATAACCCAACAATTTTAAATATAAGAAGAACTCCAAATTCAAATTATCAGTTGCCATTATTAAGTAAAACCGCTTGTTTTAAACAACGAGCAGCCGTCTATCTAGAACTTGAGAAACTGAGAAGTTCGAAAGATCTTGACGATGGAAATTTCTTAATTTATGCAGCTATATAATGCAAAAGAAGGTAGTTTAATTTTTATTCAAGAAAACGAAAAACGGAGACCGTATGTATGCGTTAAAGTTTTTTGTAATAAGGCAGGTGTGCCTTATAATTGGCTTGTTTTACCTATAACAAGCAATAACTCTTTAGGAAGTGAAAATCTAATTCCTATTACACACCCAAAGTTAAGCAAGGATAGTTACGTAAAAATTAATAATATAAAAACGATTCCTTGGAATGACGATTACGAAGTAAAAAACAAAATAGATAATGAAACGCTAGATAAGATTATTAAAAGGATAATTAACACTTTAGAAGATGTTGAAAGAAAGATTGAAAGAAGCATTGGATAATAAAAAAGCTGAAATGGAAATTTCCAAATATTATTGGAAAGGTAAAAAAATAAAAGTTGATGGTGTAATAACACAAGAAAAAATAAAGCTTATTGATGCTTCGCAAGAACAGTTAGTCACGTTTAACAATTATTGCAAAACAATGTTGTTTAATACGTCAAAAACAGATCCTGGACGATATTTAGTTTTAGATATAGCAAATGATCAAATCAACAGATGTGCTGTAGAATTATTTTTAAGAAGTCTTGAAAACTCAGAAAACAGAATTCCAAGATATACATTATATGAAAAACTCCAAGAAGAAATCAAAAATTCTGGAGTAGATCCAAAGACTCTTAAAATTTCAGATGTAACCAAAGGTTGCCCGGTAGAATTTGAAAATTTACCACTTAATTTAGTAATTGCAGGTTGTTTGGATGCATTAGGTACTCATTCAAAAAGGCATACTCCACTAAAGTTTATTATTAAAAAAGGAATTTGGTTTTCTAAATTAGATTTAGAAGAACTCAAAGAAGAAGGAAAAGAACCACTAGAAGTAGCAAAAGAAAAATTAGGGATATATAAAGATACAGAATTAAAAATTAGTTCACAAGGTGTGCCATATCAAGCACTAAAAGCCATTGTTACAATAAAAAATAAAAAATATTCTGAGATGACCGATGAACAATTAACGGTTCTTAGAGAAAGAATATTACTTAACCTTAAAAAAGAAGTTTCAAATCATATTAAGCAATGGGAAGAAAGAATGAGACAGATCGACGCAGTAGCGAAATATCGAGGATTAACGTTAGAATAATACCAGCACCAATTATTGATCTAGTAGCTGGTCATGTACTAGATAGTGACGTAAAAATTGAAGATGTATTAAAGCGTCAATTAGAAAAAAACCCAAGTTTATTTATAAATAGAGTGAAAACTCTTGAAAATGCGAATTACTGTTGGCAGAGTTTGGAGAATTTAACAGCTATTCCTGCTTCTATATATAAATATATAGATTTTTATTATAGTAATAGCAATAATACAATTCTTGAAAATGATGAACCAATAGAAATTTACGGTGTAAGCCCGAACCCAGAAGATATTGAACTTTCAATTTACAAATTAAAAATTCAAAAATTAATTGAACAAAAAAAAGTAAAAAAATAACTTAATTTATGGATAGAACAGAACGGCAAAAAGAAGGAATAAGAAAATGGAAAAAAGCCGGAGGTAGAGCTACGTGTGTCTACAGTACCGGCTTTGGTTAGGTAAAACACATACTGCAAAATTATTAATAGATGCTTTACTTACTAAAAATCCAAATCTTAGTGTTCTTGTTTCTGTACCAACTGATGAATTACAGAAACAATGGCAAGATATGGTCATTAAAAATAATTTAGTTAAAAGTGTAACTGTTAAAATTGTTAATACGATTATTAAAGATGAGCATATCGTGGATTTATTGATAATAGATGAAGCCCACGCTGTATGTTCTAATATGTTTTCTACAATTTTTAAGTGTGTTAAATATAAATTGATTTTATGTCTTACTGCTACATTAGAAAGATTAGATGGTAAAGAAATTTTAATTAAAAAATATGCTCCAGTTTGTGATATAATAACATTTAATGAAGCTGTAAATAATGGGTGGTTATCACCTGTTAGAGAATATAAAGTACTTTTAAATGTTGATATGATAGAGTATAATAAATGGAATGCAGAATTTTTAAAAAGTTTTGCAACATTTAATTTTGATTTTAATTTGGCCATGAAATGTAGTATAGGGCCTAAATCTTATATATATAGATTAGAATATGCAAAAAAACTTTGTGCTTATCCTAAAGAGCATAAAGATTATAAAGCAACTATACACACTATAAATGAAGAATTAAGAGCTATTGCTTATTCTTGGAGTTATGCGATGAGAAAACGAAAAGAATTTGTAACTAAACACCCTAAGAAAATTGAAATAGCACAAAAGATTTTAGATGCTAGACCTAATGCTAAGGCTATTACATTTAGCCATACAATAGAAGAAGCAGAAAAAATACAACGAGGCTATACATTCCATAGTAAACATACTAAGAAAAAGCGTGGAGAAATTATGGAAGAATTCAAAGCATGTAAAAAAGGTGTGTTAAATTCAAGTAAAGCTATAGATGTTGGACTTGATGTTCCAGATGTTAATTTAGCAATAATTTTAAGTGGTAATAGTTCTAACATACAGAAAACACAGAGGGTTAATGCTTGGTTTTAATTATACAACGACTTGGTAGTTTAAATATTATTCCGTATCTTTGCATTCATTATGAAATGCAAAGTATACGTATTAAAAGATCCAACAACTGATGAGATCAGATATGTTGGAATAACAACAAGAACTCTAGAACAACGCCTCAGAGGTCATTTAAGAGACGTAATAGCACGTCCAGATTTAAACTATCATAAAATAGCATGGATTAAACATCTTCAAAAAGGTGGGTTAATCCCGAAAATAGAACAGATAGATGAATTTGACACAATAGAAGAAGCTAAAGAAGCTGAAGTAGATTATATTGCAAAATATAAGGATCAGTATAGATTAACTAATGGAACTGCTGGTGGAGATCATATGGGGTTTAGAGTATATGATCGAGAAGTAGTTCTTAAAAGAAAAAATATCAAAGCTGTTGTTCAGTATAACATTTTTGGTGAAAAAATTGCAGAATATCCAATAACAGAAGATGCAGTAAGAGCAGAAGGTTTATCATCAGGAAGTAAAATTACAATGTGCTGTAAGGGTAAAAGAAAACATGCTCACGGCTACATTTGGAGATATAAAGGAGATCAATTGGGTGATATATCCGATATTAACAAAAATAGCTTGTATTTTTGTAATGTTGTACAATATGATATGAAAGGTAACAAAATTGCTGAATATGATTCATACAAAGAAGCAAGCAAAGTAGTTGATGAAAAATCAAAAGGTGGTCAAATTGCAGCTGCAGCTACTGGTGGTCAAAAAACATGTAAAGGTTTTATCTGGAAGTTAGAGTATAAATTAAAACGTGGCTCTCTTTAAATCTCTTTAATTCGGTAAATACAAGCAGAATACCGAGCCAAGCTTAGAAATAAGAAGGTGTAACGACTAGCCGTAAGGCGTAGGATTAAGCAATCCGAAACAGGAGACATTGAAAAATGAAGAGATAGTCTGGTCTATATGGTAACATATAGCAAGTATTTTAATACTTGGTGAATAAGTAGCGATTATTCATTAACATAACGAGGAAGAGCAGCCAGGTATGTTCCTGGCAAAATTTCTGAAATTTTTTCTTTAGTAATTAGAGGAACTAATGATGAAAAATGGTATAATGACGCAAGTCGTAATACAAATTATATAACAATTGATGAAGAAGACTTAGAAATAGTTTTAAGTCAAGGATCAATAGATAATAGAGAAAGGGACAATTCAGGTAATTTATATTTAGGTTAAATAAATACATTTTCTGCATTTTAGCCAACGCTAAACACGCAATAAAGCTGAATAAACCGTTGGTGCGGATTAACGCTCAAATAAAATGAAGAAATGCTAACAATAGAAAGAAAAATTGAATTAATGCAACATTACGGTTTAACAAGCAATGAGATTGACTTGGCCGTAGCAATTTTTATGGCTCAAGATGAAGAAGCAAATCCAAAATATTTGATGACATGGTATAAAATACATGGTCACGAAATATTCAAAAATTCTTTAATAGGTCTTAAAAATAAAGAGGTTATTTTAAAGTCTTTTATTATCCCAGTAGAAGGTGCAAGATTTAGTCCTAATTCCGTAGAATTTAACAAAACTTTTCTTAAAATATTTTTGAAACATTCTGGACAAATGGGAAAAGAACTTTGGGAAGCTTACCCAAGTTTTATGATAATAAATGGAAGAGCAATGAGCTTGAAAAATATTATCAAAGAAAATGTAGGGTATAGAAACTTAGATGAATTTTTCTTTGCTTATGGTAAATCAATAAAATTTGATCCAGAAAAGCACAAAGAAGTTTTAGAAATAACAGAAAAAGCCAATAAAGCAGGAATGTTAAATGAAGGAATATTAAGTTATGTTGGAAATCAAAGATGGGATATATTAAAGCATGAATTTGAAAATGGAGCGCTAGATTATGGCGTAGAAATTACTTTTGAGTAATGAGTATTACAGACAGACTTTACAAAAATATTGTTAAAGGTAAACAAGGAAAAAATGTTGGATTATCAACTGGAATTCCTAAATTGGATGCTTTAACTTATGGCATTCAACGTGGATATGTCATCACTATTTTTGGTGATAGTGGATGTGGTAAAAGTTCAAAAGCTTTGTTTTCTTATGTTTATAAGCCATTAATGGAATATATAAATAATAACGTTAATGTTAATATTTTATATTTCAGTTTTGAATTATCAGATGAAGTTTTATTAGCAAAATTACTTACTATTTATATTTACGAAGAATATGGTGAAATTATATCTTATGATGAAGTCTTAAGTTTAACTAAAGCAATAGATGATGAAAAATACAAAATAGTTTGTGATGCTAAAAGTTGGTTAGAAACAATAGAACAAAGATTAACAATAGTTGATACTCCAATTGTTCCAATGCAAATGGATTTAACAATTAGAAATTGGAATTCTAAATTTGGACGATTTGTGGATATGGAAAATGATCAAGAAGCTTACATTCTTAAAGATAAAGAATCATACAATTTTGTTATTATAGATCATGTAAAATTAGCTAAAGATAACGGAAAAGGATCTAAAGCAACTATTGATGATGAAGCAAACATTGCTATTTATTATAGAAATAAATGTCAAAATACATTTATTATGATTCAACAAGCAAATAGAGGCTTTAAATCAATGGATCGTAGAATGTCTGGAAGTGGTAGTTATCAATTATTAGGTCTTGAAGATATGAGTGATTCATCAGGTCCAGCTCAAGCTTCAGAACTTGTAATTGGAGTTTATAATCCACATAGAGAAAAATTAAATAAACTTGATGGTTACAACTTTAAAGCAATGTCTGATAATGTAAGAATAATTCAAATTTTAAAATCAAGATTTGGAAAATCAGATAAAAATGTTGTTGTAAATTTCTGGGGAAATATAAATTATTTTAAAGAATGCCCAGAACCAGAAGACATAGACGATTACGAAAAGCTAATTAACCTTAAAACTTCCAGTCTAAAGGAAGAAAAAAAAGAGGAAGTAAAGATAGATTTTAGTTTTACATTATAAAAGTATAATTTATGGCTATAACATTACCTAAAGGAAAAGTAGCAGCAGAAACACAGGATCCAAAGAATTTAATTTTATTCGGTTCGCCAAAGGTCAACGGCCCATATATACAGTAATGTATATATGAAACTGGGGAAAAACGAAAGAATCTAAACGCTAAAATTAGCGCATGACAATATCGTGAGGACCTAAAACGTATAGGCCCTTGTAACGCGTAGAGGGTGAGGTTAACGTTCAATAATCCCTCCAAGAGTCTCCAGCCCCTATATTATAGGGTGTGATGTACGCTGAACTGTCAGATTAAATCTGAATATCTTGGTTTTAAATGTTGGACCAAGTAAGCGGGAAACCGCCAGAAATTAGAGATAAAAAGCTCTAATGATAACAAATTGCGGCAAGACAACATTATTGGCAGAATTACCCAACTCGCTGCTCGTGGATATGGAACAAGGCAGTACGTTCATTTCAGCATGTAAAGTTTCAATCAATTCTATTAAAGAAATTCAAGAATTAGTAAAAGCAATTAAAGATGCTGGCAATCCTTATAAGTTTATTGTTCTTGATACGATAACAGCATTGGCTGAAATGGTAAGACCTTTGGCAATTAAAGATTTTTTAATTACAGAAGATGGCGAAAAGTATTTGGCAAAATTAAAACTTCAAGGAAAAAGCGAAAAGGACATTAACCTTGATTTGTTGCCATTTGGAAAAGGTTTTACATTAGTAAAAGAAGCTATGAGCAAGGTTATTAAGTTATTTGCTAGTGTTTGTGAAAATGTAATTATTGTTGGTCATGTTAAATTAACTCAAATTGAAACAGAGACAGCAACTGATATTACAAAATCATTAGATTTAGCAGGTCAAGCTAAAAGATATTTTGCTAGTCAATCAGACGCGATAGGCTATATTTTTAGAGATGAAAACAGCAATCTTGTTATTGATTTTAGAAGTGATGCTGTAGAGTGTGGAGCAAGACCAAAACATTTGGCAAATAAAGTAATTACTGTTTGTGAAAGAACAGAAGATGGAGAATTTATCAGTCACTGGTCGAGGGTGTTTCCAAGTTTGAAAAATAATTAAATATAAATTATTATGTATCAAATAGTAACAACTGAAATTTTTGACGAAAATGGAGTGCTAATAAGTACAACAAAGAAGTTTGAAGTAATAAATGGAATTATTCCTAAAGTAGAAAAAACAAGTGATCCTTCAACAGCTTTCGTCAAGTTAGTCAATAACTCTTTAGAGTTAAACCAAGCTGCCGTAGATCTTATAGGCGCAAAAGTAGGCGATAAGATTTGCGTGCAATACATTCAAATTAACGATGTTTTCGTTCCAGTTATAGGAACAGAACAAAACATGGGACAAAGCCTCAATGGTAATAAATTAACGAAAAAACTTACCATTAGTTATAGAGGCAAACAAGCTGAAGCGTTAAAAATATATGGTGACGAATTCAAGCTTGAATTACACGAAAAGATGATTTACAAATTAATTGGAAATTCTGATGTAAAAATGCTTACTGAAGCAGACGTTGAAGAAACAGAAAATTTAACGGAAGCTTTAGATAAAAAAGAAGAAGAAGAAATAATAACTTTTGATTTCAATTTAGATTTATAATTGTAGTGTTTAAAATACCTTGAAAACAACAGATTTTAATTTTTATTATTAATTTAGATTTTAATTTTTTATAAGATGGCAAATTTTAATTTCAATTTAACAGGTAATAACTATTCAGTAAATAGCGGCAATGGCGGTAATTATCTTGAGAAAAACAAAATTCATGATGTACTATTTAAGGGTGCAGAAGCAAAGAAAACGGAGACTTACGAAGCTTTAGTTGTTAAATTTGAAAGTGAAGATGGGAAAAGCTTTGAACATAAAGAATTCGGCTTTGATGTAAACAATCCAAAAGATATGGAACCACAAGCTAACAGCTTTGGTGGTAAAAATCCGTCAAAATTTGAATGTTTCCAAATGTTCGTTAAACATTTAATGGTTGGCGTAAATCCTCAATTAGTAAAAGATATGGAGACTGGAAAAATAGCTCCATTTACACCTGCGAAAAGCAAAGATTCTGTTTTTATACAATATGCAAAATATATCGCACAAATTGTAAATAGTGCAATTGATACAAAAACTCAAATTAAACTAGTAGCAAATAACAAGGGTTATGCATCTTTTCCAAGTTTTCCTGTTGGATATACAAAATCCGGTTCTTGCTTTATGAGAAGCAATTTTATTGGACAAGGATTGAAATTTACTGATAAAGAAATGGTAACAATTGCTGTTCAACAAGCAGCAAAACCAACAACCATGCCAAATTTAGACTCTGATTCATTATCAATTGAAGATCCAGAAACTACAGCTCCAATTGCAGAATCAGACATTGACATGGATTTTGAACTATAATTTTAAATAAACATGACGGAGCTAAGCTTTGAATTACCGAAAGACGCTATACCAGTATATGCAGAACGCATAACAAAAGAATTTTTACTTTCAAAGCATAGCCAAGAAAAGTACATGGAACATTATTTAGGCGTACACGTAGGAAAAGGTTTGTTTAAATCTCCTTTAAGATCAGACCGAACTCCTACGTGTTCGTTCTATAAGAATAACCGTGGAGAATTACTAATGAAAGATTTTGGAAATGGTTTCTGTGGAAATTTCATTAGTGTTGTAATGGAAAAATACAAAGTAACATTTGTTGAAGCATTAAAAATAATTGCAAATGACTTTGGCTTAGTTGAATATAAGAACCACAAGAAAAATCCGCCAAAAATTAGTTATTCAAATAAAATTTTAGAAAAGACAGAACGAGCGAAAATAAATGTTGAGGTTCAAGAATTCACACCTTATCAATTGCGTTGGTGGAAAAGTCAAGGAATAACAAAAGAAACTTTAAATAAATTTAGGGTTTTTTCATGTAAAAATGTATTTTTAAATAATGCTTTATTTGCTAACTTTCAATTATCTTGTAACATGTATGGTTATTATGGAGGAAAGAAAGATGGTGAAGAGTTATGGCGTATTTACAGACCAGGACAAAAAAAATTCAAATTTATTAGTAATTGGACAAAATATATGATGCAAGGTTCCCACATGTTACCCAAGACTGGGGAAGTTTTATTTATAACTAAAAGTTTAAAAGACGTTATGGTTTTATATGAAATGGGGTTTCCAGCTATTGCGCCTTGTTCAGAAACTCTTTTTATGCATGAAAACCAGTTAAAGACAATTAAAGGGCGTTTTAAAAGAATAATTGTTTTTTTTGATAATGATCTTGTAGGCATCGGGAATATGCGACATATAAAGAAAAAATACTCAGAGCTTGAGTTCATGTGGATTCCTCGCAAATATAAAGTAAAAGATATTAGTGACGCTGTAAAACTATATGGCAAAGATAAAGTAGAATTTACACTTAAAAAATGGTTGAATGGCTGAATTAAAAAATGAAAATAAAAAAACATTTAGGGGTGCTTATTCGAAAAAAAAGGGGAATCGTTATGAATTGCAAATTATAAAAGAGCTTAACGAACTATACAATACTAATTCTTTAGTTTCTGCTAGATCTGAAAGTAAACGTTTAGATGATGCAGGAGTTGATGTAGTAGATCGTGAAAATATTTTAAATTTTCTGATTCAAGTGAAATGTACCCAAAATTGCCCAAATCCGGCAAAGCTACAAGCAGCCTGTAAAATAAAAGATAAGCCACTTGCTATTTTTTGGAAGTCACAAGTAAAAAAAGAACAAAAATGCGTCTCAATGGGCGAATTTGTAATGCTTGATAAAAAAGCATTTTATGAATTATTAAAAAATCAAAAAGCCAAAGAATAGTCTTTGGCTTTTCTTATTTATAAACTATGCGTAGTTTCGATACAATAGTAGCTGATGTGAAGAAGTTATACAATATGGAGTATGAGCTCTTGGTTGAGTTATTAAAGAAAGTAGAGCTAATCAAAGAAGGCTACGATGATTTAAGCAAAGAATTTCACGATAACTATCCTAAAATGAACCAAGATTTACAAGCGGCTGTAATAGATAGTTATGAGTATTTCAAATGCAGAAATGCAATAGACAGATTGCTGGATCATTACGATCCACCAAAATCTACAAGCTGTCTTAATAACAACAATTAAAAATGGAAATTAACGAAATATTAAAACATTTTAAAATAGAACTTATTTCAGACAGTCTGCAAATGTTAGATATACCAGATGAAGTTTATTTTAGTTCTAAATATGCAAGATATGTTAGTAATTCAAAGCTTGGATTATTAAATCCAGCTCAAGGTGGTTCTCCAACAAAATTTTTCGAAGGATTCAAACCTTCAAATAGTGTTGCTTTATCGCTCGGAAGTGCAATTCACCAAGCATTATTGCAGCCGAACGAGTTTAAATTATCAGAAATTGAAGCTCCAACAGGTAAATTTTATTTAGCAGTTGAAGCTTTCAAAGAATATAGAAGTAAAGGTAAAACTATTGAAGAATCAATAGTTTTGGCTTGTTCTCGTGCTGATTATTATTTAAATAGAATTTTATCTAATGGTTCTTTAGGAATTCCAGGATTTATAAAGGACAAAATAAGAGAAAGTTTAGCTTATTACAAAGCAATTATTAAGCCAAAAAGAGAAATTGAAGAAATAATATTACCTAGTGATCTAAGAATTAGAGCTATTAATTGCATTAAAAATTTAAAAGAAAATAAAGAAATAATGGATCAAATAAACCATAAAGGAAGTTTATTTGAAATGGCTATTTTAGCAGATTTTAAAATTACATTTCCAAAGGATTTAGGCAATTTGGAAGGAGAAAAGATAACAGAAATTGTGGGTTTTAAGATGAAACTTGATCATGGATGGATAAATAAAGAAAACAAAGTTTTTTGTCTAAACGATCTTAAAACCAGCGGTTCGCCAGTTGAAAATTTTATGGGTTTTTCAGAATATGATCCAATAGAAGAAAAAATAGTTCAAAAGCCCGGTTCTTGGAGTAAGTTTCATTATTCAAGACAAATGGCTGAAAAATAACGGCCCTTGTGTTAGAAATAACACACGAATAACCCTTCTAATTTATGGGAAATGTGCAAATATTTAAATGTTACAAAAAATTTTATTATATTTGCAGATAATCATAAGCGAAGAATTTAAATTATGGAGAAAGTTAATAAATCTATAAGCCAATATATTGGAAAAATTATTAATTGTTTTGAGGTTTTAGAAATAGAAAGAGAAAAAAGACCCCATAGTACAGCTTATAAATGTAAATGCATTTATTGCGGTAAAGAATTTGTAAAAAGTATGGGTGAAATTAAAAAATACAAGCAAACATCTTGTACTGGATGTTTAAAAAAACTTGTTGTAACAAGAACTAAGCAAGAAAAACCAAAAAAAGCAAAAAAATTTGTAGGATATGAAAATAAAGCCTATAAAGTTATAGATTGTAAAAGATTAAAAAATCATACAAAATTCGTTGTTCAATGTAAAAAATGTGGTGATATTCATATGAAGTATAAAGCCCAAATTTTAAATATTAAAGGCGACGGATGTAATAAATGTACAGGGAAAAAAGGCATAAAAGCTGGAGATTTTTATACTAGATTTTATAATGATTATAGTAAAAAAATTATAGCAGAAAAAAGACGTGGAGAAATTGAATTTAAACTATCAAAAGAAGAAGTAAAAAATCTCATTAATGGAAATTGCTATTATTGTGGTAATAAACCACAAATGAGAGATTGGGTTAAAACAAGATTTAAAGAAGAAGCTTTACCTACCAATGGAATTGATAGAATAAATCCAAATAAAGGATATATACCTGGAAATTGTGTGTCATGTTGTCCTATGTGCAATTATATGAAAATTGATTATAATATAAATGATTTTAAAAATCAAATTTATAAAATTTACCATAATTTAAATTTGTGCTCAACGACTATCGAAAACACAGAAAAAATCTGGAAGTGAGTAGAGTACACTCAAGCGAGTGGAAATGGAGGGGATCTTAACAGATAATGCTGAAGATCATGATATAGTCTGGACTGTATGGTAACATACAGCAGGTTTTTATAAAAACCGGCATACAATTAGCGACTGTATGTGAACATAATAGAGTTATTATTTTTTATTAAGAGAATACATTAAAAAAACTTATGGAGAAGGATTTTCTGGAACAGCGAATATGCTTGTTGTTGAAACAATAGGATTGAAAAGATCCAAGCTTTATAATGTTAAAAATGATCAATTAATTTTAGGATGGCATGAATTTTTAGAGCTTATAAAGCGTGTTGCTTGGCATCAAGCCAACGGATATGAAAATACTTTAGAATGGAGTTATAATAAAGAAACAAGAATTGATGATATAAACGATGATAATTGGAATTTTGATGATTTGAATTTATGAGCAAAAAATGTTTATGGTATTTTATACCTAACGACAAAGAAATTTTACCATTTCCGTTATTTTGGAATGGTTCGCCACCACTTAAAGATAATTACGAACAACAACCAGAATGTATAAAATTAGTTTTAGATTACATTTTTAGTGATCAAGAAATAGTTTATAAAGGATTATCTCCTAAAGATGGAATAATTGATTTTTGGTGCGGTTTAAATTCTCTTGTTATTTTATGAATGAATACTGCACAAATTGTAAATGTCTTTGTGAAGAGATAATACCAACGTATAATTGTAAATATCAAATGATAAACGAAGAATTAAGCATAAAAATTAATGATATTTTAAATGCACAAAGTGAAATTAATTTAAAAATTAATAAGCTTCAAGAGTTAGTCAAGACTGCCGAAGAAGTAAAAGTTGAACCAATAAAATTGGCTCCAACAGTTGCTAGTGTTATAAAAGATTATAAAGCATTATCTAGTGATGAACGAGTGGCAGTATTTCAAAGTTTATTTAGCCTTGGAAATTTAGGCGAAGCAATAGATAATAAGCTTTTATTAATTGCTCTTACTGGATCAATTACTTTATCTTTAAGAAAGAAAGATCCAAAAGCTGGACCAATAGATGCAATTAATAAATTAGTAGATCTTAAAGCGTTAAATACCGCTGGAATGACAGATGAACAAGCGATAAATTTTAAGGAAACTTTAGCTCTTTATGTTGGCGAGTTTCTGGGAGGTGTTACAATTCCCAATTATTTTGGAATTACAGCGGCAAGTGATGTTAAAGCAAAAGTAAATGAAATTTTGAGAGGTTATATACCTTTTTAATGCAAAAACATTTGGTAGTTAAAAAAATAAAAATTATCTTTGTAATGTAAAAATAAGAAATAATAGTTAATAACTAAAAATATTGTTTTATGAAAATAGTTAAAGTAAAGGCATTCAATTTGCAAAATGTAAAAGAAGAAACAGGTTTGGAACTTTCAAAAAACGCTACTTTTTCTTGGAAAAAAGCAGGAAAACCTATAGGTGTTGAATTTGAAGAGTTCGCTAAAAATTATCTTGAAAAAAACAAAGTTGAAAATGCATATATAATCGAAGAATTACCAACTGAGGATAAAAGATTAAATCCTTATAAAATTAATTCTATTTCTTCAACTGGACAAAGAAAATATAAAACAATTTATGAATTGATAAATTCAGAAACTGGAGAAATTCTAGGAAAAGCAGAACATAAAAACGCAGCAATGGATCTTGCAAGAGAAATTGTAAGAGAATATAGAGAAATTTTAGGCGAAAATGTAAAACATTATTGCCGATTAGTTAAAGTTGTTTCAGAAGGAGAACCAAAAGCATTTACTTTTGAATATATACCAGGAAAAGGAACAAAAATTGGAAAATACATTGTATTTAGTGAATAACTAAATAAACGATATTTAAAGGGTCTTGCATTAATGCTTGGCCCTTTTTTATTTTAATATTTAAAAAAATGAAAAATTTTATATTAATAACTTTTGTTTTGGCTACTTGTTCTTGTAGTGATATAATAATTGAACAAGCAGAACAACAAGTAATAAACGATAGTTTAATAAATGATATTGTCACTGATAATAAAACTGAAGAAAAAGTAAATCCTGAATGGGAAAGTAGACAACCAATAGGTTTTACTGGAACAGTTAACGAATGGATAAACTCAAATTCTAATGCTAATTTGAATTAAAAATCAGTGTCTAAAGCCAGGTGAAAGCCTGGCTTTTTTAATTTAAAAAATAATTTACTAACACTTAACAATTTATAAAATGAAAAAGTTTTTAATAATAACAGCTATGATGTTATCTGTTTTTAACATAAATGCTGAAGAAAAATCAGATAAATATTATGCTACCGTATTATCTGTGAGTGAATCAATAAAAAATGTATATGAAGCAATAGAAAAAGAAATCAAATCTAAACCATCACGAGAAGAAGCGGATGAACATGTTCGAGATCAAGTTTTAGATGATTTAATTCATATTATTAGGAATTATTATTTATGTATTTCAGATGAAAAAACTTTTAAATATATTGATAATTATGGAGATTTAAAAGAAAAATTTCCTATTGATATTATACTTGAAACGAAAGAACGTTTCGGTGAATCTGAATACATAAAAAATAAATATAATAAATAATTATTAAAAACAGATAAATTTTAAGCAATGAAAAGTAGAGGAACAGCAATCTTATTATGTGTCTTTTTTGGTATAATTGGATTTCATGATTTTTATTTAAAAAGAATTGGATTTGGTTTAACAAAACTTTTTTTAAGTATTTTGTTTTGTTGGACATATTTTGTCCCAGTTTTAATTTTAATTTGGGCAGTAATTGATTTTTTCCAATTAGTATTGGATGGCGAAGAACAATTCGATTTAACATATAATCAAGAAAAATTAGAAGAAAAAGAAAGTAAAAAGAAAATGCAAGAAATGCAAGAAATGCAAATTGAAATTTTACAAAAACAATTAGAAGAATTAAAAAGTAAAAGTGCTCAATAATGCAAAATTACATACCATATAAAGCTGATTTTAAACTTTTTGTAAATAATACAGTAAAATTAAATTCTGATAATAGCGATTATTTAGCAATTAAAAGAATAAGTAGTATTTACAAACAAGATTTAGACAGTCAAATTGGAAGTTTCATGTTTGTTCTCTTTAGCATTGGTGCTAAAGAGGAAAACATGGGAGTTTTTAAATTGCCAGATGATGCAATAGATAAAATAAATTGGGATGAAAAAAGATAAGATATAATGAAGATTAGAAGTAGTTTAACAGAAATTCAAGGTCTCAAGGAGTCCTTAGATAGAATAGAATTAGAGCTTAAAAAATTAAATGAGCGTTTAGATGATCACGACGCAATGTTTAACAGATTACTTGAAAGTTTAGTTAAGAATCTTTAATTAATTAAAACATGGGATCTTTAACATTAGCAGTGATTGCATTTTCTGGTCTTTGCTTTTTTGTTTATATAAATAAAAAATTAAAAGCAATTAATGGTCTATTAGACAAACAATCTTTAGACCTTTATGATCTTAGTTTGAGTTTCACAAGAACACTCAACACCTCAACTGAAATTAATTCTAAGCTTTATTTAATAAGTGAAGAATTAAAAAATATTAAAGCAACAGATAATAATTATGGAAAGATTGACGAAATAAAAAATAATGTTAGAGCAATTGGAATGAGTCAATCTAAAATTGAATTATTAACAAAAGATCATTCAGTAGAGTTTAACGATATATCAAACAGAATTTATGATCTAGAGTTGCTGATAAGAGAAAATAAAACAGGAATTTTCAATCTGAATCAAAAATTAAGTGATGTTAAAGATTCATCAGAACATGCTTCAATTGAAGAAGTAAAACTTCTTAAAGAACTTAAAGATTCTGTGAATTTTACAAATAGAACTTTAAAAACTCAGACTGAAAATAAAGTTAGTCAATAAATAAAATTTATTAATAGATAATAAAACATTAGATAAGATGAAAAAATTTTTAGTAAGTACTTTATTTTTGTTTACAATAATTAGTGTTAAAGCGTAAGATAAAGATTTACAATGGGAATTTGAAGCAAGAATAAATGAAGATGGTTCGCCATCAGATGAAAGAAGAACATCTTTCCCTATAGCTGGAACATGTATAGAAAGAAATGGAAAAGAAAATGATTGTTTAATAATTATTCGTTATTATGATAAATTTTATGAAATAACATTTAAAGAAAAAAATAATAAAGAAAAAGAAGTAAATGATTATTTTAATGTAATAATTAAAACTCCAATTTCAAATGATGAATATACATTTAATACAAAAATAATTAAAGGTAAAATGATTTTAACTGGAAATAATTTTAAATTATTAAATACTTTATTAAAAAATAATACAATGATGTCTTTAATATTTGAAGGATCAAATAAAGCTTATGCTTGCATATATGCATGTCCTGAATGTCCTTCTAAATATATAAAAGCAGAAAATTTTGTTAATTATAATAATAAATAAATTCTAACATCTAAATAAATAATAATAATTAGTTACTTTTTAATCTATACCTTGAAAACACGTTAATTTTAAATTTAGTTAATATATAAAAACCTATAGATAGTCATTAAAAATAGATATTAAACTTTAGATAAGATGAAAAAGAATTATAATATTTATAGTATAAAATGGCAAAAATTAATAAATTTAATGAATCTCAAGTTGAAGATAATTTCTTTAAAATAATTAATACTTGGGAAAAATTAGCTAAACAAGAAAACGGCAATAGATATACTCGCCAAGTTTCAAATTTAAAAGGTAAACGTCCAGATTCTATATCTGATGTTTGTCTTAAATCTGATGAAATGCCTATGCAGTTAATAGCTGAAGTAAAAGTTGATAATGACAATAAAACAAAATCTTTAGCTAAAGCTCAACTTAAAGATTATATGTTAGAAACTTTAAAAACTGGAATTAAACCATTTGGTGTTAATGTTTTTGGTTTAAGTAAAACAGAAATAGAAATAGCTTGTTTTTATTTAGACGAAGAAGAAGAAATACAATATATAGATAAGAAAAATACTAATGACTCTATACTTGATTATTTAAATTATGCATTAGATGTTATAATTAATAAAACTAAAGTTAATAAAAATAATAGTATTCATCATATAGTAGAGTTAGAAATTAAATCTAAAATTGGAATATTACATGAAGGAGTAAGAAATCATGCAGGCATTGCAGCATCTGATAAAATAGATTTATTGACTGCTTGTATAATGTCAATACAATGTATTGATTTCAGAAACAATCTTGTTAATAGAAAAATTAAAGATATTGATTTTTCACGTTATATATATAATGCAATAATACAAACAATTGCTTATCATAAAATAGAAGTTCAAGAAAATGTGAAACGTTCAATATCAAGATTTGATCAATCTCGTTTATCAATTAATAATTCAGCTACTGTTCCTTATAAACAATATATGAGTAATTATTCAGAAACTGGAATTGATACAATGAGTTTACCTAAATTTATTTGTTCTTTTATTTTACATGAAATATTAATTCCATTAGAAAATAAATATAAAGACAAAAAAATTGATATATCAAGTATTTTATATAATGAATTTTTAAGATATACTAAATCTGATGGTAAAGATTGTGGAGTAGTTTTAACTCCTTATCATATAACAAGATTAATGAATCATATAGTAGTAAATAATGCACAAGATGTTATTCTTGATCTTTGTACTGGTACTGGAGCTTTTCCTGTAGAAACTTTTAATCGTAAAAAAAGTTTATGTCAAACAAAAGAAGATGAAGAAAAATTACAAGAAGGTTATATTGCAGTTGAATTATTACAACATATGTATTTTTTAGCATTTGCAAATTTTTCGTTTAATAATATTTCTACTGATAATTTAATATATGGTGATTGTTACGAAGTAGGAGATAAGATAAAAAAAACTCAACCTACAGCTGGCATTTTAAATCCTCCATATTCAATGATGAAAGGAACTAAAAACAAGAAAATGCATGAATGGTCTTTTGTTATTGAAACTATAAAATATCTTCCAAAAGGAGCTAAAATGGCAGCAATTGTACCTATGAGTTGTGGTCTTAATGATAATAAAATTGTTAGTGAACTTAGAAATGAAATATTAAAGAATAATAGACTTGATATGATAATTAAAGTTGCTGATAATTTATTTCAACCAAGTGCAGCTGTTAATACATCTATATTTGTATTTACAGTAGGAGAAACAGTAACAACTAACCATCAAGTATTTTGTGTTGATTATAGTGACGATGGATTCTATGTTTCAGATAATATACGTAAACCAACTGAAAATGTACAGAAATTATATGATGAAATAATAGATATAATAGATAATAGAAAAATTACTAATAAATCTAATTTTAGAAAAATTGGAAATGATGATTGGTGTTATTTACCAAAAGATGATATAGGAAATGATTTAAAAAAAGAACTTGAAATTATCGTTTTATCTCAAATAAACGCTAATTTATGAAAAAAATTGTATATAATAATAGAGCTTGTGGATTATTTTTAATTTCAAGTTTATTTGAAATTAAAAAGGGAAAAGGAGTTATAACTGATAAAGGAAAATATCCATTAATAACAGCTACAACAAAAAATAATGGAATAGGTGGTAAAACTGATTCTGAAGATTATGAAAATTGTTTTACTGTTGTTTCAGTAGGTGATGGTGGAGCTACTTTTTGGCATGATTATAAATTTTCTGCAACTTCAAATATTGTTATTTTAATTCCTAAAAATAAAATAGATAATAATTATCAAGCAATGTATATGGCAGCAATTATTAGTTCTTATTTAAAACCTAGGTATTCTTATGGTAGAACTGCTAATGTTGCAAGATTAAAAAAACAAGAAATTCCTTTACCAATTACAGAAAATGAAAAAATAGATTTTGATTATATGGAATCTATAATACGACCATTAATGCAAGAAAAAATAAATAAAATAAAAAATAGTTTAAATTGTAATTTTATAAATAATGAAAATAACATAAATATTAATAAATGTGAAAAAAATAGTATATAATAATAGATCTTGTGGATTATTTCTTTTAATGGATTTATTTGATCTTAAAAATGGAACAGGTAATATATCAGAAAAAGGAAAATATCCTCAAATAACTGCAACAGAATTTAACAATGGACATGGTGGTTTTACAGATAATTTAGCTGGAGAAAATTTATTTACTATTGCAAAAGATGGAAAACCTGGAGTTACAAGATGGCATAATTACAAATTCGGTGTTAATTGTCATGTAGTAATTGCAAAACCTAAAATAAAAATAATTAGTGATTATTGCGCAATGTATATTGCAGCAATTATGAGTAGTTATCTTGTACCAAGGTATTGTTATGGTAGAGCAGCTGGTTTAGCTAGACTTAAAAAACAATATATACCACTTCCAATTACAGAATCTGGAGATATTGATTTTGAATATATGCACGAAACAATAAAGCCTATTGTACAACAAAAAATAAATAACTTAATTAATAAATTTAAGTAATGCATGGTTACGTTTATATATTAATTAATCCATCTTTTGAGGATATAAAAATAGGGAAAACATCAAGACCTATTGAAGAACGAGTAAAAGAGCTTGACAATACATCAACTCCAACTCCTTTTGAAATTTACGGTTACGCTTATACTTATAAGTTTAACGAAATAGAAAAAACAATTCATGATATATTAACGAAACTTACTGATACAAGAACAAGAACAAATAGGGAGTTTTTCAAATATCCAGCAAAAGATGCTTACGAATTATTAAAACAACTTGTAGAATTAACAGCTGATGGTTACATTGAAAAATGCAAATTTAAAAATTCAAATTATGATTCAAAAACAAAAAGAAATTCAGACTTTAAATTTTCAATGGTTGGTTTAAAACCAGGAGATAAAATAAATTTTATTCATAATAATTTAGAAGTAGAAGTTTATAATGAATCAAAAATAAAATATAAAGATAAAATTTATAGTATGTCTGGATTTGCAAAAGAATTTACACCTAAAAATTTAAAAAATAATTCTAACAATTATAATGGCCCAAGATGTTTTAAATATAATGGAAAAGTATTAACAAATTTAAGATTTAAAGATGCACATTAACGATCTTGAAATTCTTTTATCAAATTACACTGAATTTTACTTAGAATTTCCTGCTAAATACTTAAATAATCATTGCACAAGCTTTTTTCCTAAAAAAGATAGATTTGAGTTGATTTTTAATTCCATTCCTGGTGGTGTTGGTTGTTTTATTTATAAAGACAAGACTACCGGGATACGAAATCATGCTAGAACTAATGCTATTTATAGAAAATTTGCCATGTCAAACCGCCAAAGCTTCTTTTATCTGTTAACTTTGTATATGGAGTTAGTAGACCCTAAAGAAGTTTTGGGGTTTGTTTTAACGGCAAGTATTGAAAGAATAGCTGAAATTGAAAAGCATTTACACAGAGATTATTTATTAGCAGAAATTGAAGAAATAAACAGTGGAGAAAGAATGGCTAGTTTAGTAGAAAGTTATTTAAAAATGTAATGTATTATTCAAATAACGAAAGTGATTATCAAATAAAATTATTTTTGTTTGATTGGCACGTTGAACTTGTAGAAGAAGATTTGGAAGATTTAAAATATAGATTAATTCTTGTTGAATCTAACAATCAAGTTCAATTTAGGATGTTTTCTCATCATTCAGAGTTAAACAAAGATAAACCTAAAAATGTAATTGCTGAATTTATGTTTGAAGATAGTTCTTTTTCAAGCATTGTTGCTAATAATGCAGGATGGATTATAAATTACATTTCAAGATTAGAATTTTATTCGTGGTTTCAAATTGTAGGTAGATTTATAACAGCTTATAATGAAACTTACCCAGGAAAGGTTGCATTTAGAATGCACCTTTCCTTAAGTGAAATTAACAAAATAGAAAAAAGACATTTAGTAAAAAATCTTGAAAAAAAAATTGAAGTTATAAATTCAGGAGAATTATTAGAAAAAAAAGTTAAACAATTATTAATGCTTAGTAGATGATAGTTAATATTAAAGAACTTTACACTGGTAAAGCAACAATAATTAAAAATAAACAATATTTCAATTCTGAAAAATATTGTAAACCTTTTATTGAGAAATTAGAGCCACTAACAGAAAAGTTCATTATAAATGTTCAAACTCCGGATCAATTGACAGGTTCTCGTGAAAACTGGGATGTTGTTTTTAATAAAGTAAGCATTCTTGCTATATTAAAAAGTGAAATTGAAGGTTTCAAAGAAGTTATGGGTTTTTGTTATGCTTTAGATATTAAAAAGCCAGTTGCTAAATTTTACAGGGCTTTTTATAATGAAGACAATGGAAATTTAATTGCTCATGATGAAAGTTTTTTAGAACGTCAAGAAATAGAAGAAGACGAAATTTTGACTTATTCGGTTGTTGATAAATTACTTGAAAAAACAAATGATTTTAAAAATTTTATTTGTAATTTTGAAGATTGTAAACTTTCGCGTCAGTTGATGGATACTTATTTAGGCTCCTGGGTGAGAGGATGTGTAAACGAGTTTTATTTGAACGATTCTGGAAAAATTAAAGTTTCTCCTAAAGATGCAATATCAACTTATATTAATTTTTGTGTTGATAGAGACAGCACATATTATTTAGGAGATAAACAAGAGTTCACGAAACTTGATTTATTAGAAAATTTTTTGTCAGGAATAACAAATGATAAAAAAGACATTATGAATAAATTTGAAAAGTGTTTAATTATAAAAAAGATTATATCATGGATAAAATTTTAAAGGTTAATATTGGAGATTTAGAGCATTTTCAAGAATTATTAAATGAAATGCAAGATTCAATCGCTGAAATGTATAAAGAAGGAAAACCTGGAATTTACACAATAACTAAAGAATCTGGAGTAAATCAAAAATTAATTAAAAATGGTTTTACTGTTAGTGGTTTTTCTTATGGTATAGTTAAAGGATTAGGTGTTCGTATAGAAAATGCCACAAAATGGTTTAACACTTCAACAGTAAATGATTTTAAATGGACAAGTGACACAACAGGAGAATTTAAAACTTTAAATTCTGTTTATAAATTTACCTATAAGCCAGAAAAAGAAAGTGAGGTTAAAGATGGAATTTCTGATAACTAAAGATCAAAAAGACAAAATAAGATTTATTAAAGTATGGGTAGAAGATAAGAAAAATTATAAGATATTAAAAAGAGCTTCTGGATTTATAGGTAAAAAAGACACTTTACAACCTGATTTAGAAATAAAAGAAGGAAAAGCAGGAAGAACAATTGATCAACAAGTAGAACTTGAAAAAAACAGTTTAATTATCCGTTATAAAGATAGAGGTTATAAAAGCTTAGAAAATACAACATTAGAAGAATTTCAAAAATTAACAGAAAATGATTGTTTAAAATTTCTTGGAGATGAAGTAACGGATCAACAAGGATTAATAAAACCAATGCTTGCAAAAGATGGTTCAAGACTTAAACCAGAAATTTTTCAACGAAGATATTTAATATCAGCCAAACTAGACGGTTGCAGATGTCTTATGAAATGGGATGATAAATTAGATAAAGTGGTTGCTTGGTCAAGAGGAGGTAAGCTTTATCAAAAATCAGTTAGTCATTTAACATCAAATCCAAAGTTGGTTAAATTATTAAAAGCTAGAAGATATTTAATATTAGATGGTGAATTATATTCGCACGGAGTAAGTCTTGAAGTTTTATCTGGTCTTTCAAGATTAGAGAAACCAGATGAAAGAACTTTACAATTAGAATTTCACATTTTCGATTTAGCACTTACTGATAAGAAATTTTCTGAAAGATTAGTTTTACTTGAAAAGTTAGAAGAATATTTCAGAGATGAGTCAAAAATAAAAGTTGTTGAACATAAACCAGTTTTTGGCTGGGATGAAATAAAATTAAACCATGACAACTTCGTTAGTCAAGGTTACGAAGGAGCAGTTATCAGAGATGAAAACAGCTTTTATAGATCAGGAAGAAGTGTTGCATGGATAAAGATTAAAGAATTTAAAGATGAAGAGTTTGAAATTACAGGCTGTACTTTAGGCTTAAGAGGAACTGAAGACATGGTTTTTGATTTAAAAACCAAAAATGGCTTAGCATTTCAAGCAAAACCTATGGGTTCAAGAGAGCTTAAGGAAAGATATTTTAAAGAAATTGACAAATTAATTGGTAAGAAAGCAACCATTAAATATTTTTACTTAACAGATGATGGACGCCCATTCTTACCGGTTTTTAAAAGTGTAAGAGCTAATGGATTTTGATTTGAAAAATAAAGAATTATTATGTCTTATGGCAACAGAAATGACTTTGAATTATTCTGGTATTTCTGAAAATAATTTATTTTATAATAAATTAAAAGATATTTTAAAAGAAGCTTATTTTTCAATAGAACATAAAATTTTAAATAATATTATAGAAAAAAATTGTTATTGAACAAAACACAGAAAATCTTTTAAAAAGATATGAAAATAAAAGAGATTAAATGTACAGATGATTTATTTTTTACTGGAGATTTGCATTTGTGCCATTCTGGAGTAATTAAATTTGCAAATAGGCCTGTAAAAGATGTTGAAGAAATGCACGAATTAATAATTGAAAATTGGAATAAAAAAATATCAAGAAATAGTACAACTTACATCCTCGGTGATGTAAGTTGGAAACGTCTTGAACATTGCGAACATATATTGGATCAACTAAACGGTAAAAAAATATTAATTAGCGGAAATCATGACGAAAATTCAATTGAAAAATATTTTGAAGAATGTTACGATATGCTTTATTTAAAAATTCGTGAAGAGATAAATTATTATGTGCATTTATGCCATTATCCATTGTTTGAATGGTGGAAACAACAAGCAGGAGGAGTCTGCTTGCATGCGCACACTCACGGAAAAATAAATTGTATGGATTTTTGCAATCCTCAACGTTTAGATGTTGGTTTAGATTGTCACAATATGTTTCCGTTGAGTTGGGAAGAAATAAAAAATATCTTAAAAGAAAGAAAATTAAAATATGCTAATAGTTAAACCAAAGGTTGAAATTATAGATCAAGAACCAGGATTGCTTGGTATATATAAACAGATAGAATTTGCAGGTCGCATTTGTTACAAATCACATGATAAGATAACAGATGATAGCGCAGAAAAATTCGTTAGTCGCATGGTTGATGCCAACCATGGTGCAGTGCTAGAACATGGCACGGTTTATTTAACAATACCCAAAGATTATGTATACGTTGACATTTTCATTAATAATAATTATTCAAGAGTAGTTATTATTGAAAATTTAGCATATATTACTACCAATTATCGTGTAATAATTGAAGAAGACCTTTTGTATTGTTTGGAATTCTTAAATGATAAACCCACAGATTACCACGAATTAAAAGTAAGTGCTTTATTTAACTCTCAGATTGCAGTTAGTAGAGAAGCAAATCGTCATAGAACAGCCAGTATATGCGAAGAATCAACCAGATTTTGTGATTATACAAAGGACAAATTCAATAATCAAATAAGCATAAGTCTTCCAACTTTTATTGATGAGGAATTAGTAAAAAGAAGTGACACAACGCTTAGAGAATTATTTGAAGCTTGTTTAGGCACTCCTGAAGTTGTACCTATTGCTTATTGGTTATTAGCTAATAAAACAAGCGAGTTTTGTTATCAAAGATTAATTCAAGCAGGATGGCAACCTCAAGAAGCAAGAACTATTTTGCCTTTAGATACTAAGACAGAATTTATGCATACAGCTTATGTGTCAGATTGGCAACATTTTTTCAACTTACGTACTTCTGCCAAAGCTCACATTGACATTAAATACTTATCAAATGAACTCAGAAAACAATTCTCAGAAAAAGAGCTTTGCTAAAGAAGAAACAAAATGGTTTAAATTTGTTTTTCTAAGTTTACCATTGAAGTTTTGGTGGAGTAATAGAAAATATTTTAAAAGACCAAAAGTTAAATTTGATGTTTACAGGCAGAAATGGCGTTGGAATGCTAGAATTTTTGATTTTGAATGTGAAGATTTAGGATGGAAAACTAAATATTCGGATTTTAGACATGAAACCAATCCTTATATTTCAATAAACATTTTTAATAGAATAACATTCTATTTTGAATTCGTACAAATAGGAAAAGATGAATTAGGCTTTAAAAATGATATTAGCTTAGAATATTGGGAATGGATGCTAAATTATGCATATAATGAAAATTGCAAGTTTGATTTATTAAAAAGCTTAAAATTTAACGGTGCTTGGTCAAGAACAAGTAAAATTTGGGAGGATACAAAATATTTTATCCCTTATCATATAGATTCACTTACTAAAAAAGGAAAAATGATGCTTGCTAAGCAAGTATAAACAAACATGAAAACGGCTTATCATTGCTTATTTCTCGTTTTGGGAGGTCTTGTGCTTTTATGCGCAGGATCTCTCTTTTTAATAACATATTATATTAAATTTTTATTTTATGATTATTGGTTTTGCAGGAAAAAAAGGCGCAGGAAAAGACTTTATCGCAGGGATGTTTCAACAAGAATTATTCCAACGTAAAATATTAGCTAAACGAATAGCATTTGCTGATAGTTTAAAAGAAGGAATAGCAGTAATGCTTGAGATTCCCAGGTATTATTTACATACTAGCGCAAAAGATCTTTACGGTTTCGATATAAATTCAGGTAAAGTTAAGGCTTTAAAAGAAGCTCCAGATGCAATAAGCATTAGAAAAATAATGCAAACATTCGGACAATCAATGAAAACTTCGTTAGGAGAAAATATTTTTGTAAATTTGGCAATGAATAAAATTGTAGATCATGCTTTAATTACAGATGTAAGATTTCCAAATGAAGTTGAGGCTATAAAGTCAAAAGGTGGATTTATTGTTAAAATAATAAATCCAGAAGAAACAGCAGAAGATCAAGACATAAGCGAAAATGCTTTAAATAATTATAAAGCAGACTTTGAAATAATAAATTATAAGAAAGAAAATTCTTATGATAAAGAACAAAAACAGATTATTTACATAATAGATCAGATTTTAAATGTTTAAAAAATTAAAACGTATCTCTTATGATTATATGGATAACAACCAATATGAAATAAGAGTTTATGATGATACTTTCAAGTGGCATGCTTTAGTAAAAGAAGATTTCGAAACTTTACAAAATAAAGTTAAAAAAATAAGAGATCTTGAAAATAAAACAATATATTTAGATAAGGGCCTTTCTTTTCCTAGAGAAAAGTTAAAGGGCCTTATAAAGGTAACCAAAGATCCCCTAAAAGCTGATTATACAGTAATAAACTTCAAAGAATTTAACAGAGGTTTTTTTATATGTTATTTGCAAAATGACATTATATATATAAACCATGTTGGCCAATGGTGTTTGCGTCAAAAACTCAAAACATCTTCTAATCAAATAACTCCTAACACCCATGGCATAATTGAAGATAAAGACATAATAAAATATTATCAGCAAGAGGGGATCTTTGATAATACAGAAGTAGAAATTACCCAAGCAATGTCTATTTGTAATGATGAATTAGAAATCTTAAAATTAATTCAAGATTCGGACAAGATAATTGATATTTCCGTTCTAAGATCTTATGTAGAAAACAAAAACGAAGATTTAACAATGGAAATGTTCGAAAATATCGATGGATTATTAAGACAATATGACACAGTAAAATTGGGACTTAATGCTTTAAATTTAATTAATGTTGAAAAATACAAAGTTAGTGTTTATTATTTATTAAGTAAGAATTATTTTACTTTAAGCAAACAAGGAACACGATTTGGAATTTATAAGAATATAATTGAAATTTTAAAAGTTGATGTATATGATACTATAAATTATCGATGGATGGTTAAAAATGCAATATCTGAATTTGACAAAGAAATTGCAAAAAAAGCTTATATTACATACATAGAAAATGAATTAAAACGAATTATAAAGATAGAAGAAGAATCCTTAGATATTATAGATTGTAAACTTGATTTTAAAATAGTAAATAATGGCTGAATTAATAAACTACAAGCTGGATGATAAGGAACAAATAATAAGATATTATAAGAAAGTAAAAAATGAACTCAAACTTAAAGTTTTAAAAGAACCAAAGAGAGCTCCTTTTTATTTGGAAGAGATAGAAAAAATCACTAAAATTTTAAAAAATGAAACGTCTAATAATTGAAATTCTTATTATTTCAAGTCTTACTGGCTTAGTTTATGTTCTTAAAAACGAATTATCAGAAACAAAAGAACAATTAGAAAAAACAACAACAAATTTTAAACAGTTAGAAAGTGATAATTATACGTTAGAATTAAGCAAAAAAGAATTAACAGATTATATAGGAGATCTTAACACACAATTTAAGCAAGAAATAGACAGTGTGACAAAAGCACATGATATCAAATTAAAAGATATTAAACAATTAGTAAATAATAAAACAGTTGTTAGTATAATAGACACTGTTTTTATGCCTGCTGAAGAAGTAAAAGTTGAAAATGACTCATTGTATAAATTAAAATTTACTGTTGATTCTGCTTGTTATAAAGCGGTAATTTATGCTTTAACTAAAGATCAGTCAACTACTGTAAACTTGCACGAATTAGAAACTGAAAACAACAGTTATTATATAGTGCATTATGAGAAAAAACCTTGGTGGAGGTTATTTAAAAAAAGAAAATTGTTAATAACAACTGTTAACGATTGCGGAACAAGTGAAACAAAAGTTATAAATATTACGAAATGATAGAATTAACGACATATTATCAAATAGTAAGAAGTTATGATTCAAATTTATTTAAAATTGAACAACGGTTTACAAACGTTCAATTAGACATTGATTTTGAAGCTTTAAATAAAAAAATATTAAAAGATTATGATTTAAGCAATGTTAAAAATATATATATTGGAAAGAATGTTAGCTTTCCAAGATTTAAAATTAAAGATAATGAAAAATTCAAAAATTGCACAGAAAAGAAAGCGGAAGTAATAATAACTGAACATTTAGAACCAGGTTCTCGTTATCCGAATCGTTATTATGTATTTAAAACACCGGATGATCTTTATTATGCATTCCAGCCTTGGGATGTTGTACTTATTGAAAACATAACAAAAAATAAGAATGTAAAAGAAGGTGACATTTTAAGCTTTTTGATAAGTAAAAATATTCTTCCAGAAGGAACAGCTAGTCTTGGAAGAATTCCAATTAGAAGAGAAAGTAAGAAAAATCTTGATAAAATAAGAACAGTTGAAAATGCAACTTTACCTTTAGTTGATAAAACTGTTTTAGAAAAATATTTAGCAAATGATAATTTAACTCCAGATGCTGAGAGTTTAAAAAATATTTCTAACTTATTAAAAAGTAAAGACGCACAAAATATAAGCTTAGGAATTGATATGTTAATAAATTTTAATATTATAAATAATAGAGTAAAAATTTATAATATTATAAAGCCTAATCTTCAAGATATAAGACATAAAGCTTATGGTAAATTACAATCTGCAGTTTGGAAAAATATTTTAGATCAATTGGGATTTTATAACACAGGACATTTTGAAGTTAGCAATATAAAGTTAACTATGCGTAAATTTTACGAACAAGCAGTAAATGAAGAAGACAAAGAAGAAGCAAGAACAATACTTGTTGATTTAATGAAAGAAGAAATAAACAGAATGATTCAAAATAACGAAACCGAATTGTACAACATTAAATTTGATTATAACATAGAATAAAAGATTTTAGGGGGAAGTGAGCGTAAAGCTTGCTTCCCCCATTTTTTTTTCTTATTTTTGCAGAAAAAATTTTTATGAAGAACAATTATAGCACATATAAACCAATTAATTTGTCAGAATTAGACGATGATTTTTTCAATTATCAAAGGGTAAGTAATCCAGAAATTAACACATTTTCTGATTATACAAAACCACAAGCCAAAAGTTATAATGTAACTTTTGATTATACACCATTAGAAAAGAAAGAAGAAAAACAAAATATAACAACCAAAGAAGAAATAAAAACTCCTAAAGTAATTGATGATAAAAAAGTAAATTTAATTAAACCAATAGTAAGTAAAACTACTTCAACAAAAGACTTTTCAAAATATAAGAATAAAGCAGCTTTTGATGCAGCAATGGATGAGGCAATAAAAGAAAACCCAGAAATTGCAAAACGTAGAGAATTTTTAACTAGAATTGCAGCTGCAGAATCCGGATTTAACCATACAATACAAAATAAGCAAGGTGCCCCTGCTTATGGATTATTTCAATTTATGCAAGGTTCCGCTAAAGGTAGATCTTGGAACAATATTGATAAATACGCAGGAGTAAGCATTGATGAGTTCAGAAATAATCCTAAAATTCAAATTTTAGCTGCAAATAAACTTGCAGATTCATTTTTAGCTGGAATGTCAGAAGATGACAGAAAAAAAGCAAAAGAACAAGGTTACACTGATAATGCAATTTTAGCTGGTGCATGGTTAGGAGGAAATGGTGGAGTAAGAAAAGCGCTTGCTGGTGTTGACCTTGACGATAAAGGATGGAGTAAAGATGGAAAAACAGGAACAACAGTTTTAACACGAATGCGCGAATTTAATTTTGATTAACCCTTTAAAAAGATTTTAGCCCCTTATGCAGAGAAAGCAATTTTTCTGTATAAGGGGCTATTTTTTTTCTTTAATTAAGAAATGGTCCAACAAACTTACCGAATCCGTAAGTATTATAAACATAATTTTTTAGTTGATAATTCTCACTTGTTATAAAGTCCATTGTATTTGTTGCCCATTTCTTAGAGATACTCGTTATTGGAGCATTTATGGTATTAATAACACCCATTGCAAGTAATAATGGGTTATTTTCAGTTGTTGGAGTAACCAACATTTCTTTCATAATATCATACTTGAACCTATCTTCTTTTCTCATAGCTTTTAAACCAGCAAGACTAGCAAATAAGCCCATAGTAAGAAAACAGAATAAATCAGAAACCAAGAAACGTAAACCACGCATTTTTGCTTCATCATTTTTTAATGTTTCCCAGTCTTCAGCTCTATTTTCAGAAGAAAGCAGCTTGAAAGCATCCTTAAGAGCATAAAAAGTCCCAGCTTCACCTACAATGTCAAGTTTAATTGCACGTTGTTTTATACAATCAGGGTCGTTATAATCTGTGGTATAAGTGGTTATAAACTCTCCAGTTTCAGGATCTTTGGATACTTTAACCCATAATGGTTGACCAGTGTTTGGATCGTCCATGTAAATTTCTTCGTAACGTTGATATTTACCCGGTTTTAAAAATAAGTTTGTAGCTTTAGCTGAAACGTGCGTTTGAAATTTAGTAAACACTTTTCCCACTAAATAACGCTTCCAGAACATCTGTGTGTCTGCATCCATGTTTCCGTGTATCTGGTTAGATATATTCAAAAATGTTGAAATTTGTTTTTCTGTTAGTCCTTCTGGTAAATCATCTCCAAATTTTAATTTTTTATCATCTGGTAGATGTTCGTTAAATTCTGCTAAAAGCATATTATATTTTGCTAAATCTCTAGCTCTTCCTTCAGGAACTTTTCCTGTTTTTGCACATTCTTTGATAAAATCAAAACGTTTGTCTTTGCTAAAATCATAAACAAGAGTTTTGTTGTCGTTATCTTCAACGTAAGCATCAAAACTTCCATCTTCCATCATAAAAGCAGAAAATAAAGCCATTCGGTGTTCATAATCTGTCATTTGTGCTAATATATAACTAGGAGCAGATCTTCCAAGTATATTTGCAACTTCTCCTGTATTGGCTCTGTGTGATTCTAACATTTCTCGCATTGCACGACCACCAATATTCCATTTTTTATTCATATAAAAAAGCTTGTTTTGATTTCCGCTTAATGCTTTAACAGCGTAAAGATCAACGAATCCATAAGCTTTAGTTAGATTTTGAACACTTGGAGATAAACTACCTCCAAACTTAGTGACTGTTCTTAAATAATTATTATATCGTCCAGTCATAAGTTCTCGTGCAAACATTTTTGGGTTAAAAGGAATGGTCATTGTGCTTATTAAGTTATCTATAACTTGAAATGCACCATAAATTGGTTCTTCTCCTTTTGATATTTGATTAACATTGTAAACGTCCGATTGATATTTTTTCATTGAAACTTCGCAAGCTTCTTTGACTTCTGAGTTAGTCATTAAAGCTGACCAATGTTGAAGAATAATTGAAGTTCTAATCCAAGGAAGAACTTTGTTTGTTTCTTCTTCAACTATGTTTTTATATGTATATTCTGCTAATACTTCTGCAAGATTTATTGAGAACCAATCAACACCTCTGCTTCTAATAAAATTGTCGCGGTCTTCCCGCTTCATTTTCATACTATTAACATATTTTAAGAATTTATTTTTTTCTTCGTCTATTTTCTCAATTTTGTTTGTTTCAAAAAGTGAGTTAGGATTTTTCATAAGTTCCCATTTATCGCTAATCCACTTTTTAAATCCTTTTACTCCAGCATTTGCTGTTTTAGAAAATAAACCAGCTTCCATTAAAGGAATATCGAACCATTCACCAGTTGCTATATATTGTTTGGCTTCTTCGCTGTTCTTGTCTCCTTTAGTAATTGGATATCTTATAGCATTAATCTTTCTTAAAAAGTAATTTAAAAAGTCTTTTTCTTCTTGTGTTATATTTGCTGTGTCTGGATTAAGAACTCTTAAAATTGGAGTGTCTCCATCTTGCATAATAACAAGAGATTTAAAAGCATTGAAAGAAGAATCAATTTTTCCTTGTTTTATTAAATAATTAGAACAAACTTTTTCAATTGGTGTTAACTCAGAAGTTAAATGTTCTTTTAAGTCGTTTCTATATTTAGATAATACTTTAATTTCAAATTCATTTACAATTCTATTGTTTGTTTGTTGGTTAGAAGTGTACATTTGAGAATTAAAAGAAGCATATTTTGGGGTATCGTTATATTCAATTTGTGCTAAAATTCCTCCTTCTTCAGCCATTGCTTCATAAATCATACCATAAAGCATAGAAGCCATGTTGTCAATATGTAAAGGATCAATTAAAGTTCCACCGTAACCTATTAAATCATTTGTTACTTCATTTGATAATTCATGCAATAATTGTATTTTTTGATCTCTTGGAGAATTATTAACTGCTTTTAATCTATTTTCAACTTTATTTAAAAGATCAGGATTTACTTTATCATCAATTTTTCTTATTTCATCGATTTTGTTTATAACTTTAACTATTGGATCAACCATTTCAATTTTTCCATTTTCAAAGTTATTTGTAAGTTTAAAATCCGGATTTTTCTTTCTTGCATACATTAAAAGTTGCCTGAAATTTTCTCTTAGAACATTGTTCATTTGAACCGCAGATTGTCCATTATGTGCACAATAGACTTTTAATCCATTAACCTTATATTCTCCATCATTATTTGCTAGAAATTCATTAATAACTAACATTGTTTTCATAAGATCAACGTTTCCGTTTACAGCTTCTAAAACATCTGCATTTACTACCGAATCAGGAACTAAATTACCAGTAATTTTGGCTCCATTGTCTTTATATTTAAAGCTCTTATTGTTTAATTTTATAATATTACCAGTTATCGTGAAGAAATCAATTGTTTTGTAAATGTCGTTTTGAAAAACAATTATTCCAAAATCTAATAATTCTTCATTAATGGTGTATTCATTAGCTAAATAAGTTCCAAAAAGCTTATTGTAACGTTCAGCTTGTGCTACATCCGAAAATTCAAATCTTTTCTTTTTTGATTTTAAAGCTGCATTATATTTTCTGGAAAACTCCAACGCATAAGAAATCGGATTTTCCATGTTAGCATTGTAAATTTCAATAGCTTTCTTTTCTGCTTCTTCACGGGTATTGTAATACTCAGTCTTGTTTGTTTGAGTATTTCTTACTCCATATTTACCATTTGTTCCTTGTTTAATAGTTTTCTTTATATAATCCAAGGTGTATTTTCTATTTACTCCTTTAGAATTTAAACCATCAAAGCCAAAAAGTGTTTTATAAGCACCGTCTAGTTTATCGGCAATTGATGTGTCCATTTTAAAGGATATTGTAGTATTAGGCATTAAACCTTCAACTCTTTTTGTAATTTTACCATTAGCCAAAGCTAACTGTTCATAAATGCTTTTTGCGTAACTAGTATTAGCAGAAGCGCTGTTTCTTGTGTCAATGTCTCTTTCTCCAAAAGTACTGTTTATTTCGTAAGATTGTTTTTGATAATCAACATTAACTAGTCTTACAGGAATAATGTTAAGATCAGCTGGTGCCATATAAATTCCACGCTGTGCTAACATTTGACGATAAAAGCCTAACTGGTAAGAATAAGTAAGCTGTTTTGCTTGGTCTGCTTCATCATGGGTTTTTGGAGAAGTTTTAAAGTCGCAAATGTGAACATCTCCGTTTTCTGTAATTACTAATAAGTCAATAACTCCAACGAAATTTTCTCCTTCTTTATTATTAGAAGTTATTTTAAACTCAGGAATAAATTGTGCATTTTCTCCGTATCGTTGTAATAAAGCTCTTTTAACATTACTTAGTAAATCACCCATGTTTGAAATATCGACAACATCAAGACCTAAGCCTTTTTTCTTTACATAATCCATAAAATCCTTTCTTGCTTGGAAAGAATCATCAGAACTAAAAAATAACTCTGCGTATTTATGGAAAGATGTTCCAAATTTAGCTAATAAAGCCCATTGATATTTTAAATTTTCGATGTGTTCTTCTACTTTTGTTTTATCTGCTCCCTCTTCTACTAACTTTTTAGTAACAACCTTTTTATAATTTTCAAAATTAAAACCAGTTACAAAAGGAACTCCTTTTTCTCCTAAATCTTCTTTTGTAATAGCTTTTGTTACAGATATATAACCTCTTTTTGAAACTTTACGGTCAAGTTCTTTTTCATCAAATTTGTTTTCATCAAGTTTTATTGCATCACTTATGTTTTTAAGCTTAGCTAAAACTTCAGCTTGTTTTCGAAACTCTTTGCTTAAATGTATTCCATTATCTTTCTTTATTCTTTGAAGCCTTTCCCGATTGTCCATTATAAATCGGGAAAGTTCTTCCTTAGACTCAAAAGTTATTGGGCCTTTTTCTAAATTTAAAACGTATTTATCACAAGACATTTTAACATATTATTAATAAATCTCCAAAATCAATCAGGCTTTGATAAACCCTGGAAACATCATTATTATTTGACTCTATTTGATAACCTATTTCATAAACCCTGTCAAACTTTCCAGTTATCAAATCAGAACCGAATTGATCCATTATTTCATCAAGAGACATGTTCATTAAGTCATAAGAACTTATAAAATCAAAATCAACTTGTACAACATCTTTGACAACATCAGCAACTGAACTTGCAATATCCATAAAGTTTCCATCAAACCATGCTTGTTCATCTTTTGACATTAATTGTTTTCTGAAATATTCTCCAAAGATAGTACAAAAAGTTTCTTCTGCCAAATCTGCATCATTTAAATTTTTATATTCTGCTTTTACCTGTTCAAAAGCTGGGTGTTCTTGAACTTTAGATAATATGGCTTCGTAAGCTTCAGGATTTCTTGCTTTCAAACCAGGAAGTAATATATGCGTAAATTCATGTAAAACATCAGCTGTTGAGGCTCTATCAATATTTATATATATTTTGCCATCAATAACGCAAGCTCTCGTGCCTTCTAAGTTTATTCCTCTATCAGAACCCATTTTTACCATTTGCTCATTACTCATTACCTCAACATTAGCATTATATATATTTTTAAGGTTTCTTGTAATTAAACTTACAGCTTCTTTTGAATCATGGGACTTTTTAATAATTTCAGTTTCTTTTGATTGCTTAATATTACGTTTCATATTTGAAAACGCTTCTTGCTTTTCTTTACGATACATTGTGTAAAGTTCTTTTACCCTTAAACTGCCGTCATCATATTTATTCCCATAAAGGTTAATACTACAAGGATAAAATGTATCATCATTTGATTTAACAATATAAGCAACAGACATCATAGAATTTGTTTTTTTGGTAACAATTCCTGTTCTATATTCGTTTTTGTCTGGATTATCCTTACTTGGAAAATAAACTTGTATAGCATCTCCAATATCAGTTACCTTTAAAATATCATTGAAGCTTTCATTATCAAGTCCAAATTGTTTTGTATAACCACGCCCTCTTTCGTCTTCTTGTAATTCAAGAGCAGATAAAGCATTAACTGCACTTTCTCCTTTTTTATTTTTAAAGTATCTTTCAACCTTTATATAATATTTTACTTCATCAGTAAGCTTGAATCCGTCAATTTCGGATTCTTCCATTTTATATTTTACATTTCCTGAGTTATCTTTATAAACAAAGAACTTTGCAAATTCTGCGTTTTTAACAAAAATTCCTCTTTTCTTTAAATAATCCATTAAATCAGGATGTTTATTTTCAAATTTTCTTTTTTGAGCTTCTGTAAATTGAGCAGATTTTTTCCCTGAATCATAAAGCCAATTTAAACGATCTTTTAAAAATTTAAGATCTGCCGTGTGACCATCTGCTAATGTATGAATTACTTTTATATCATCAAAACGTGATTTTACTTCTTGTTCCGTTAAACTAGAATAATAAGTCATACGTTCTCCATTTTCATTTTCTCTTTGATAATAAACCAAAGGTTTTATTCTTTTACCAACTCTTGAAATATTCGTAGGTTGTACTATATCGTCAAAAGCGGTGTTATTACCGTCTTTTTTTCTATAAATAACCTTAATGTCTCCATCTTTAGAATAACCTTTAAAAACCGCTAAGTATTTTCTAGCTTCTCCGTCTTTTTCAAAATTAACTTCTACTAAGTCACCTCTTGAAAGATCACATAAAGCATCGAGTTTTTCTTCATATTTTAAACCATCCAAGCTTTCCATATTCCATTCTTGATCTAAACCGTTTTCATGTTGGAAAATTTCAACTTCTCCGTTGCTATCAATTGTCATGTTTATTGTTTCTTCTTGACCAGCAAGAGCTAATAAAGCATCTTCCATTGACTCAGTGGCAACATCTTTCTTAATTCTTTTCTTTTGATTGAAAAGTTCACTTTGAAAAGCTTTTCTTTCTTGTACGTAATCATAAAGGACACCATCAGCTTTTGATCCTAAAGAATAAGCAGCAATAATTTCTGGCTTATAAGTTGAAGGATCTCCTATATTATACCAATTGCCATTGTCATCCTTTTTCCATTTAGCGTCCGAATATTGATTAATTGAAACGTGGTTTAAAAATCCTTTTTTAATTAATTTTCCGTTATCATCGTAAACATCCCTAGTTTTATAATAAGCCCTAGTTGATGTTGCAAATTGAAATTCAAATAAAGAATCTCTAATTTTACCATCGCTTACATATTGAACTTTTATTATATCACCACGTTTTAAATTATTAGCCATGTTTTGGCGATTCTTAGCTAAAACTGGAATTTGATTTCCGTTATCATCAAGCTTGAATTCTTCATTGCCGTTTTTATCCTTTCTTGTTTCATAAACTAAATTGCCTTCTTTATCTACTGCTTGATCATGGTTAAAGAAAGGAAAGATACTATATAAATTGTCTCCACTTTGTATATTATCATATCCAGAAGCAAAAGCTGCTTCTGTTTGGTTTAGTTCATCAAGTAATTTATGGTCATTGTTAGCGTGTAAATAAACCCTAGTTATCATTTCTGGGTTTACAATTACAATGTCACCATCAGTTGTTTTTGCTACAATTCCGCCTTCTGAGTTTTGAATTTTAACAGCGTATTGTTGAACTGGTTTTTTCTTACCTTTTACCCATTTATTAAAAACGATCACGTCACCAACGCTTGCTTGATCAGCCATATTTATTACGGCTTCATCTCCTGCAAATCCAGAAATTCTAACACTAAAAATGTTTTCATCTTCCGAAAGTTGAATGTCCGTGTCGTCATCATCCATTTTTATTGTTGTTTGGTTTTCATATAATTTTACACCTTCAGAGTTAAGATTATTTACAACAGTATTTACTAATTCAATTTCACCTTCACTCATTCCATCAAGATTTAATCGACTATAAGTGTCTTTTTCTATAAGATCACCGTTTCTGTCATAAATCATCTTATATTCACTACCAAGGCTTTTAAAACCTTTTACATATTTACTCTCTAGATTTACTCTTAAAGCTGCAACTCCTTTTTCTCCTCCTTTACCGAATGGGTACATTATGTAAGCATACCATTTGCCTTCGTTAGCATCATAAAAAGAACCATTAGATATGTAATTAGTATCGTAACTTTTGAATTCTTCTTGCTTTTTAGCCCAAGCTAAACGAGCTTTTTTGTATTTGTTATCATCAGATAAATTGTTTGTTTCATCGATGAATTGTTGTAAAATAACACCTTTGTTATATTTAAAGCCTAAAGAATGCGCTTCATCAACTGACATGTAAGCAATAGGATTACACAATATCAAATCTCCAGAAGAAACTTGTCTCATTTGAAAGTCATTGTTAATAGGTTTTAAGCGGGACCAATATTGAAATTGATTATCTTTTCTTTCTAAAAAGTAATTGTAAAATTCAACAGCGTTTTTTTCTGCTTTTTTATTCTCGTTTTTCTCTTTACTCCAAAATCTACCTAACTTGTCCGATTTATCAATTTTTACATCATTATTTAAAAGCCTAAAAGACATCCCCGTGTTTCTTTCAAATGTTTCAGGGTCAGCATCGCTTCCGTCAACTTCTAAATCTTCATTTCTTGCTTCGCTTTGATCTTTAGCTATTAAACTATCACCAACTTTTATAGCATGTGTTAAAAAGTCATCAGTTGAGATGTTTTGCATATTACCAAGTGCAGGATGGTTCTCAAAACCAAGAACAACTACTCCATCTTCATTTCTTGATAAAATAGCTTTTCCTTGTTCTAAATTAATAGTTATTGGTGTATTTCCTACTTGTGTAAATGCTCCATACAAGTTGGAATATTCAGCATCGTTTACGTAGTCTTCTAATGTAATAATTGCTATTTTGTTTTTATTTAAATTTTCGTTCATATCAGCAAGCATTCTTGCTGCTGTTTCAATAGGCATTGACTTTGAAATATCTTTTGCTCTTTGTGTTATATCAAAATACTCGTTAGTATCTATTGATCTAACAAGTCCTGCTGTTTCATATATAAAGCGTCCTGGAGTATTGTTTATTTCTCCTTCAAAATAAGAACCCCAACCTATATAGTTAAAATTATTTATTGGGCCAGTGTAAGGTTTAACATTAAATAATTTGTGTTTATTTCTTAATTCTTTAATCGAGCTTTCAATTGAAGCGTGGGCTTCATATTTAACAATTCCAGATTTTATACCAGAAGCTCCAGCGAATGTATCGAAAGCATCTGCTAATTTATTATCTAAATTTTCTCTTATCCAATTAACAACTCTTAGATCTTCCAACATATAAGCTGCAAATTCTTTTACATCATTAATATTTTTAAAATCTTTATAGTTTTTAAGGATATTTGAAAGTCTAGACATATATTCAGTACCAGTTGAACTTGACAAGCGTTCAATTTCTGGAAGTTTTGTTAATAAATCTTGATGTACACTTAAAAGATCATTGAAAATTTGAACACTTATTTTGTCTCCTTCTGTTAAGTCAGGATTGTTTCTATTATTAAGTCCAATTTCTAAAACGTTATCGTATAAATAATGAACCAATTCATGTCTTAAAGAATTAATAGTTGAAGCTTTACTTTCCGAATCAGCAACAATTATTAAATCTTTTGTATGCATATAAACACCAGCTGTTGACTGGCCATTCATTTTAAACTTAGGAGCAAATGCTATTTTTAATTTCTTTCCATTTTCTGTATTAGAAATTACATTTAACATTTCTCTTATATCTGTTGGAAATATTCTTCCATATTTTCTATCAAAACTTAATGGAGAATAACCCATAAGTGTTGCTCTCTCATTATTTAGAACCACTGACAAATCAACGGCTCTGTTATTCATATTGTTTCTTATTGATTCGTATTTATCTTGAATCACTTTATCACCTACAATTTGCCCCAAGAATGTTCTTGGGGTCAAATTTCCGGTGTTTTCTTCTGGTGAAATGACAGCTGTTACATCTCCACCAGCCATCATTATTATTTCACAATTTGCCATTAACAATTAAAAATTAATGTTATTTTGTTATTGTCAATATCCCTTTGAAGCTCTTTAGCTATTGATCTACTCCTTGAATTATTAATAACGTTGTTTGAATCGTTTTTAATAACCGTTAAAAAAGAAGGAGCATTTTTAAGAGAACCAAGGTTTTTTATTTTTTCATAAGCACCATTATTTCCTGTTCCTATCCATCGGTAAAAATCAAACGATTTTGAAGTATTATTCCATTTCTTGACAAAATCTCCATTAGATTTAAAATCAAGCTTAAATTCTTTTCCTACTTTTTGAGCATGAAGTAAATTTAAATAAGTACTATTTATTGTTGAATTATAAACTATTTCTTTATCATCTGAAACATAAGTTTTATAATTTGATTCATTCGCCCATTCAAATTCACTTTCTCCTTTATTTGATAAATGCGAAGAATAATCCAAATTACCAACAAATCGCATATAATCAGAAATTATATTTTCAGAATCAGAATCTATCGCTTCATCAAAAAATCTTGAAAAAGAAGATTTACTGTAGCCATTATTATTTATTATTAAATTATAAAGCATGAATTCATCAGAAATATTCATTCCATCGATAAAATCTGATTTTATACTTGTAAGCTCTTTGAAGCCATTTACCATTTGAGAATATCTGTAAATGTCCGTATCACTTAAAATGCTATTCATGTTTAAGTTATTAGGCTTCATTATTGTATATTCAGCCCTGGTTAATTTATCAGCTATTGAATCGTAACCAATGTTAGATAAAAATTGATTTTCAGGATACAATTTCTTTAAATCTTGAAGTCTTTTTTCCATTAATATTTTAAAGTTTACAACTCCATTTTTGCTTTTAATGGAAATTACAGAATCACGTTCTGTTTTTATTTTTTTATCGTCCTCGTCTTTGTAAATCTCAGAGTCTTTTTTAACGTTATAATCAAGATCAAGATTTGAAAGATAAAGATTCGTTATGTCTTTATTTAAAAAATCCATAAGATCCTTGAAGTTATCTTCGTTTGCATATTGACCAAATGTTTTATACATTAGTTCAAGAGCTTTAAATTTAGCTGAAGAATTCCTAAGAATATTTACCGCGGAATCTTTGGCAAGATGCATTGAAGAAAAGCTAGGAGACATTATTTCAGCTTCAACTATGTTATGATGAATTTTTAAAGCATCGTATAAATCCGTAAGTTCTTTTGTTTGTTTACCGGTATAAATATTGCTTATGTCAAATTGGCTTCCATCTAAATTTACTTTTGATGAAAGTTCCATTAAATCTAAATCTCTTTTCTTAGCAAATCTTGCAACTGTATTATTGTATCGATTATAACCACTTATAAGCTCAAATGCAGTTGTTTTCATTCCTTGATTAATATTAAGTCTTGATCCAAAAAGCTTTAATTCATCAGCTCCTAAATATAACTCAGCAAAAGCATTTATAAAATCCATGTCTAGATCTTCTTTATAGCTTACAGATTCACGAATTGCGTTCTCATAACGCTTCATTCCATGTTTTATTTTGCTATCCAATTTTGGGTAATCATCTTTTATTACATCAGCAAGAGCTTTTAAAGCATTAGGACCTAATTTGTTAAATTCACTGAATAACTGTCCAAGCTTTACTTTTTCATAATCTCCTAAATTATTTTGAATGCTTGTAGCTATTTTTGCATCTTGAATACTTGTTGATCTATGTTTTTTGTAAGCTTCTAAAGCACGATATAACATGCTTGTTTTAGAATTACTTTTCTTTGGTCCACGAAGAAGTTTTATTGCTTCCCAACCTTTAAGATAATTTCTATAATAAGGAATACCAGTTATTTTAGCAATTGCTTTATCAACGTTCATGTTGTCTCCAGTAAAAACGTTGCTTTCTGCTAAACTAGCAATTGTGTTAACTTCTTTTGATATCATATAATCAGCTATAACATCAAGAGGTAACCCAATAGAAGTTAAATAAGAATAAACACCTATTAGTGCAGGACTTGCATTGATTTTTTCAAGGATAAGCTCTTTTGCATTATCTGTTGAAATTGTCACAAGCTCGGACATATCTAAGCTTTTATCAGCTGTTAATCTAACATCAATTATATTATTATTTTTTACGAATTGACCGTAAATATTATTTAATATTGGAGTATTTGTAAAGTTAACGTTAGCAACTAAATTTGCATTAATAATTGCAGAAGATAACTTGTATTTTTCAATTAATAAATTTTGATCTCCTGTATAATCAGCGATATTTATTGCTTGAGTTCTTATAAAGTTAGAAACTCCCGTTTCTTCTTCAATTTTACTTAAAGCTAATTCTGCTGGATTAACTCCCGTTTGATTTAAAAGTTCAATAAATAAAGCTGCTTCTTCAACAATTGCCGATAAATCATCATTTCTCTTGCTAAGATCAATGCTTTTTGCGTTTTCATATAAAGGGGAAAGATATTTGTAACCATCAACAATGTTTAATCTATAATTTACATTATTAATTGATACTATATCATCTCCGTTTATTTCTAAGCCAGTAAAGAAGTTTTTTAATTCTTTATTTATTGCTTCATTAGTTAAAACTCCTGCTCTATCTTTAAGTCGTGTTAACTTGTTATAATCTCTTTTACCTAAATTTACTTTTTTAATATTTAAATCGTGCCAAATTTGATTTACTAATTCTTGGTCTAAATCTTCAACTCTTGCATCTGGAGTTATTCCTTTTTGTATTAATTCTTTTTCTAAATTAGACATTTTTTTTGAATACATAAAGCTTAAAGTGTTAAAACATTTTAAGCCTACAGCAGAAATACCGATGCAATCTTTACCATAAGAATTAGCTTGTTTCATGGCTGGAAGCGTCATGTAATTATCCATTGAAAAAAGCTTAGCATCTCTAGCTTTTTCAGATTTAGAAGCAACAGCTGCTGTTGTATCAGATGTTACCGGTGTATCCGAAGCCATAGAATTTACCACAGAATTTGAAATATCGTGTAAATAATAAGAAACAATATTTTTGGTTGCTTCTGTTAGCTTTTCTCCTTCTGTTGAAGAATCCATGAAGTAATCGTTAATGTCTCCTTCAAAAGCTTTTAATTCATTAGGTATTATTTCATATTCAGAAATAAAGTTCATTATATCGACGAAGTCTTGATATTCTTCAGGAGTTAAAACTTCGTTCATTTCTAAATATCTTTGGAAATTTAAAAATTGCTGTTCTGAAAAATTATGAGCAATTGGTCTTTCAGCAACTTTCTTTTCTTTTCCATCGGCAAATGGCAATTGGAACGATTGGTCCATAAAGCGATAATCAAACCAAGATGTGTGAACATCCATTATGCCATTTTTAGAGGCATTGAAGCCTGTTAAGTAGATTTTGTCAATATCCAGTTACCCTCTACGTTTTCACGTAAAGCTCGACTATATCATCACTAATTTTTAATTAGTGTCGCGCACTTCGAAGCTTTCGCCCCTACTCCATAAAAGGATAGTCTGTGAGCCTTCATCCATTACTGGACGCTTGGTTGCGGATTGTCCAATCTTTTTTACTTTTTACTATCTCTGAGTGATTAGTTCAGCCCTTATGTATATTTCTACCATAAGTTAGTATAAAAAAGCTCTAAGGAGTTTCCCGCAGTTCACGCGATTTTACGACTTCCATTATTTTTTATTTATACAAAAGTCACTTCCATCGATCCAATTCTTTTTAATTGGAACATAAGCTCTGTTTGAATGTTCTTCAATAAACCCAACAACTTTCATAGCCATTATTGACTGCAAAGCTTGACATGGAATACGAACACCCATTACTTTTAATGATTGATTAAAAGAGGCTTCGACCTTATCTAAATAATCATTAAACAATAATTCAAGATAATTTCTACGATTATTTTTAAAATAATAATAAGAACGCTTAGCGTAAGTTTGCATGTAAGATTGAGTAGCTGGTGTGTCATTAACTGCTCTTACTTCTGCAAAATTGTTATTATTAAAAAATTTGTAAGCATCTCTTACATCTGAAACTAAAAATACTTGACCATCAACAATGAACATTTCTTGATTGTTGTTTATTGCTTCGTAAAGTCTAGATCCATTCTTATTTACAAAGTAACCATTTACATTTTCAAGTTTAGTTGCTTTTTTGTAATTTACATTATCCAAACTTTCAACAACGTTTACATGTTTACCTTCTCCAGATAAAAACGCATATTCTGCACCTCTTGCAACTTTATTATTGAATTTTTCATATCTATTTTTGAAAAATTCTCTGTTAACGTCATTTAGGCTCATTCCTTCTTTTAAGCCATATTTGGTAGCCATATAAGCAGGCATTATAATTTCTCCTGCGTTACGTTCAAGAGTTCCTCTAAGTTGTGTTCCATCAGGAAGAGTTAAAATTCCTGTTTTTTCTATTTCGTCAAGTTGTCTTTGTTGTTCTTGTTCAAGACTGGCAATTTCACTTTTTATTCTTTGTTCATCCTCTGGTGAGTTTTTATTGCCTAATTCTTTACGTTTTAATAATAAATCATAAGCACTGCTTAAATCTAAATCGCAATAAGTAGCGCCATTTTCAGCGTTAAACACCCAATGACGACTTAATAAATTTCTAGGTGTTCTTGATAATTTGAAATACTCAACACTTGCTACTTTATCATCAATTGCTAATATATCACTAAAAGCAGCATTTAAATTTCCTCTTTGTATATTATAATACATGTTAGGATCTGTTACTTCAAATTGCTTTGAAATAGCTCTTCCATCTTCAAGCATTATATTTGCTTGATAAATACCATAAGCAGTTATTCTTGGAACTGGTGTTTTTTCAGATAAAGGATTTCGTCCTTCTCGAAAAGCTTGTAAAGCGTCTTGATAAGCAAGATCTCTGGCTATGTTATCTTTATATTCTGGATCTTTGTTTATTTTAGCTCTAAGTGTTGCTAACATATCATTTGACATAGAAATTCTCGGTTTTCCGTTATCATCTATTGTGTCAACAACAGTTATTAAATCTTCACCAGGAGCAAGAATTGCTGCTATACCGGACATGTCTCTTCTAATTGCTCCTCTATTAATAGCAGAAGATAAAGAAGAAACAATAACATTAAAGAAATTTGGATCGCTGAAAGCTTGTTTACTTGCTAAATTTTTATAATTAACTTCTAAGCCTTCAGCTTCCCACTCACGAATTACTTTATCATTCCAAGATTGAGCAAGTCCTATTCTTTCTTTTTCACCGATAAGTTCAGTTACTTTTCTAGCTAAAAATTCAGCTGATTTTCCATCCATTGATGCTTCAATTTCATTTTTAGCTGTATATTGTATTACTTTACTAAGTGCTTTGTAAAGCTTATCTACATTGTTAAATTTATAACCGTTAATTTGAGCTGCAAGGATCATCTGCGAAGATTCAGTACTTCTTGCTTCATCCTCATCATCGAATTTATGGTCAAAATTTCCTTGTACTCCAAAATAAGAAGTATCAGTTACAAACCAACGATTGTTACCTTTAAGCCAATTGTTATTAATATTCTTTGCTCCATTTTTCATTCCAGTTGTATTGTTAACTTGATAAATTAGAGCATGTTTTAAAGGTTGATAATAATTGGCTTGATTAATTATTCCTAAGTTTTTATTAGGCATTGTTTCCCAAGGAGAAACAGCTTGAATTGCTGCAATATTAAAATTTGACTTTTTAATTATAACGTTATTTATAAGATCAGCTAAAGCATAATTGCTGTTATCGTTAAATTCTTTTGTTTTAGCATCTACTGAGTAAATACCACCAAAAGCATTGAACCAATCAAGCAATGTGTCACCATTTATTACTTTAACAAAATAACCATTGGGTAATTGAACAGTGTTTGATTCAAAAGTGTCAACATCTTTTCCTGCAATATCGGTTGCTTTATATAATAAAGCATAACCTCCGGTTTCTTGTAAATAAGTAATACCCATTAAATGGTTATAAACATTTTCTCCATTTCTACTGTAAGCTATGTTTCTATTTCTTAAAACATTAGGTAGTAATTTTTCAACTTCTGGGTTATTTTCTGCTTCGTTGTCTTCTGCAAAATCTGTATAATTAAGTATTGCTTCTTGTAAGTTTTCAACTTTTAAATGTCTTCCGTCTCCTTCGTATAAATAATCAAGAATATTTAAATTTGTTGTTCCTTCTGGGAAAACTTCATTAAATTTAATTGCAGATAACATCGCATTTTGAAGTTCAGAAAATGGCCTTTTTGAAGCTTCCGATTGTCTGCAAGCTTGATTAGTTGCTATTTGTACGGCGTATTTGTCAAGTTCTGCAACTTGTGTGTCTGCATCTGTTGCGTGTCTAATTAATTTTAAGCTTGAGGTGTCATTTCTAAAATCTCCTAAGCTATATTGATAAAGAACATTAGCAACACCTGGAGAATAACCAGAACCATCGTCTGTGTCTAGATTTTTAATAACTCCTGCTGCATTCCAAACTTTCTTGCTAAAGTCTTTCATAACCATCATTTTTGCGTGTTTTGGAATACCAGTTATTAATCCTTGCGTGAACGTATGTATTTTTGCTTGCATGTTAACCATACGTTTAAACATGGCTGACACATGTGCTGACTCTATAGAATCAGAAGAAGCATTATTTATGTAATCTTCTAATTCATCATTTGTTTTTATATATTGAGAAGCGTTATGGTCATTTTTAAAACCTTTTTCTTCTTTTATAAAATCGGTTTTTATTGCATGAGCAAAAGCTCCTCCATTTATTAATTGATTAAAGTTATTTATTACTAGCCTATGTGTATCTTGAACAGCTCTAAATAAAGGGTTAAGCTCAACAGTTGTTCCTTCTTTGAATATATCATAATAATTTATTTCTCTATCAAGAGCTTTATTATTCCCTGCTTTTAATTTATAAGGTACTAATTGTCCAGCTTCATTTATCCAATCGTTCAAATATTCTTCAGTAAGTTTTTTCTTGCTTTTTTCTCCAAAAACAGCTTCAAAATAATTGTCAACTATAGCGTTAAACTCAGCTGTAATTTCTCCTACTTCATCAACAACGGTTATTTTTGGAGCGTATTTGTCGAACATATAAGCAAACTTTTTATCTTCTCTTTTCATTTTAGATAAAAACGCTTTATTGTCTCTTTCACCAATAACTCCATATTCAACCATTTTTTGAAGAATAAGTCTATTTAAGCTTTGATTTCCAGGTCTCCCTTGAAAATGGAATAAAGATTGAATATCAATATTTATGTTTTTATTCTTTACGTAATCATAAAGGCTTACATCAAGTCCAGCTAAAAATTGATCGATAGCCTGTAAGCTATTAACTGGACGCTCCATTATTATTGAATAGTCATTTATTAGCCTATCATAAATTGCTTTATATTGAGCTTGCATTGTTTCAAAATATATTTGAGACATTGCGTGTGGATCAGCTAAAAGCTTTTTAATTGAACCTCTATTTATACCATTAACTCTTAAGTCAGAATTTATGTCAATTCTTAACATTGCTTGACCGAATTTATCAGCATAAACGGTAGGCTCCATTTCAACGAAGCCATTTTTAAGATTCATTATAAAATCATGAAATATAGCTTGATAAGTAATTTCTCCAGCGTTAAATTTCTTGTGAGATTTTACTTTTCCGTTTTCATCCATAACATCTGCTCTATAAGTAACAGATTTTATGAGTTGTTGATTTTCTGCTATTAAATTTCTATTATTAGTTTTTGATGCATCTTTAATGGCATTTTGAATATCACCTATTAAATTAATAATAGAAGAATTCGGTTGTCCATTTCCCGCTAAATCTCTAGAAATAGATTTGAATTGTTCTCCGTTTGCTATCATTTGAGCGTCAGATAACTTAGAAATAAACGGCATGTATTTTTTATCCAAAGATCCTTTAGAAAATGGAACGTATTTATAACCAGAAGTAACTTTTCTTACAGCTTCGTTGTTTAGAATTTTATTTTTGTTTATTTCGTCCATGTCATTTAAAGCCTTTTGCTTTTTGGTATACATAGATGTTGCGCTTGCCACTTCAAAAGCCGAATATAAAAATTCGCTAAGATCAGTTATTCTAAGGTTTTTGAAAATTTCTCCTTCATAACCTATAGTGTCGATTTGTGTTAGATCTTTAACAACTTTTAACATTTCATAAACCATGCGTTGATTAGATGGTAACGCTTCTGGATTATTCCACCATTCACCAGTTGGGAATTCTGCTTTAGAAAACATGGCTTTTGATGGTGTAACGTGTCCACTATTTACTCTTATATTACCATTTGGACCATCAACCGAAAAATTATAATCTCCAACTTTAGCTTGATATTCATTGTCAAAATTAGCATTGAAAATGTAACCGTCAAGTGATTTTTTCAATTGAAACATGTAATTATCAACTATTCTCGCTTTTATTTCTATTCGGTCATATAATCCTTCAATGTTTTTTTCTAAGCTAACGTATGATTGACTAACTGATTTGTTAACTAAAGCATTAAATGCGTTATGAATTATGTTGTCTTGAATATTTGAACCTTGATAATCTCTAAGTTTAATTTGTAATAGAGAGGTAACTTCTGGGTTTTTATATTTAAGATCTATAGTGTCATTGTCAAGCTTAAAAAAATAATTGTAAAGTGTAACTATATTGTCAAGATCGCTTACAAATTTACCTCTTAAATGGTCACTTGTTAATATAGCAACCATTGATTCTCGCATTGTTTCTTCTATATCTTCTCTTGAATTTGTTTTTAAAATGTCCGCTTCCTTAATATTAGTCATTGTCATTGAAGCGGTAACGGTATTCATGTATTTTGTATCAATTAACTTTCCGTTACGATCAATTATGTTTATACTATTAATTACTGAATTAACAATTTTTGGGACTTCATCAAACAAATTTACCAAAGAATCAGAATAATTGTTTTTTTGTTTATGTTTTCTTAAAAGCTCATAATTACCGTTTTTTTCCGAAATTGGGAGATAATCCCTATAAATGGAAGAAATAAGCTTATTAAAATATTTTACTTTAATATAAGCTCCTCTAACTTCGTAATTCGAAGAATTGGCAAGATCTGTGTTTCCTAATAAATAAGGGATAAGATCTCTTCTTTCACTATAAGTTATCCCTAAAGTATCAGTAAGTATTTTTATATTTTCTCCATAATAACGTTCAATGTTGCTTTGTATGTCATCACTTGACTTTATCACACCTTCGTTTCCAGTTTTAAAATTAATTATTGAACGCTGGATAATATCTCTTATAAAACCATTTTTAAAAATATTATACTGAGTCGTATTATCGCCAAAATAAACTCTTAAAATATCTTGTGGCGTTTCTATATCATCATTTATTGACACTGTCACTACGCGTGCTGGTTTAATAATAAGAGTTTTCTTTTTGTTTAATTCTTCGGAATCTTCATTTTTTGTGCCTTCTATAGCGTCACCTTCTATTCCTTCATCTTTTAATTTTTCATCAGTTATTACGAAATCGTCTTCTTCGTCTGTTTTATCTTCTGTTTCTATTAATTCAGACAAATTCATTATATTTCCAACTAGACTGTTAAGCTCCGAAAAATCGTTGCTTAAATCTACGTCATAACCAAATTGTGTTTTTATAAAACCAGAGAGAGATTGGAAAATCTCTCTACTTGGTTTGTCTTGTAAATTATTTTCTTTTACGAACTTATCTAAACGTAAAGCCATAAAAGGGTTTAATCCTTCGCAAATCATATCAACATAATTCTTTTAATTTATTTTCAACTTCAATTTCAAAGTCATTTTCTTTTCCGATTCTTAATGCTTCTTCATAAAGCGATTTAACATCGTTAAATGTCTTTGCATTTTGCAAATTTACTAAAATATTTTGATACATCTTGCCTCTTTCTGTTTTGTTTTCAAGGTTGGTATGTATAAATGCATAAACGCTATCATATATTGCTTCATCGAGAACATATGTGTCGTCTTGATAATTTTTAGAAATTGCGATCATTTCATCAGTTATAACTTTTCCTAATGTTCTTGAATCTTCCGCAGAAAATTTAGTTTCTAATATTTCATTAGTTATTGTTTCAGTTATTTTATCAATGTTTTTTAGGAAATTTTCATCTAATGTTGCATCACCTAAAGCTTGATCAATAGCTGCATTTATAAAGCCAGAATATTTATTTAAAATGTGTTGTTCTGTTTCGTCTCCAAGTCGTTTATGTCTTGCTTTTTCAGATTTAAAATTATTTAATAAATCATCAACAGAATTATTAATAAATTCATCAATTTTATTTATAACATCACTGTTTATTAAATCTTGACTTAATCCTTTACGGTTTATTTCTTCTCTCATTTCAGAAATTATCTCATCTCTAAGATCAATTTTTGTTTGTTTTAACAAATCATCTGTTAATTGTTCGATGTTATATTCAGAATTTAAATATAAATCATCAATTCTATTGTATATTACTTCTTCAAAATCAGATGTTTTATAAACATTGTTAAATATATTTAAAGCTTCTTTATTATCAAAATCTACTTCTTTTTTCTCATCAACAACTGGTTTCTTTTCTTCTGTGTCTTTTGGCTTAGTAATAACAGCGTTTGATATTTTACCATTAGAATTTAAATCTGCCGAATATTCGTTACCTTCCGAGTCTTTATAAACAACTTTTTTGTTTGCAAAGTTAATTTGCGGATCAATTAAACCTGTATTTGTTAAATGTTGAACCATTGATTCAATAACTAATGTTCCATTTTTAACTTCTGCTTTATATATTGAAAGATCGTTTTTAATATTAGCAGAATTTTTGATTATTTTTTCAACATCCTTTACAAACTCTTCGTAAGGTTTAGTTTGAAAAGAATTTTCAATATTTTTATTGTCTGCTTCAGATAATAAAGGCAATTGTAATAAAATACTATTTCTTAATTGTTCTTTCTTTTGTTCAAGAATTTTATTTTCATTTGCTTTTTTCTCTGCATATTGAACATCAGTTAAAACTCCATTTTCTAAGTCTAAATGGAATCTTTGAGAACATACGATAGCATCGTTTATGTATAAATTATCATAAATTAAACCTCCGTTTTCATCCGCAAATTCAACATAATTTGTGTCCGAATTACCTTTACCTTTAAAGGTTGGTCTATATTGAAAACCTTTTCCTTCTCCATAAAATCTACTTGTTCTTACTTTATTATCAGTTGATAAAACCCTATCAAGTGCTGGTAACCAATATTGCAAATTCTTTGCTTCATCAAAGAAATTTTCTTTAATTATAGTTTCTCCTGTTTCATCAATTCTCTTTTTAATAGCTGCTACGTAAGATTCGAAGCATTGTTGGTTTGCATGGTCAGCTTTTGATGGTCTAGCAATTGAACAAAGAGTAGATAAAATCGAAACAAAATCGAAACCATAACAGTTTTCCGCCGAATAATATTTATCATATAAAACGCTTCTTTCTTTTTTGTTTTTGTCTAACTCTCCGTTAATTACCATTTCCGCTGTTCTATCTTCTCCCTTATAAGTAACAACATAATTGCCATTTATGTTCTTATAATCTAAGAAATAAATTTTAGACATAAAAGAACATATATCATCAATTGTGTTATAATCAAACATTAATTGTTTAGCCTCTGCTTCTGTAACATTTATTCCAGCATTATTTAATGTATCTTTAAGAGTTTTGACTTTTTGTTCCCAACTCATAGATTCTTTCTTAGCATATCTTAAAGTCTTAGCTCCGAATTGATCCATTGCTGCTTTAAAAGCGTAAATTTCTTCAAGAATAGAAAGTCCCATGTACTTACTAGCGAAAGAGTCAAGACGTTTTGCTTTTTCTGCTTTATTATCAAAAGCACGAATACTTACAATTTCTTTCATATAAGCATTCCTAAAATCAGAAAATTTCTTGTAAGAATTAGGTTGAAGAACAACCATGTTAACCTCAGTGTTGGTTTTATTATCTATTCTGTCATTTATAAAGTCAAGAGCCATTTTGTCAATGTCCATTTCCGAAGCTTCATTTCCTTTTGCTCTCTTAGAAATAAAAACAACTGGACGACCATTTAAGCCTTGGTAAGCTTCTAGTTTTTCTCTTATTTCAGCAAAAGATCCAGATTCAGTAATTGATTTTAAATGGTCATCTTTTCCTGTAAAAATATAAGGTTTAGATATAACCTTATATTCTGGAGAATCCATATATTCTCTTAAAGAAACCCTAGCTCCTGTTTTTGGCATTATGTAAGTATGAATACCTGCTGGTCTGAAAGCATCAGCTGAAACCTTACGAGTTGCAAAACCATTTTTCTTTAAATCTTGTTCCATTGAAGCAAACATTGTTGAATTTTGATTTTTGAACTCTTCTTGATTAACTGTTGCTAATACTATATAAGTTGGTTTAGTTTCTACTGTTTTACCAGTTGATGGATTAAAATTGCCATTTTTAAGTTTAATTGCAATCCTTATCATTTTATCACCAACTTTTACTGTATCTTGACTTCCTGCTTCACAATTTAAATCAGCATCTGTTTTGTCAGTTAAAAGAACTTCTACGCCATCATAAACACCGTCAAAACTATCTCCTAATTTTAAATCTTTAATTTCTTTTATTTGTTCTTTTAAAAACGCGTCAAGTTCAGATTGTTTCATATCTGAGTTTATCATTTGATCGATTATAAATTTTCTTTTAGCTTCATAATCTTTCATTTTAAGACGCATTGTTTCTGCTTCGTTTCCTGTATAAACTGTTTTATCAAGATAATTTGATAAGTCAAGATAAAATTTCTTGTTTATTTGAGATTTTGACGGCTGTTTGGTAATATTTAAAACAAGCTGTCCGTTTTCATCATAAGTTATGTTATGCTTAAAACCAAAGTTTGAAAATTGAGTGTAACCATGCGCTTTCTTGTTAAAAGTGCAAGCTCCCCTTTCTTGAGCTTCTATTGGTTGATCAAGAGTTACTCCTTTAGTTTCTCCCAATTCATTTGAAACTTCAAGTTCTGTTTTATTAGGCAGTCTTTCTTTGCCTTCTCCTTTTCTATCTTCAGTTGTTGTTTCTTCAGTTTTAACTTCTGCTTTTTCTGGTTTATATTCACCTAAAGATTCATCAAGAGCTTTTATTCTAACATCTCGGAATTCTTGGGATTTGTCTTTATCAAATACAAGGTTAGTGTCACGTTCTACTTGTTGAACTGTAAAATCATTTTTACCTGTAAATATCGTTCCAAATTTAGCTCTACTTAAAAGAGTATTTATTTTCTTAGTATAAGATAAAAACTCACGTGCAGAAGTTAAACCATTATCAGCTCTTAAATCTGTACTTGGATTTTTTATGTCACTAGTACAAATTACATAATCAAATTCCGAACCTTGAACTTCATCACGTTTTATTTTTATAATATCCGGATTGTAATCTTTTATTTGGTCGAATAAATAATCGCTTTCTTCATCATATATAATAGCAACAGATTTCATATCTGTTCCATTTTTCTTTAAAAAATCAATAAAAGCTTTTACATCATCGGCTGTTTGACCCATTTTACAACCCCTAAACAAATTCTCTGTTTGTATATTTTTAAGAACTATGTCTTGATTCCATTTTTTAGCTTCTGCAAGAATATTTCTAATTTGCGAACTTACATCTCCAACCTGTAAATAATGCATAGTTTTTGATAAAGCACGAACAGTGTCTGCATTGTGCTTTTGAACTAACGATCCAGAACGCATCGAATATTCAATAATTGGAGATTTAATAACATTCATTGCAGAAATATTTTTAGGTGCTCCTTCTTGTAAGCTATCACCAAGAACAACTAAATTTCTTCCTGTATTTTCAATCCATTTAGACAAAACGGAAAGTTCTTGAGAATCGTACCAAGTTACCTCATCAATAAAAACAACGTTTGCTAATTCATCATTAACGAATTTATCAATCTCACTTGTTTTAATGCTTCCATCTTTATTTACTAAATCATCAACTTTTGTATCACCAAAAATCAAACTCCATAATTGATCTTTAGTTTTAAAATCAGTTAATCCAAGAGAATTGGCAATATTTCTTGATTGACGTTCTTTTATACTAGTAGCTAATACATCGCTTCCAGTATCTAATTTTATAATTTTATTTAACAAATTAGCTGTTGCGGAAGTTTTACCCACCCCATGGTAACCTTCTATAAAAATTGTACTTCTGGCTGTATTAGCAGAAGTGTTTTTACTTTGTAAAACATCAACAAATTTATTAAATAAAGAATTATTCTTTATTCCAGCATAAGCTATTTTAATTGGGTATTCTTGAGCAAAAGTTGGAGAGTAATTATAAGTTAAATTACCTTCACCGTCTTTTTCATTTAAGGCTTCTCTTAAATAAAATTTAAAGTCTTTTGCATCTGCCGAAAGAACACTTATTAAATAAACGACTTTATCATAGTTTGTTAACGTGTTATCATCACGAGACGATAAATCGGAAGTTCTAAGATTTGCTACTTCATCAAGATTTATAATACCGTTTTTCTCGTCTAATATAAATTCAAGATATCTTATCCTGTCTTCTTCCGATAATTTCGTAAAATTATTGTAAATCAAAGACTCAATTTCAGTTAATAAAGCTTCTTGCTTAATTGATAATTGATCTGTTGATTGTCCGCTTTCTTTAGCAACTTTTATTTGTTGGTTTATATTGGCTAATTGTTCGTGGAGTTGAGGCACTCCATCTAATAGATCAACACCTTTAAATATTCTTGCTTTAGACAAAATGCTTAAAGAATTTTCGTCTGGGTCTAATTCTCCAGTGAATAATTCAAAGAATTTTAATTTAATATTTTTCTGTTCTCTAAATCTGTCTCCTTGATTATATAAACTTAATCCATAGAAAAAATCTATTTTTTGTTCAAGTTCGTTTAAATTTCGTTTCATGCTTTGAGCATTGTTTGCTTCAATAAGATTTACTATATCACCAGTTTTGAATTTTTCTCTAAATTTATTTAAAACTGGATAATATCCACGCCCGTTGTCTTGTAAGCTATCAAGAAGTGCACTTGCTATTTTAATATCCTTTTTTATAGCATCGTATTTTTCAGGATCGTTTAAGAAATAATCATCAAGCTTTGATTCTTTAGCTTTTATGCTTTCTTCTGCTAAAAGCTCAATTATTCCATTATTGTTTGAATTGGTAAGACCTGTTATATCTTCCAAATATTCATAAATTGGATTTTTAACTGAACTCTCAATTGCAACCTGTAAATTCTCAATAAAATTTGCATTTGATTTGTCAAGATCAGTTATCTTATTAAGATAATTTACCATATAATCATAAACTGCCTTTTGAATCTCTTTAGTTGTCGCATCAACTGGTAAAGTAGAAAAAACACCTTCTGGATCAGTTATGAAATCTTCATCTCCTGATAAATTATCCGTATATTCTTTAATGGCTTTTTCTGCATCTCTTATTCCTTGATCAGTTAAACTTTGAATTGGTTTAAAAGATGGATCCATTGTTAATGTTAAAAATGGAGAGTTTAAAGATTTAACCCTTTTTAATTGATTATCTCTATATAAATTCAAAACAGGTTTAATTTCTGCCATTATTTCTCCATCTATAGGTAATCCTCCTTGTGAGAGATCGTTTAGTGTTTGAAGAATTTTTAATTTTGAATTCTCCAAATTTTGCATGTCTAAGTTTAAAAATTGAAAGATGCCTTCATTATTTGTTAATATATCATTTCTTACAGTTAAGTTTTGTTCTCCGTTAGCATCTATCAAATCAACTTGACCAAATGTTATTTGTTGTTGACCATTATTTAAAGTTTCAAGGTTTCCATACATATTTTCAAGTTCTGTTTTGAAAACCTCTTTTACTTTATCTTTTATTGGCTTATAATTAGGGTATTTCTCTGCGTATTTTCCAAGCTTTTTGTTCGCTTCTTCCATCATTTTTACGGCGAACTCATATTGTCTTATTTTGCCTCCTGCTTCTCCGTTATAATCTGCATAACGACTGTCCATAAGGGCTTTGTCCAATTCTCCTAATGTGTCATAATCCACATTAAACATTTTTCTTGCAAAATCTTTCTTATCAACAGTCATAAATATTTCAGCAAACGGTTTATCAAGATAAAGCATCGTTTGCTGAACGTAATTGTCAGCTTTAAGGCCTTTTGTAATATTTGTTCTTTCGGCCATAAGCTGGTTTATTTGTTCGTCTAATTTAGCGTTTAAATCTTCGTTTCCTTCTTCATCGCTTTTTTTAGACCAAAGAGAAATTATTTTGTGGTTATAATCTGCAAGATCATTTCCAACTCTATTCTCTAAACCAAAATCTTTCAAAGATTTTAAAACTGGGTCACTTTCATTTAAAAGAGCTTTTCGAGTTTCTAAATCAAAGTTTTCAATTCCAACGTTTTTGTATATATGTTCGTAAGCATCTACTACATCACAGAGCCTTTCACGAATAAAATTTTGTTGTGTGTCTGCTTCGTTTTCTGCATCTAAAAACGAATTACTCTTAAGATCTATCTTAGAAGCAGAAAGAGTTTTACTTCCTGGAATTTCTGTTTTTCTAATAATTTTCTTTACAGTGTCCGCATCGTAAAAATAAGTTAGATCTGCTAAATCGTAACTATCAAGTGCTTTGTGTGTTTGTTGCCAAGGAAAACGGAGTTTATGTATTCCACCACCAATCGCACCACCAAGCATTGCCATTAAATATCTATCGGTAGCTTGTCCTATGTCGTATTGATAATTAACTTCTTTTGTTAATCCAAGAGCAGAAGCTCCAGCACCTAATGCTTGGAAGAAATCTGCTACCATTTCTTCTCCTAACTCTTCGATTGCTTCATTAGCAGCTGCAGCAGCTAAAGAATTAGGACTCTCCATTATTTTTCCAGCTAATCCAGAAACTCTTTTGTAAATATCTTTTATTACTTGTTTATTTGTCTGTTTGCTGAAACCTTCTCCTGCTTTTTCTGAAACTTCCCTAACTATTCTTTGAATAGAAGGACGCATAGCTAAACTTGTTTCATCAAGACCAATGCCTCTTAAAGGATATTGTCCAATTTCTGATTTTACGATTTTATGAGTGCCTATCAGTGTTCCAAGTGCAATTAAACCTGCCATTCTGTCTGTATGTCCATAATCTTTAGCTGCTCCGTAAGCATCAGCAGTTGAAGTTAAAGTCATATAAAAAGAACCAAGGTCTCTTTGGAATTGACCAAACTTAGCTCGTTTCTGTGCTATTTCTCTAGCATCAGTTACACCTTTAAGAGCTTTTTTATCTAAACCTAAATATTGTGGAATTTTAGCTACTAACTGTTGTTGTCCAAGTTGAATTGAAACATCACCTATGGTTTTAATTATATTTTCCCAAGTGAACATTTCTTTTTGTGAAAACTCAGAAGTTCCAAAAGTAAACGGTTTTGTGTAAGCTTGAAGTCTATTCATTGCTTTCCAGATTCCAGACTTGTTTTCTACATCAGCAATTCCTGAGTCTTTACCGTCTAATATACCTTCAATTGCTTTCATATGCGAAGGTAAAGCTTCCGCTAAACTAATAGCAGCTGTTGCTCCTAAATATATATTAGACATTAAAGGAAGAATACCACCAGTTGCCATTGCTCCTAATGCTACTGGTGCATATTTTAAAGCAGCTCTTGCAATTGCTCCTTTTATGCTTTGTTCTTTATCGTCAGCATCTAAAAAGTCAAATTTATTGGCAAAAGAACCATCAACCGTTATTGTATCAAAATAAGACAAGAAATGCTTTCTTGAAGCGTCACGGTTGCCTAATGTTTCATAACATATTTCGCCATCTTCGTTTAATTTAAATTGACCTGCTTTATGTTGAACCATTCTGCCGTCTTCTTCATGTTCTCCGTCTTCGTCCCATTGTGCAAGAACTAATGGTTCTCTTATTAAGCCTTTAAGAAATCCTCCTTTATCATTAGCTGACCAATCAAGAGTTTTTCCCGTTTCATAATCAATTACTCTTCCTTGTTGCGCAATTTCAGCTGTTGATAAATTGCTTTCAGTAATTGTTCCTACTCCTTGAACACCAATTAATGTTTGAAAAGGATTTCTTGCTTTTTCAACTTCGAATTTGTGTTGTTTAAATTTTGTCGACTCACCATAACGCATGGCGTTATTATACTCTTGCTCTATAAGACGAAATTTTGAAAACTCGTCTTTATCTGAAAAACCAGCTGCAAATTGATTGTATCGTTCAGCAGCTGCTGAATAAAAATTATCAAATTTCGCTTCATTAAAATTGCCTTTATCATCAGCGAAATTTTCTTTTATAAATTTTTTGTTTTTGTAATAATCCGCACTTTTTAGTTGGGTATTTTCGGCATTCATTCCCGAATCCCTCAACTCATCAAGGGATCTGTCTGATGACGTAAAGGATGTTACGATCCAGTCATTTTCTTTTACATTTTCACTCATCCAGTAAACTTGTTTTGTTATTATTGTTTATCTCTTTATTTATTCTTTCGTGTATTTGGTCAGCTTCCATTTGACGCACTCTGTTTGCATCTTTTACATATTTAGGAATTGATAAGTTGTTACTCTTACCAGCAAAAGAAGCACCGGTTTTATCATTAGTTATTGCTATAAAAGCAGTTCCTCTGTAAAACTCGTCATCTTCCCAGAATTTAAAGAAAGAAGATTTATAACCTTTGTCGTATTCTTTGCCTGTTTTTCCTTTATGATAAGCTATGTTAAATTGATTTACCAATTCGTCTGATTCTTCGACTTTTTCCATAAAATACTTGTTCATATCAGAAACTAAATCGTCACCTTGTGCTATAACATTAAGTGCAACAAAAGGTGCAAATATACCAGCAGCTCTTGGATCAGTTGGATCGACGTTCCAATATTCGCTCATGTTGTATTTATCAAATAAAGCTTTTTCTTCAGCAGAACCTTTCTTTATATGGTTATTTCTACGTTCTTTGTCTAATTCTTCGAATCTTTGTGCAATTTCTAAATCAGGTTTAATTTCTCCTCTCATCATTGCTTCTTGATCTAATGGCATATAAACTTTGGCTTGATTATTACCAGTTGTCATTACACGGTCAAGATCACTAAAGTTTATTTTCTTATCACCTAAAAAGACATTATCATTTGAAGCAATAGAGCTTAAGCTTTCACTCATAACAGTTGATAAAGACGCATTAGCTGGTAAAGGTTTTCCGTCTGTATCAACTAAAACATTTCCAGGAATAATTGCTCCTGCAGTTTTGAATTGATGTTTAGGTGAGAATCTAAATGTAATGTCACTTAAACCATGGTCAGAAAAACTATCATTTACTAAAGCATTTTGGAAAGTTAAATTAGTTTCACCAGAAGAATTTTTAGAATCATTCTTGGCTTTTTCAATTTGGTTTTCTTTAATTTCCCATTTTATATCTTGACTTGACTTTTCGCCTGTCATAATTAAATCTAACACTATTTGACTAACTGTTTGGTCTGTCTGCGCTGCTTTAGTATTTAATAATGTAAGAGAATTTTTAGGTAATGTTGTAAGTATATAATTAATCGCGTTTTTATAATTTTTTACATTAGTACTGTATTCTGTGGTTTTTTTCAACATTACGTCATTATCCATTCCAAGTGCATTGTATAATTGCGCTTGTTGTTCATTTGACATTTTTTCAATATCAGCGAAAGCTTCAAGTGCAGCAAGAGAAGACCCAGGAATAAAACTATCTTTTGATTCCTTATTTTCCTTCATTGTATTTATAACTTTTAACAATTCTTCTGTAACAGCAGGAAGTCCCTTGCCATTGGCCATTACGCTTATATAGTTATTGTTAAAAGCTGCAGAAGGACTTTGACTTCTAATGCTTTTTATTTCATTATTAGAAATTACCCTTAAATTATCTCTATTTTCTTTGTATTCGCTAACTGTTACTGGTTTAATGTTTCCTTCTTCGTCAGAAACAAAGATTAAACCTGTATCTGTCATTGCAACTTCTGTTAATCCACCATTAGAAACAAGTTGATTGGTAACTTCATTTAATCTGTCGTTGTCATATTTAATCCTGTTTATTTTAGGCAGAATTTTTCTATACATAATGCTTGTTGAATCTATAGGGCCACCTCTTGCTATCATTTTTTGAAGTTGGTTTACTTCTTCAAGAAAGTTGTCAACATCCGATGGAATCCCATTTTCCATTAAAAGTTTAATCATTTTTTCGTCTAACAATTCTCCAGAAGCTCCTTCTGCTGTTGGTGTTGCAGCTTCCATTTCAGCTGCTCCAGGAGTTGAAGCAGCTGCTATTGGAGCTGGAGAATAAACAGAATATGGCGCTATACCTCCAGTTTGTAACTTTTTAATTCTCATTTCTTTTTCAATATTCTTGCTTGTGATGCGTTCAATTGTCCAAGCATAAAGTTAAGCATTTTTTGCTGATCTTTTGCGTGTTCAAGCGAAAATTTGTTGTAATTATCAGCTAATTTTTGATTAGCTTTCATTTCTGCATTATAAGCTGCTAATTGCTTTTTCTCTTCTAAAGAAACTTTACCACCAGATTTAAAAAGCTTGAAATTAGTTAAAAGCTTTTTTCTTCCAGCTAATATTTGGTCTTTATAAGCTCTTTGTGTATTTGTGTATGCTTCATCTATTGCTGCTTTTGTTGTTGCATCAGCGTTTAGATAATAATTGTCAAAATCTACTCCAGCATCAGTTGCTAATTTCTTATAAGGAGCTAAATTAGCTTTTAAATTATTTTCATAATCTTTAGCTGCAACTCCGCTTAATTCTTCAAGTGCTATTGCGTCAGCGTAACGTTTAGCTTGTGCTTTTTCTTGACTCTTTCCTAATAAATAACCAGAAATACTGCTAACATCAGACGCAAGCCTTGTTTGTTTGTTTTTGTGTAACATGTCACGGTAAGCATCCAGTTTTGCTGCATTAGTATTTGCAATCTCAGCATTCATCATTCGTTCTTTATTTGCTAACTCTACATTGTTAGCATCAATTCCTCTGTTAGTTTCTCCAATATTATTATACAATTGACCAGTTGCTGCATTAGCATTTGCATTCATTCCTAGATTAACAACAGAGTTTAATTTAGCGTCTGAATATTGAGGTAATGTAGAATTAACACTTGCATTTATATTGTTAAGTTGAGGTGCTATTGAACTAATGCCAACGTTGGATTGCCTTTGTAAATATATTGGAGCACTTAATGTTGGTTTAGGGGTCTTTTTGGCTAGATCTGCTTGTTTTTTGTTTCCAATAAGAGTTGTTGCTAATCTCAATTTGTCTGGATCACCAAAAACATTGTTTATTGAAGAACCAATTTTTTTCCCTATATTATTAAGTCCTAAATTATTAACTCCAGGTGTAAAAAAGTTTTGACCTCCTGCTTGCATTTTAACAACACCTCCTTTTTGAAGTTTGTTGATATCACGTAAAAGGCTTTTATATCTTGCATCACTAAAAGAAGATTTTTTAGATTCAAGTTTACGTTTTAATGCATCTTTAGCATCATTCTTTTCAGATGTTGTCATACTTCTTCTTTGACTTCTAATATCTTTTATTTCTTCTCTTATTCCTGCTTTAGCTCTTGACGAACCAGAAGCTGGACCTTTGTTATTTAAAAGATCTTTTGCTTTTTGTAATTTATCCTTAGAAATACCGCGTCTTGTCATTTCTTGTTCAAGACTTTTTCCCGATTTCTTAGCTGCATTTCTAGCTTCTACAGCAAGATTTCTTAATTGCCTATTTCCTGTGTCTTCAGATTTTCCATAAGCATTTTTAAGGGTTTTTTGTCCTTTATTGTAAGATTGCTTAACTGTTCCAGAACCAGTTTTAGTTAAATACTCTAAAACTCTTTTTTGTTCTTTTTCTTTCTTAGTAAGCTTGCTTTTATTGTTTAAACTATCAAGCATTGCTTTTTTGTCTGCATCAGGAAGATTTTTTATGTTGTTAATATCTCCAGAATTAACATGTTTTTTTCTTCTCATTTCAGCGATCCAGTCGTTTTCAAGATAATTTAAACTGTTTTGTTGATCATTTGATAAAGTTTTATTACCAGCTGTTCTTCTATTTCTAAGAGCGTTTAAATAAGATTGTTTCCTTTGATCACTTAATGCTTTAGTTGCATTTAAAGATTTTTCAGGTGCAGTGTGTCCCATTCCGCCATTGTGGACATCAATTGCTCTTTCTAGATTTTCTCCCGATAAATATTTAGCCAAATTGTCCTCAACACTTGATCCATTAAGACTCGCACTTCTTCTTGCTTTGTTAACTATATTGTCAAGATTAGCTTTTCTTGCTGTTTCATCAGCAGAACCAGAAATCAACCTGTCATTATCAATTAATCTTTGTCTTTTTCTAATATCTAAAAGATTAGCAAGTCTTGTTTTCTTAGCTTCTGCTGCTGCCACTGCATTTGCTGTATTTTTAGCTGCTATTTCTTTACGTTGTCCTTGAACCCAAGCCATACGCTCTTTTCCAGTTAAATTCATTCCAGCGTCATTATATGGCTTCCAAATTACGGTTTTATCCAAAGCTTTTGGTCCCCAGTGGTTCCTATTAAACCAATCATTCCAACGTGCGGATGCTTCTTGTATCATATTATTTGAAGCATCGCCTTTCATAGCAAATGTTCCTTTTTCGTATATTGGTTTAATTTTAGCTGCTTTTTCTACCGAACCAAAAGGAAGTCTTGGTCTTAATTTTCCAGCTTCATTTCTACCCAATGGTGTTTGTAAACCAAAATTCAAACCAAATTTAGTTTCAATTTGAGCATTTGGTCCTATATTTTCTTTTCCGTATTCTTTAGCTAATTTTGATCTTTCAGCTGCTAATTCACGAACTTTCTTTCCGTATCCTTCAGCTGTTTTATCCATATTTTTTACTTCTTCATATTTCTTAGAAAAAGCTTTTTGTTTCTTTACGTAGTCTTGAGCTTTGTTGACATCTTCAAATTTTACTGTTTTTCCGTTAACATCAAGTGTTGCTCCTTTTATAGCTCCTTTCTTTTGAGCTCCCATTTGTGCTCCTAAATGTCCAGCACCAAGTACTCCTTGAACACCAGCTAAAAGCATTCGGTAATCATCAAGAGTCATTTTCTCGTCACTATTAAGCTTTCTTATAGCTTCCATTCCAGCACCCATTCCTTTTGCTGCGAAATAAGCACCTAATGCCCTTGAAGCTCCTTTAGCTAGTTTTCCGATTTTGGCTGCTTTAGCTCCAACTCCAAAACCTGGTAAAAAAGTCAAAGCATCAAGTCCTAGGCCTAAAGCCGCATTTTTTGCTGCTTGCCATCCACTGACTTTTTCATCTGCTATATCTGTTCCTAAATTGGATAATGTAGCACCAACACCTAATGTTCCTGCTACTCCAGATCCTAAACCAGTAACAGAAGCAGTCAAACCTGCAAGCTCAGTTGCTAATGTTCCAAGCTTCCATTTATCAAGCTTTGAAAGCTCAATTCCACCATTACCTGTAAGAGCAGTTGCGATTTCTCCTGTATTAGCTGTTCTTATGTTTTCGTGTTGTGCGTAATTATTCGCAGCGTCTATTTGATCTCTTGTTATATATTCAGCTTGACCTCCACGCTGGAATTTTTTTATCTTTTGAATATTTATTTTTGAACCATGTTTAGCTCTAACAATTCTCCAAGTTGGAACACCAACAGATGCAGATTTTTTATATGTTGTCCCATCTTTAGCAATAAATGTGCTATCGTCTACATATTGACCTTCTACTTGACCTTTACGTCCTAAATTTAAAGTTTGTGTTCCTGTATTATTAGTTATTGTTTTATCTGTTAACTCATTAGGAACACTTCTATTATAACCACCAACTCCTACTCTATTATATGGCCCGTAAGATTCATTATCAATAAATGCTTCACCATTTCTTACTTCAAAATTAACTGGCTTGTAAGTCTTAGTTATTGGATCCCATAATCTATAAGTTTTTTTTCTAGGATCGTTTTTATCTCCAAACATAAACAATTGACGTCCTGCTGCATTTTCGGACAAAGAATTTGTAATATTCGCCCAATTAGTATCATAAGGACTTATTCCAGAAGCTCTCAAAAAAGCTTGATTTTTTGCATATTCTCCAATATTAGCAACTGTTCCATCATTAAAAAGATTTCTTAAATTATTATTTAATTTTGCGTTTTGTTCTTCGTACCAATCATAAGCGGTTTTATCTTCGGATTCTAAAAATGGATTTTTGTTTTCTTCTAATTTTTTACCTTTATAATAAATCCCTTCTGGACCAAGTCCTTTGTGCCATTCAACCAAAGCTCCATTTAAAAAATTTCCTTCATCGTCAGTATAACCCCAATTGCTTTCATTGTTAACATCCCAATTTTCTTCTAAGCCTTCAAGAGGTCTTCTATTTTTACCTAAAGCAGCTTGTTTTCTTGCTATTAAATCCTCACGATCTTTTAAAGCTTTTTCTACTGCTGCATTTTGAGCGTCTATTTCTTCTTGAGGAATAATTCTTTTCCCATAAAAAGTCATTGGGTTTATTCCCCAATCACGAACAATATTGTTCATTTCCGATCCTTCAATCACACCGTCTATTAAGGCTTTTTCTCTTGCTGCTCTAATATCCGATAAGAATTGTTCTGGATTAGCTTTTATTTTATCGTAAAAATCTTTAGAAATGCCTGTATGGTATTTTTCGTTAAAATCATTGTTTTTGATAACATCAAGCATTTTATTATAATACTGGTCCTCATAAGCTGTCCTGTCTTTATGGGTTAACGTATCCCAATAACCAGCTTTAGCTAAAGCAGGATTAAGCTTATTTAAATAATCAGAACTTCCAAAGTCAAAAACACTTGCTGCTGCTTTTTCTGCTTCTGCATCTTTTACTTTTTGAGCAGCTGCGTTTCTTTCGTTTCTTTCAAGATCTACTATAATATTACCTAAACTCTGTCCTGCGTCTTGTTCTCTAACCGAACGATTATTAATACCAAAAGCTCTTGCCCAATTAGTGTTTCTTGTCCATTTTTTGGATAAATTGTTACCTATTAAATTTCCGCTAGCACTAACTCCTGTTATATTACCGTTTCTTATATTTTCGAAAATTTCCCCCCAATCTTTAAGACCAGAAGTGCTCGCTGTATCTTTAAGTTTATTTAGCCAATCTTCGGTCATTTCAACGTTAGTTCCACCTACGTTAAAATATCTTTTATTAGCTTTTGTTTCTGGTGTAATTGTAACTTCTGGAAGTTTTTTTTCTTCTATTTCTTCTTCTCTTGGAACGTTTTTGTATGCATCTAAAAGCTCTTTATCTTCTGGCTTTATAGTTTTAACGCCAGTTTCAGCTTTAATTACAGTTTCCTTTTTTCTTCTTGCCATTATATATTTTTTTAAAAATTGCTATATATAGAAAAAGGGAGATATTAGAAAATACCTCCCTTTAAAAAGTTTTAACATTTTTTAGCTTTTTTCTTAGCTCCGCACATTTTACCACCACGACGCATCATTACAGGCTCTTCACCTCCGGGAGCAGGTGCGCCACCTTGCACCAAAGCAATTAAGCCCTCGCATACTGCCATAGCTATGTTTGGATCTTGAGCTTGTAAAGCTTCAGCTGCCATTTGTACAAGTTCCATTATAGGATCACCACCAGCTTCTGCTCCCATTTCAGCTCCTGCTTCAGCACCAGCTACAGCTCCAGCTTCAGCGCCCATTTCGGCGCCAGCCATTGCAGGATCTACAGCTCCGCCCATTTGAAATTTTTTGATTTTCATTCTGTGTTTTATTGTTTATTAATTAATAAATACTTAACCCAAGAATAGGGTTTTCTGTTTTCAAGATAATTTAAATTATCTTGGAATTTGTAAGCTTCTTTTTCAAAGCTTAAATTTTGATAAGCATTACCTTTAAAGCATAATTTAACCATCCACTCTATAAGATACAAAATATAAAATAAAATAAACAAAGTTTCTTTCATTTGTGCGGTATGTATCGCTTCATGGTTTAGGTCTTTATTTGACATTTTGTTTTTAGCGAAAACAATTCCAAAAAGATTTATTGCTTTAAAGCTCCCAAAAGGAATTAATTTATTATAAATGACTTTCAAAATTAAAAATTTTTTTTGATATTACCAAATTATTTTATAGTTAAAATCTGGTTCTTTAAATCTTTAGGATCAACTCCTAAATGAACCCAACTTGGCGTTCCATCTTTAAGTGGTTTCTCGTTTATTAATTGAGTAAAAGCAATTATTTTTTGATCTTTAAGTTTAATTATTAAGTCAAAAAGAGCTTTGTTATCTTTACAAACCATATCGCTTGCCATGCCTCGCGCGTGATGGCTTGTCTTACTTCCTCCAACAGCGCTGTTTAATTGCCAGCTTCTAAAACCGGATGTAATAGTAATTGGAGAACCGAAATGCTCTCTTATAATGTCAAGAGTCTTTATTAGTTCTTCCAGATTTTTTGTTTGTTCTGCATTTGGCGTATTATCAATTTTTTTAGCCTTAGCAGTTGCTGAATTTGTCAATTCTGCGATTGTAAAATATTTTCCCATTTTTTTTTGGATTTTAATTTTTTTTATTTATCTTTGTACCAGAGCTGATGGAGAAATGGTGGCGAAGTTGTGAGTTGCCGATTCTCTGAATCCGCAACCAAACTTAAATGTAAGTATATAACACATCGGTAATCTTTTGAATTTTTAATTCAAACATATAAAGGAGAGCTAAAAACTCTCCTTTTTTTATTTCTCGACATATTCAGAAGGACGTTCGTTTTGAATTTCAATGTATTTCTTAATAGTTTTTCCTAACTTTAAGTAATCTTCATCACTTTTGCTGTCATTAGCTATTCTTGCCAGTTTTAAGAGTTTTTGAGTGTTTGGTCTACTAAATACTCTTTCTCCTCCTTGCATAGCATAAATTTTCTTTCCGTTTTCATCTAAAATATGCATTGTTCCATCCAAAAGCTCTACTTTATCTCCTGGCTTTATATTATCAGTTGGGTTTACTTCTAAAACATATTTTACGTTATCTTCACTTAAGAAATCTTCTGTATCACCCGCTTTTCCTTCTTCTGTGCTAATTACTTTTAAATTTTCATCTATAAAGACAATTAAAAGGTCAATTAAAGTTCCGTCCATTTCAAAATCTACGCTTTGCGGTTTTTCAAATTCAAACCACATGCCTTCATTATCAGGAAGATTTTTAATCCCTCTTAAACCTCTTTCCATTTCCTCATCAGTCGTTACAACTTTAACATTATATGTCTTATTATTAATTTTCAGCCTCATTGCTATTGTCTATTGTCTTATTTATTATTTCATCAGTTAGAAATTTTCCAGCTTTAATTAAAGCTTCATCTGAACCATCAGCTATCAATTTTTCTATTTTTTCAACAGCTTTTAATCTTAAAGTTAGCTCTCCTGTTTCTATTTCTGCATGTTGTGTCACTTCCCCTAAAGCTCCAAATTCTACTACTGGAACACCTTTACGTGTTATTTGTTTCGCTAATTCTGGGTTAGTGTCTTTTATATTATGAAGCCTTCCATGAAGCTTTCCTCCTGGAATAATGTTATATTGTCCTTTTCTTTTATTTATTATTCCCCCATCTTTAAACATCATCACTTCTTCTAATCGTCTTTCACGTTTTTTGCTATTTCTAGCAGCTTTTTTAGCTTTACTTAATTTTAATCCATTTTTACCCATGTAAATTGAAGAAAAACCACCAGCTCTTGCTATTCTGTTATTTTGTGCATTGTTATTTGCAACTGTACCTATTGATGCTTGAAGTTGTTTGTTAAGATCTGTCATTTGATCGACTTTGTCATTAAGACGTTTCATTTCGTCAATTTGTGCATTTGCTTTTCCTCGTCCAAAAACTTTTCTTTTTCCTGCTATATCTGCAGCATCTGCTGCATCACTAGCTAATCCAGTAAATCCACTTGCATTTTCTAATTGTTCACTTACTGAGTAATCATGAAGTTTTTTTCCATAATTAATAGCTGTGCCTATTTTAGTAAGCATTTTGGCTGCTCCACCAATTGCAGATCCTATTGGACCAAATGCACTTGCAACATCTCCTACAACATCCATTGCAGAATTTATGCCATCTTTAATTTTATTTTGAGAACTAACCGCTCCTTCTCTATTTCTTAATCCTTGAGCTACATTACCAACTGCTCCTATAACACCAGAGGCTATATTAGACGATCCAACATTTTTCATTAAGTCATTAAGACCTAATCCAGTTTTTGCTGATGAATCAGAAGTTCTAGAATTAAAAAATTTTTGTAAGTTATCTGACTTTTTATGTGCAGCTTGAGCTTGAGAAAGAGAACTAGCATTCAACCAATCTATCCCATAATCTAAGCTGCTTGGTAAATTAAAAATATTTGCCATTTTATGCGTGACTTATTGTGTAAAAATTTTGAATTGACGTTATAACTGCCAAATCATCTCCATTATATTTAAATTTAACTCTCGCATATTTATTCCTTGGTCTAGCAGATCGTTTGCCTTGATCCATTGGTGGAATTATTAAATCCCAAACTCCTTCTTTGTATTGAATATTTCCTCTTAATCTTCCAACTGTTGATATGTCTTTAATATCAATTATTCTGCTAATTTCTTTTGAAAAATCATTGCTAAACGAATATGCGTCATCTAAAACAGAAATTGTAAATTGTTCTGGTTTAACTTTATTTGAAATTATCCGTAAGTTATTAAATATTTTTTGAACTTGGAAATTATCGTTTAAAATAAACTCATATTCGAAAGGATGTATTTTTTCATACCAAGTGGAAGGTTTAATAATTCCTACTTCGTCATTATAAAATAAATTAGCTTGTCCGTGTTTATATAAATAATTACTCCTTAGTGAATTATTGTCTTTTTTTATTAGTATATAATCCACAAAATCTGGAGCATTAACTAACCCATTTGTAAGTTTAACGCCAACTGTAATTATAGTTGAATTTATGTTGTTTTCTCTTGCAAATAACTTGTCTCCTTCAATATAAAATAAATCTTGATTATCTACTAAATAATAATTTTTATCGTATTTTTCGTAATAATCATAACCTTTTATTTTTAAAGTTCCAATTAAACCTCCTTCTGGAATTATTATGTTATTATCCAATACTATTCCGGAAGAAACATTGCAAGATTCTAAACTATAAGCATTTAAAGATGTATCTTTTGCTGTGTCTCTATCAAAAGAAACAAAAATGTTATTTATATTTTCGGAAGCCAAAGGAACCCAACTTGTCCTTGTTATCCATTTACCCAAACGTTCATTATAAACTAAACTCCAAACTTTGTCTTCATCTCTTGTGCAATTGTAAAATGTAAACATAACATCTCCTTTGAAATTGTCATAATGTGTTTTTACATTTCTAAGGCCAACAATTGGTTTGTATTCGTCAGCATCCATTATTAAGTTTTCATTTAAAAATTTTTGAATCTTAAAATCACTTAATATTTCAAAACCGTTTTCACTATAACGCCATATTTTTTTAGCTTCAGAATCTACACCATAAATGCCAATTGGAGTTTTTATTATACTATCTGGCCATCTAGAACCAAAATCTGGACTTATTGCTAATTCTTTTTCTGGAAGAACACCTGCTCCGTACATGTGGATACTTGCTCCTGTTTCAGTTTGAATTAATGCTCGTTCGTTAACGGCAAATAAAGCAACTCCATTTTCAAAAACGCATAATATATTATCTTTCCAATTAAAAATCTTTACTATTGCTCCGTATTGTTTCGTTACGTCTTGATAAGTTAAACCTTGAAATATCCTATAGCCATTTTGGAAAGAATCTGTAACATTTCTTAAAGAAAACATAATGCGATTCTCGAAAATGTTTTTAATATAAGGAACATCTGGTAATATGCTATATTCTTTTTCTGGAACTGTTGATTTATAACCAGAATTGAAGATTTCGCTTTCTTCCATCTTAGCGTTACATTTATAACTCATCGATTGAACCGGGAAATAACCTCTTTTTTGACCTTGTAAAGCTTCTTCTTCTGGGTGTTTGTCATCTAAAGATCTAAGACACAAATTAATATTAGAAAACACCTTAAATGTCACCCAATGTCCAAGACCTACAGCGTTAACATCAGATCTATTAATTTTTCCCGAATCTTTCTTGTCGTCTTGATCTGTTGGGTATAAATAATTATCACGCCAAGTTGTATTTTGTAATATTTCATCATTAATTGGTGTTTCTGGATCTAAGAAGTTACGATTAACTCTTACTGTTACGGTATTAATGAAACAATCTCCCCTATATTCTACAAAAGACTTTATGTTTTGATCTTCTTTTATGTTATTATATAAATATAACTTGTTAAGATCATATCTATTAGATATTGCCCGGTAAGTTTGCATATTATAAAAACGCGTCTTAAAATATTCAAGCATTAATGTTTCATCATAACCTGGCGTATGGATATTTAATATTTTAGTTTCTGGAAGAACTGCACTTGCTCCTATATAAGGTCCAAATTGACCTCTTAATATTCTACGAGCACCTGTTGTTTTATCTGCTTTTTCAAAATATTTAATCCTGAAAGCTTCTTCTGCTTGTCCTGCTAATGCTGAGAAAAATTTTCCATCAAGAACCTTTAATGGTGCGGAATCTTGAACATACATTAGTTTTGACTTATAAACAGAATTTAAAAAACCTTGGTTTTTGTAACTATCAATGTAAAAATGCCTTGAATCTTGGTTTAAATAATCAAGACTGTTGTTTATAAAAGAATTTGAAAGTGTAAACTCTGAGTTATTAAATAATCCATTAGATATTATTTTATTATTTGTTAACTCTGGAGAATATAAACCATTAAAAGCAATTAATCCTTCTTCTTCACTTACTAATAAATGCCTTGAAAAATCACTAGTTAAAACTCGGTTATCATCTAAAAAAGACTCTGCAACGAAACCATCTTTACGCTTTAATACTGGCAAATAACTTTCACTATCAACACCAATAGTTAAACCTTGGCCAAGTATAGTTGCGATTCGTTTTTGTCTTACAAAGAAAAAGCCTTTTGCAAATTTTCTTATTTCATCCAAAACCTCGTTTTCTATATTAAAATTTATTGCTAACGGGTAAACTTCGGGGACATCTTCTGTTTCTATTATTGATCCTTTAAAGTTTAATTTAACAACTCCTTTTATATTTTCAAGACTTGTTGTTGGGTTTTGATAAAAACCATCTTCAGATATTGGAATATAATTTCTTTCTGTTGATTGATAAGGATTGCCGTTATCATCATACTTTGTTATATATAAAGGAGGATTTTTAAGTTTTGTTGTTTCTCCTAAATTATCACAACCACGAACATTGAAAACTGGACTTAAACTATCATCTTTTAATATATAAACAACACCGAACCTGTAAATTTCACCGTTCCAATAACCAGTAAAATTATAAACGTTTTTCATATTGTAATATTCTATATGTTCAACGTTTCCATCTGTTGGTTCGTAATTATGGTTTAAACACCCAATAGTGTTTGAATTACTAACACTTGGAAGAATTCTTAAACTTAAATCTTCCAAATCAGCATAAGGTGTAGTTGGTTTGTCTACATTAGCAAAAAACAACATATTTTGAATTTGAGCTTGAGTCTTTACTCTATCAACCATGTTGTATTCAACATTTAATAAGTTATGGTCTATTTCTTGCTCATTTTCAAAACCAGTAATGGTTATTTCTAAAGTATCGGAAGATATAATCTTACGATCTAATATTTTAACAAATTTTGTGTAATTTGTAAAACTATTTTCACCCGAACTTCTAGTATAATATATGTTTAAATAATCATACGCTGTGTCTATATTGTTAATTGTAAGTTTTATTAACTTATTACAATTTGTGTCTTCAAGACCACCTGTAATTGAAAAAGGATCATTTACTTTTCCATCATGCACAGGTATTACTCCAGTTTCACAAATAATGTCACTTTCGTTATTGTCTGCGTCTGTATATTTAAAGAAAAAACAATAATTACCAGCTTTTAAAGCTCCTCCTTCTTGTAAGCCGTTAAATTCTACATAAGGAACGACATTGTAGTTTTTAAATAATCTTGTTTCTAAATCTACGTTGTCTTGTTCATAAATGTTCGTGTCATTCTCGCCTTTGCGATCTATAATTTTAAAAGTCTTATCTTCTGTTACCGTAAATCTTGAATTAATAATTCTTGGTGGGTTTAAATCATCATTTAAAATTAAATTTACTGTTCCATCATAACTAGGTTGTATCTGCATATCAATTGGATTTTCAAGACTAAAGTTTAATTGATCAGTTCTAAAATCCACTAATTGACCTTTTTTATATTTTAAACCGTTAGCTTCATAATCTTTGGATATTTGAATATTTCGGAACGGTTGGTAAATATAATCTAAATCTCCTTCTTGTTTGTAAGTTTTAGCTACAACTTTAACTTCTAAATCAAATTCTGGATAATCTAGAAATTTAGGAGCTGTTTTTGAAATGCTAATCATAATTGATCAAATAACGTTTTATCAATTTGAGGGCCTGGCTTGTCACTAGTTTTTGGAACATTCCATTTAGTGTTTGCTAAGTTGCTAGGCTTATATGTAAACCTTGGTTTATTGTCTACAAGTTTAAACGTAAAACGTTTTGCTTGGTTATTATAATTTCCACTCTTAGAATATGGCACCATATCTTCATAAGGGCAAGATACGAACAGTTCTGGTTCTTGCTTTTTAATATCAGAAGAAGATTTAAGAACTGCATTATATATTGTTTTATCAGAAGAAGCAGTAATGCTTATTTCTGGAGTATTAACAGTTATTGAATTTTTAATATCAGGAGCATTGATATTTAAATATTCACGACTTAAAGCTGTTTTATTTACTCCTTCAACATTCGTTATTTTATTATTAAGAGCAGTTAAAAGTTCGTCATTGGTTCTATAAGTATTTTCAGATCCCATTTTTTGAATAATTTTTGCTGATGTTTTAAGATCTAATTTTAAAGAACCCACAAGCTCAGTTGTACTTGTAGCCGAACTTTCGACGTTGTCGTATGTATAAAGATAATTTGTGTTTTCAACAACTTTTGAAGCGTAAATATCTTTAAGAGAATTTATAACTTCAGCTGTATTGTCAAATTTAACTAAACAAGAATCAGTATTGGTTCTTAATATTAGTCCCCAAGGTTCACCAGACCAAACAGAATCGCTATCGCTCTTATATTGTAATTTTACATTTATATTTCCATAATCCACTTTTTCAACCATGTTGATACTAAAAGCGTCGACTTCTTCTCCAAAAAAGTTTTTGTTTATTTGGTTATTAAGAACCTTTCCCATATTTTCTCCATTTGGACAATCACCGCCAACTTCAAAATATAAATCAGGATCTTCTGTTAAGTGTTTTTCTTCATTTTGTGGATAATATTTACCTACACGTTGCACGTAATATTGGCCAGGATAACGCCAAGCATAAAGTGCAGGTAAAGCTGTTGGGTCATTTTCAGACCATTTAGTTTTAAATTGATAAGTTGCAGCCTCAACTCTATTGTCTTTTTCTTCTTCTTCTACGTTAGCTTTAATTACTCTTTCAGTGTTAAGCTCAATTTCTATTCCTTCGTTATCTTCTCCATTTATTTTGTTAATAGTATAACTTGAAGTCACTTCATCGTCTGTTTCTGTAATATAACTTTTGCTAAAATCAACATCTTTTAATCCAGTTATAATTTCAGTTGCTAATCCAAAAGGAACAGTTGCATTTTTTAATTCTGTATCTAATAAATATCTACCTTTACGATTGAATTTTTCTGTGTAACTTTGAGCATTAAAATTTTTTCTTTCTAAGTTATAATCGTAATAATAAGTAACATCATTTTTTATTGTCTTACAAGTTAAATTATCATCAACAGTTTTTGTTGTATTTTCATTTGAACCTACAAGACTAACTTCAAAATTAAAATTATAATCAGAATTTAAATTTTTAGAATTAAAATCAACTCCTGTTGTTTTTCCTGTATCTATTAACTTATCATACCACGAATTGTAATTTTCATTAATAATTAATAATTTATAGTTTGAAGAATATTGTTTAGCTTCTGGACAAACTCCCAAATCATTTCTATTTTTATCAATTGCTGCTATTCTAACAAGATATAAGTTGTTTTCTCTTAATATTTGTTTAATTCTAACAGTATTTGATAATATAGGTTGATATATATTAGTAGTTGTTAATTCTTCTTTATTAATTGAAAATTCAGCTAATAAATCACGATCAACTCCTCCTTGTGTATTTATCCATTCATCTTCTACTGGTTCGTTTATTGTATCAACAAATAAAGTGTTAAGACCTGCTGGGTTTATATCCTCAATTGGAATTATAACTGAATAATCACTCCAAACATCGTAAAACTCAACGTATAAATAAGGATCAACCATATTTATTGTGTCCATTGTAAAATCAAGTCTTAAGGATTTATTAAGCTTTGAATATTTAAATTTATAAGTTGAATTGCTACTATCGTAAACGTAATCTTTGCCAATAGTAATTGTTAATTTTCTAGTTAAAGAATCGATAAAATGGAATTGATCATAAGGTGTAAGCTCTAATTCTAAAGTTTCTCCTTCTTTATAAAGTTTTTCGTAAACTTCCGGGAATTCTTGTTGACTAATAATTAAAGTTTCTTTTACTTTTTCGCTTTTTTGATCATCTGTATTTAAATAAAAAACATCATTATTGTTAGCTTTAAGCTTAATTCCAGAAACGAAAATGTCGTCTTCATCTGTGCTTTCATCTTGTAATTTATTAGCCCAATAAAGCTTAAGTATTAAATCTTTATCTTTTTCATAAATTACAGATTCAAACCAATTTATTTCTTGAATAGAAATTTTGAGTCCTAAAACAGCACTTACTGCTTTATCCATATAAACGAACTCTTCATTACCAACAGCAAAACCTTTGTTTGTTTTATCTAAAAACTGCGGATCATTTATTAAATGTTGTTTGTTGTCTTTATCTACAGCGTAAAGCTCTACATTATAAACATTTTTATTTAATATTGGATCTTTTCCACTTTTTACTTTATAAGCTATGCCGTACATATCACCAGGATTTAATGTTAATTGTTCAAATTCAAATAACTTAACGAAATAATCATTAAAAATCCCAGTTTCTTTATCTATCATTTTAGACGAAACAAGATTTACAGAATCATTGTCATTATCCCTTTTTGTTGGTTCTACTTCATAACTAGGAGAAGGCATAGAACCAATCTCACACTCATTAGTTACAGGATTAAGAAGGGCCATATAAATTATGCCTCCATATTCTTTCATTCCAATTGGAACGAAACCATCAGGAAGTTTTGCTTTTTCAAGCTTAACATTTCCCATGTCATTTTGTAATGTAAACTCATTTCCATTATAAGTAATCAATGTGCCATTTAAGCAATCAGTCAGACAACTCTGCGCCGTTATCAGAGGATTCGCATCCATCATCAAACCATCTGTAAATGTATTTACTGCTGCTTTTCTCATATTTTGTTATTTCTAAATCTTCTTTTTTAACTTCTAAATAACTAAAAAACATTCTAACTCTTTTTGGATCAAAGTTAAAGTTTTTTATTCTAAAATAAACACAAGACCTCAAACCGTAATTATATTTTCTATATAAATATACATTTTCAAATATTAAAACGTCCTCGTCTTTTTGAGGAATGAAATTTTTTTCAAAATTTTTTTTACTCATATTAAAATAAGCAGTCGTTGTGTCGTATTTTCTAGCAAAAGGACTTTTTGATTTTAAATTTTGACGATAAATTAAATTATCACGCCTTACTCTATCTGGACATATACTAACAACCCATTGATCATCAAGCTTTAAATTGAAAAGATCATGTCTTGATTCTGAATCATTAATAAGCGAATAATCATTATAAAAGAAAAAACCTTTTATATGTGTAGTTTTAATTCTTATGTCTTTATCTAAACAATATCTAAGTTTAGTGTCAAAACATCTTAAAATCCTTGATATATCAGAACGTTTAAATTCTGGGAATTGTTCATTAACAATATTTACATAATCTTTATATGTTTTTACTTTATTAGGATTTGAAACTTTAAGTTTATAATCCCAAAGTAAATCTTCATATTTTCTGGATAATCTAATTGGTTTTGTAATTCTACCATCAATACAAAATTTAAATCTTAAAAACTCATTTCCAAAATGTGGTCCTTGTTTACAAGTAAATTTTACTACTTCTAAAGTGTATTTTTTACTATTTTTTTTGTGATGTGTAAAACTATAAGTATAAGCACGTAATACCACATCATCAACTATTTTTTGAAGCATTATATGGGCCATTCTAACTGCAAGCTCTTTCTTTTCTCTTGATCCATATTTCTTTTTAATTTCAGCCATTGTGCAGTTTGGCTTTATTTTTTCAACGTCTAAATGCTCGAAAAGGTGTTGAAATGCTATATATCTACTGCGACTTTCTACTATTTTATCACTACTTAAAACCTTTGTAACTTTTACCATAAGTTTTTCTATCCCATGAAGTTTTAACATCTCCTATTATGTCAAAGTCATTTTGACTCATTGAAACAGGAGTTCTTGCATAATCACATAATCTCAACCATTTTTGTTCTAAAGCTCCAGCAAGATTTATCATGTTAGCATCACGTGTTGACATTCCTTTTTTGAAAGTATCAATATATGCACAATAACAAGCTAAAGCGTCAACTTCTTTTTGGTTAAGCATTGGTAACTCATCATCACCAACTACAGGTACAGTATACATTACAAAAACTTTTTTGTAATTTTCCGGAATATATAATGTCCTATTGTCTATTTGTTTATATTTTACAAATTCTCCTTTAGTATATAAAGGATCAGAATTTTTTTTCAAATGCTCTATGTATTGTTCAGCAGTATTGCTGTATATATTATTATAAGAGTCATAAATTGAACTCGTCTTTTGATAATCAACTTTATTTGTAGTTACAGCTTCAATACTGCTTATGTCACAAGGTAATTTTAATCTGTGGTCTTCTACATCAAAAACTCCTTGTTTAATTTCAGTTGCTTTGTTTCCTATCTTATCATAACCAATTATGGCTATATTCTCAAATTGATCTGGAGTCATTGAAACACCGTATAATAACTCCATTTGAGTATATGCTGTATAGAAATTGAACATTTCCATTATTATTTAGTTTCTATTTGTGCTTGAACAGGAACTCTGCTATAATATCTTAAATATTTTTCAGATAATCTACGTTTTATTTCATTATCTATAAAATTAAAATTTATTGTGTGTTCGTCATTGCAACAGTTATATTGTAAGAGCTGTCGTGGATCTTTAAAGATAGCTATTACCGAAAGGCGCTTTAATAATGGAGAATTAAACACCCAGCAATCATAGAAGTTGTTTTCGTTGGGTGTTGTGTCTATGTAAACATAAGGTTTATTAGCTCCTCTGCGCTTGTATTTATGCATTTGATAGCTAGTAGAAGTGTAAGTTACAAATTGAACCTCACGATCAACTGATCCTATAAATTCGATTGCGTCTTCTCCAAAATCATTTAATAACTGTGGAATTTCGAAATGTTGTAATGGTTTTGTGTAAGATTTATCACAAGGGCATTTATCAAGACTTTTACAATCAAGCTCTATACAATTAATGCTCATTAATAAATCTCTTTTAGGAAGCATGTTCTTTGCTCCATATTCTTTTAATATAAGCAATCGTTCATCTATTATATCATCTTCTATTTGTTCAAGAGAAATTAGAGGAAGAAATTTGCTTCCTTGTTGTCCAGCAACTAAGTTATTATAAATTGCGCTTGTTAATTGTTCAAGTGTCATTTATGTTTAAATAAATAAAGGCGAAAGGCAAAAGCTGCCAATCGCCTTTTATTGAATAATTAATTTTTTAATCTTCTACCTCTTCATGCTCAGTTTCTGCATGAGTAGATACAGCATTAGTAAAGTTTGCTGTATTAGCTTTAAGGGCATTTAATACCTTTTTAATTGTTGAATCTTCGCCAAGATCATTTGCTACCCAGAATTTATGAGTTGCAAAAATATTAAATCTTGAACCAACAATTCCAGCTGAACGATGCGTTAGACCTGAATTATAGTCAAACACGTATAGATCATATTTCTTACCTGGAATTGGCATTTCATACTTATTAGGTGAAAAATAATTGAAATTCTCAATTGTTGGAAGTCTCAAATCATGAAGCAAATTCTCATAAGTTCCAAATGGTCTTTCTCCAAGAACCAAGCCGAACTCTTCCATGTTTACCCATTGTCTTTCATGAGAGAAAATTTCACCATTATTTATTGCTGTTTTAGCTTTCAAAGTTTGAGTACCAAGAACTCCAGAAATTTTGATCTTATCACCAGAAACAGAAGCATTAAATACTTTGTGGTCAGAAATACTCATAATTTCATTTATAAGATCCACCATTTCCTGTGTAGTATAAGCTGCAGGAAATTCAAATACAAATGGACGTTCTAGGCGCATTTGGAAATAATTTGCGTAAGAAGCCTCAACGTCTCTATGAAGACCAACGCGGATCTCAAGCAATTTGTCACCATCTCCAGAAGCAAAACCAACTTCTAGTTCAGGAGCTTTTCCTTCTCTGTAACTTTCTGTTTCAAAATTGCAAATATGATCAAGACCTGTCTTGTCTTTGCCTACTTTATAAACAGCAACACCTTTTACATCAATAAGGCCTTTTTCTTCGTTGAATTCTGCTTCAACATCCTCATTGATCACAAAATTTCTTATATATTCAAGCATTTTTTAAAAATTTTTAAAATTAATTTATCTCGCCGATTGTTGAGTTTGAAGATCAATTATCGACTGATTAATTGGTATGTGAGTTTGAAGTCTTGGATCACTTGTGTTTTCTAAAAGAATAGCCGTTAACTCTCGGATAATTTCATAACAAACATTATCTGGAAATTCTAAAATTTGGCTATTATCTTCTAATTCGTCAATTTCATTTTGAGTTAATGTTACATATTGAGGAGTTTTTATGTAATCAATATGTATATTTAACAACTCAAAAGCTTTATCATCTGCACCATAACGAATCTCAATTATTACAGGAGAAACGTTACCATATCTTACACCTTTTTCATGTTTTACTATCGACACTTCGGAAGATTCAAATTGAACTGTTCTATTAAAAGCTTTTTCTAATGTTGGATCAGTTCCAGTTTCCCCAGTGTAAGGGTTAGTAGGTAAAGTTTCCGAAGTATTAGTATTATTTATATAAAAATAAGGGCGCTTATAAGTTGGGCGCATATAATAATTATTTAAAATTTGACTCCATAGATCACCAGTTAAACGTTGTGCAGCATAAAAAACATTTGAATTTTCATTACAATTAATCGTTTTTTTAGCTTTATATTCACACACACAATTTATAAGATGGAGATAATCAGAGGGCAAATTCGCAGTATAAATAGCTTTATAAAGAGGAGAATTATTAGTTTTGTTTTCCTGTTTATATACGGAAAGAATAGCTGTTGCTTTCAACACTCTTAAATCATCCGTTGTTTGCTGTGTACGATCATAAACTGCGTATCTTTTGTTTATATAATTATTTATTGTTTTATTTAAAAAATAAACAAAATCTTCAAGAAGTAAGCTTGGCGCTTCCGCCTTGTTCATTTCCACCAAAATGGCTTCAAAAATTTGCCTTGCTGTCATTTTGAATTATTATTTTTTAGGTTTAGTTTTTGGTTTTTCAACTGTAATTTCTACAGTTTCATTTTCAGGCTCAGGTTCAGGTTCAACCTTAGATTCAGATTCAGATTCAATCTTCGGTTTAACACCTCTTCTTTCCATTTCTGCCTTCATTATTTCTTTTTGCATGAAATACTCAGGAAACGCTTCACGTTTCATTAAATCAACAGAACGTTTATTTGCTGGTTGTTTCATGTAACTTATTACTGATTCATCATTTGTCCCTAAAATAATATCACCATACATCCACATTTTATCAATAAACTTGATAATGTGCTTGTCTTTAAGTTCAATTAACAATAGCCTTAAAGCCATATCTCCTGATGTGTAAAGATTAATTATTTTTTTAGGGTCTTTCTCTGCTTCAGACATCAAAAAATCTTCAATGTCTGAATCGTGGGCATGTCTAGTTGGTTTTCCAAGAACTTTGGCTTTTTGTAAGCGATCATGTGGACTGTCATTTATAATGTAATTCTGAGCTTCAATTTTAAGCCTTCTTGATTTATTTTTGTTACTAGTCTCACGACCGGGAACTTCAATGTACCAATTAGCGGTGCCGTATTTATATTGGTTACCATCAATAATTAAATTGCCCTCTTCGTCGCGCTCGTCACGATCTTTAGCAATGCATTTGTGGTATTTAATAGCATTCCATTTGTTAGCATCTTCTTCAATTGAAAGGTCAAAAACTTTGCCATCATATATTTCTATAAGTTCCGTTTCACTAATAAAAGTTTTTCCTGAATCTTTGTCTTCTCTAGAAAGAATCATGTTATTGTTCTTGTCAACTTTTCGAACACATGGATCATAATTATTAGTTCCAGGAATTTTACATGGTGTCAAAGATGCTTTAGTAATCTTAAACACTGACCTTATAATTATTTTATCATCAATATTCATTGTCATTGTCCAAATTAAGGCAGAGTAATTTCAAAGTTACTCTGCCATATAAATTTTTATTATATCTCAATATTAAGCTTCACGTATAATGTGGCTGCGATCAATTTTGTTATCGTTAAGATTATTTATTCTTAACTTCTGTAGTTTCATTTTAGATTATTTCTACAGTTCAGACTATATCATCAACTTTTAATAAAGTTGCTCGGCACTCGTGTTAGGATTATTGCTTGTGCTGCTCACCTATTAGTCGTTAGCGATTCGCTGTACTTTTGCACTTCCAGCGCTTTCGACGGGATTGTCTGTCTCCAGATTTTCCCCGTTTTCACCGAGTTTTCTATAAATATTGTTATTTATAGCCGCATTTATTTTACGGACACGCAACCAATACGCCTGACCATCCTAGGTTAGTCCATCTTGAAGCTTCAGACCAGCTAGACACTTCTCCTGATTCTTTACCAGATTTTCCACCGATTCCTTTTTGGAATGCAGTTATGAACTCTTGGCCTTTTAGAGTCATCATAGAGATTGCAGGTCTTCCAGTTGTTGCATCAGCTGATAAATCCAAGCACAATCCATAACCTTTAGTAGGATATTCAATAGAAAGTGCTTTATCAACCATAAATGTTATTGTATTACCAGCGAATGAATATGTATCATATTTGGTGCCAACTTCAACGTCACCACCTGCTTTTTGAGAGAATAAGAATGTTCCTACTGTCTGCCAATCTCTCAAATATTCGCGTAAAGTACTCTGGATTTGATACCAAAGGGTCTTGTTGACCACAAAAATGAATTTATTCCCAAACATCTTCTCTGCCTTCTCTGACATCTGATCCATTAAACGATCGAAAATATCAGTTGTTAGTTTAGAATAAACCGTTTGATTAGCGAATCTTTCAACTTGAGAAATTATTCCATCCAATTATATTATCGTATAAGCTTTTTATCTTATACATCTTACAGTTTGTCATCCTGTAAGTTTAGCATATATCATCACCTTTAAATTAAAGGGTCTGGCACTCGTGGGTTTTCATGATCCGTTCTGGATCGTATAACCTATGCGTTGAACCTTCCATTTATTCCTAAATGGCTTGGCTGCTGATTAACCGAATTTATGAAGGCCTTCCAGCAATTCACCAGATTTAAGCAACAGCTTTACAGCTGAGGTGGGCAATGAAAAATTTACCCATTGGAATTGGTTGACCATCTTCTGGGTCGTGTACCATACATTTTCCGTTCTTGTCAAAATTGCATTTACCAAATAATAATGAATTATTGCGTGCCTGCATGAATGTATCAAGAACTAATTTCTCTTGTTGTGGGAATCTAAAGATTGCTTGTTTATCATTACCTGTTCCGTCTTTCTTAGAAATAGAAACGAAAGTGTCTTCCATTGCACCATAAAGAGCAGAACGACTAGCATCTGCACGATGTTTGGAAATGTAATTTCGATGACGTTCTAAATTCAAAAATCATAATGATTTTCAGACTATATCATTAACTTCTTTGTATTTAAATATGTAACCTTTTGTCTCTTTTTGTTGACCTTTTAAAACTTTTTGAACTCCAGTACCATAAAGATTAACAGCTTCAGTAGTGCTTTTAAATTCTCTAATAAATACTCCCTTGTTGTCATATTGCAAGATTGGCTTGCTAATATTTCTTTTACTAAATATAGGAAGTAATTTATCAACTTTTTCTAAAGAAATCTGCCAGTCTTTATAAGGTCTCTTGCATCTTATTGAAGAAGTTATTGGCCAAGTGCTTTTAATATTAAAATACTTACAGATTTCATCAGCATTTTTTAACTCTGTTAAATATTCACCTTGAAGATTGTATATAAAAATACTTTTCTTTTTAAGTGATATTTTTTTTTGGCCTTGATAATTTTCATGAAGCTTAATATCGAAATAATAATCTTTAACTTTATATCCAGCTTTTACGGCTCGTTGTATTACAGATTTATGAATTCCTGTGATATTAGCGGCTTTATGTATACTTTCAAAAGCATCTACAAGCTTGCCGTTTTTATCATATTGATAACAATACTGACCTTTATACATTATGTGTTCTTCTGGTTTTATCTTGTCATTAAGACTCCAAAAATAACCTTTACAAGAACCCTTGGTTTCAAAAGCTCGTCTAATTGATGAATCTGTAACTCTCATAAAATTTGCAGCATCAGAAATACTTGGCCATTCTTTAATTAATTTGCCAGATTCTTCGAACTGATAAACTTTTACATAATAAGAACAACCACCTGTTCCACCAATTTTCATATTGTATGTGTCAGGTCGATTTATGAATTCTTGAGTTACTAATTGACTTTCTAATTCATAAGCTTCTTCAGGAGTATTAAAAATTTTTAAAGTTGATCTTTTAAAATTTTTGGTTCCATATTTATTAACTGCATATTGCAGCGCTGTTTTTGGTTTATTATAAGATGACGGGCAAGTAACAATAATTCCATTTCCAATGTAACCATCGAATATATCTGGATTAATTGTTTTATGAACGCCTATATAAATTTTACCATTAACAATATTCATTGTTTGATATACAATGAATTTAAAGTTAGCTACTTTTTCCATAAATTAATATGTACGGGCTCCCGCCCTAGTCGTTGAACATTATTGGGTGCTTAGTAAAAACTCTTGCACAATCCCAATCTTTGCTGCTGATTGCACGCTCAATCATGCGTGTTTCCCAGCAATTTAATAGCTTTTTCGGGTAGCCTTTAGGCTACAAGGAGCAATATTTCTTTACTCTGGAACTTCGTGTAACCTTCTTTAGAAAGTTCTGGGTGGTAGTTAGACATCCAACGAGTATCGCATCCTGGCTGTGTATACTTAGTATCAAGCTCTTGGTGATAATCAGAAGAGATCAATTGGCAATGATATTCCCAAGAACCATCCGAACATCTAGTAGGAACAGAAAGCACAATCATTGTTTGGCGGCTATACTCAATAATGAACGTATCCATTCTTTCATAATAGCGTTTTTCAAAGTGGCATAGGTACTCTTGCCCTGCGATTTTTTCTGGAACTTCAGTAAATTTTATTCTTTCAATATAAGAAGTGTCAATTTCCCATTCGAACATTAAAGAATTAATAGGCTGAAATTTCGTTCCCTCTTTTTTGTTGTAATAAACATTCATTAGCTGCTCAGTTAATGCTGATGCAGTAAGGTCTTTGTACAGAGAAGCAGCAAGACCGATACGTTCTGGGCGAACACCCAAGAATGTTGAAAAATCTTCATACGTTCTCGTAGCGGACATGTTTGCTTTTTCTGTCGTGAAATTAGCAATTAACATAAATTCAAATTAAATTTTAAACTTGTTTTATCAAGTTTTAGATTAATTGTTGAGTGGTATTAGTATTTGTGAGTGTGAGTTATTTTCTTAATTTCAACTGTCTTTGAAGTTTTGCTATTTCGCTTCTGTAATATTTATGTAGGCTTTGGAAAGCTTCGTCACCATGTTTAAAATACCATGCCGCCATATATTTATTGCGTGGATCTTCAAAATCTTTTTCAAATCCTGATTTTCCAGCCATGTTCTTTTTGAACATGTAATCGAGAATCTCGTTTTTGTCTTTGTTGTCAAGTTCAACTGTACCGTGCATTTCGTTTACTTGAGAAGCAAATTCTCTAACTGAATTGAAATATTGCTCTTCTCTTTGTTTTGTTGCTTCGGCTTCTTGTTGTTGCTTGTAATTATTTTGTTCGATTTCTCTTTGTTTGTAATTTTCACGAAGTTTCGCAACTTGACGATTGAACAATTGCTCATCAGCTTTTGCTCTTTCTAATATATCCAACAATTCTTGTTCGGAATAATCGTCTTCGTATTTTTCCATATAATCGTATATAAACAACTCATCATCGCTTGCATCATCTACAGAAAAAATTTGATTTTCAGATTGATTTTGCATTTCACGGATTGTTTCTTCCTTTACATATTCGACTAAATCAGCAAGCGACATGTTATTTTTTCTTAAATAATCAATAGCGCTTATCTCATCGTCCGAATAATAAGGAGAATTGTCGTTTTCATAGCCTAGAATTTCCCTTTGTTCTTCTATTGGTAAATCAGCAAATTTGACAGTTGTTTCTTCTCCTGTTTCTTCATCTTCAATTCTAATCGCGTTTGGATCAAAACCTTTTGACTTTAAAACTTCATTTACTAGATCTTCATTGTAAGATATATTCTTAGAATCAGAATCTAGCAAATCATCAACATTTGAATTTGTGTTGGGATCTTGTATTTCATGAGAATTTCCCGATTCTTTCAAATAAGAATCAAAATCTTCCATAGGATCGTAATACTGATCCTCTATTTGTTGTTGATCTTCAACACCATTTAGTAAATCATCATTCATTTTCTTTTACTTTTTAAAACCTATTATTTTTTGCAAATGTAGAAAATAAAAATCGAAAAAGCAAATTTTCTTTTAACTATTTAATAAACAAGAAAAGGGAGCATTAGCTCCCTTTTTATTTTATACTGATTCGTAAAAATCGCGTATATCATTTACTTTTTCGCAAAATGCTTGCATATCCTTCTTTGCATCTTTCAAAATTTGGCAAAGCTCTTTGTTGTCCCTGCTTTTTGGTGAATTAACCAAAAAATCAATCATGAACAACTCATCGTCTGTGTAATCCTGAATATAATTTTTCATAATTTGCAAAGATATTTTAAAAAGTTTTACTTTTTTAAATGTTCGGCAGCATGTTTGTTCATATGGTCTATGTCTTCTTTGAAACTCTCTAGCTCTTCATAATGACGCTCTTCGTCATTCATAATTTTTGAAATTATATAATGAGTCGTGTTGTCTTTGTTTTCTGTATATTCAAGGATCGCATAATAAAGATCCATTAATTGCTCTTCAATTTTCATGTGGCACTCTAAGTGCTTATAAGTACAGTTATTCTCAGGACATGGGATTTTTTCTACCATGTCATGCTCCCAATCAACTTCGCCGCCTAGCTCGCAGATTCTATCTGCGAGTTTGCGACAATGTTTCATTTCTTGGTGCATGATTTCCTGCATTTCTTCTGCAATACTTGCACGTTCTGGGCCTTCCATATTATAAATTGACTTAAAGTATTTCTTAATACCGCAGATTTCAAGTATAAGCGCTTGCTGCAGTTTTTCAATTAAATACTCAGGGTCAACTTTTCGGCTTAGATATTTAATCATTATTTAGCGTATTTACTAAAATATTTTTGGATAGAATCAACGTCTTTATGGTTAAACCTTAACCCTGCAATCTCTAACGGCTTTTGTGACGCATATTCTTTTAACGCTGCAAAATATGTGTCAGAGTCTGTCAAGAAGTTTCCTTCTTGATCAAAGAAAGCATTTATCAATTCTCCGTATTTTGAGTTTGAGATGTAGTTGTTGGCCATAACTTTTGCAAGAGCTTTCGTAGCTGTCCCAGCAGAAAAACCGAGCATGGATGACCCCACATCAGCCAAATGGTCAACAAGACTATTAATAACAGCATCTTTATCTAACATGTTTATTTATAATTATTTATTTTCTAATTGATTTAATATATCCGGGTTCTGTTCCAAAAAAGCCATGAACTTTTCGTACTTCTCCTGTTTAACTTTATTTGCGTAATCTACTTTATCCATAAGTCTTTTTACTGTCTCCAGTATATCCTTAGCTGCCTCTTCACCTTTATTTCCTGCTAAAAATTCGTTGTTGTATTTTGTAGACAGAAAATCCATAAATGCTGCTTCGTAGTTATCCTTTGACTTTTTAAATGCCTCGTCTTCAAGTAATAACGCCATTTCGTTTTTGTCCAGTTTAGCCATCATTGCGCCCACTTCTTGCATGTACTCTTGACCTTTCGAATTTCTATTATAAATATTTACTTGGTTAATTTGAGTCTGCAATTGTTGAAGTTGGCGATTTAAATCGTCATTAGTGCGTCCGCTCATAAATGACGCAGTATCAACTGGTACGCCGCTAGCTCCAAACATATTTTAAAATTTAAAAATTTATAAATAAAGAGGAAGAGCTGAGCCCTCCCTCTTTTTTATTTAAACTGTGAACTCACCCTCTGCTGCTACTACGCGGCCGTATTTAATATCATCAGTCGAGCAGAAAATATCAAGGTTAAGATATACACCGCATGGAGTAGTATATGGGTAGCGTCCGTCATTGTTAGGGTCATAATTTGGAGAGTTTACTTTATCAGTTCCCCAAGGATTATAATTACTATCAATTCCGGTACCAGTACGCCATACAAGACGTGGGTTCTTAGGTAACGTTTCGCATACTTTGAAACCAGAAGATTTCAACCATGCCGTAAACTCACCCGTAGTGTCCCATTCTTTCGCAGCCTCAAGTGCAGCCTTAGCTTTAGTTATATAATCAGACATATCAATCTTTGCAGACCTGTTATATGTCCAATCTACCATATCATTTGCTACTGTCTCAAGCATTGAGAACCAGCTGTTATAATTTCCTAAGAACTCAAGCTGTGAGCCTTCAGTTCCATTAGACATTGCAGCTTGCATTACATATCCCAGGTTATAATTTGTACTAGCTGTTCCTTGATCTGGAACTACGAAGAACCTAGTTGGCTTGCTTGGTATAACTGTATTCTTGAACCAGTCAATAAGAGCTTTACCATACCATCCCGTACTAGAAGATGCCTTGGTACTTTGTGCGTAGTACTTGCATTTAATAATATTGTTGTAATACGTCTTCCAAGCGTCTTCGTAGCAATCACAACCAGATTTCACCCATTCTGAACTTGGGTAAATGTAAGACTGTGGAACACCAACACTATTATTAGATGTTGGCATTACATATGGAGGCAACTTCCAATAAATCGCACTTTGAACAAGTACTCCTGCATACAAACCATCCCATTTCAAATGAGAGTTAACCAAGCAGTTGTAATATTGCGTATAATCAGTGAACCAGTTTCTGTAAGGACCATCTGAGAAATCCAAGTATCCAACAT